ACTGCATAAAATGTTCTATTTGTGTGTTGCATAACTGCTTGACATATCCCAAATACTTGTCAAATAATGCAGGTTCTACACTAAAGTTGCTAGTGACATTTAAATGTAAATCGGGTTTGGGCATGGCCAACACATAGTCAAATACTTTATAAGTATTCTTGTCCATGAGTGGTTCGCCACCAGTCATTCTAAAATGTTTTAGTTTGGGATACAGTGTGGGCCACCATTCCCAAAATGCCTCTACATATGGGTTGTCATGGCTGGCAGGTATAGGGCGGTTTCTACCAACAAAGTGACTAGGGTCGTTATGAATAGTGCTAGTAGGATATCCTCCCCACCGATCAACTTCCGCTTGCCAGGTACTAGAGAATTGAGGACTGCAATAGCTACAAGCAAGATTGCAGGCATGATTAAAATTAACTTCCACGTAACTTGGGACAACATCGTCTTCCTCTCCTGTACTATTTACTATTGTGTCATAATCTTCTGCGGCCCATGGCTCGCCACTACGGTAATGCCTATCGCTTAGTTGGTCATGTTTTTCAATATTCCAACAATAACTGCATTCACTGGGTTTTTCATTCTTTAACATAATAACACGTTGTGCTTTTTTATGCTCGGTATTGTGTAATGCTCCGGGATTGTTTTTTAACACGTCGGCATCGATTGCATGTAGTGGCGGATGATAGCAACTGTTGTTGAGTCCTGTGGGTAAATGTAGACTTACTTGTTTCCATTTTGCCAAACAAAGTGCAGGGCCTAAGTTCTCCTTCATCCACTCTGCGCTGGCCATAAAATCACTTTTGTTCATTTAATTTTACTCTTGATGCATCTATTTTTTGTAAATGCTTTCTGTTGTATTCCAAAGTTGATTGCATGTCAACTAATAGCTCATGCAAATTGTTGTTGTCTAATTTAAATATATCTTCAAGCACTTGTTTAATTTGACACAATCTCTCATAATTACTGTAATTGTCGTAATCCTCGTTCCACCAACGATCAAATGTTCGAAATCCCATACGTTTTAAATTACCTAAATATCCAGCTGGCCCCATTACAATAAATGGAGTCTGGGCTATAATAGGTCTTAGTGTTTTCTCTGTGGGAAAGAATGACCTTCCTGATATATAAGTTTCTACTACAATATCTGCAAATATGTTTTTATATTGATGTATAATGTTATAGTGCGTGGGCGGACCAATTGTGTAATTTAAGAATCCTTCGTCCAATGTCACAGGGCAATGTTTAATAAATTGCGCCACTGAGGACAACTCTTCCGGAGCAAACACATTAATATCGGTCATGCCCGATTCCAATCTATGACGTTCTTCTAAAGGATCATAGTGCATGGTTAGCAATGCCTTTTCTTTATAATTGGTATGCAACCAGGCGCTAAGTATTAGCCTATGCCAATTGGCTTTGCCTAAAAAACACCCTACATGTTTTAGCTCTTTGCTCTTGACTTCTAGTTTATAATTGAATACTGATTTACATTTTGTTATCCAATGATTGTCCTGAATTGATATATTGTAATCAGGATGGGCTTCTTCTACGTTAGTTGTTACTATAGTAACACGAGACCGTTCAATATTGTATTTGTCGCAAATATAGTCTAGTACTGGATAAAATCTAGCAGAGTTCAAACAAACTCCTTCAGAATTAGTGTGTATAACAACCTCATTGGTAGTTTGATATTCTTTTATAATATCCGCAACTCTTAAAGATACATCAAATATCTCTCGATCTCTATTGGGCAAGTTAATCATTCTCTTGTCATTGGGCCCATGTTTTTAAAATTACTTTTATAATGATGCTTAAAAAATTGACTTTGGCTAGCATCCAGGTTAACCATTGGTAGTCCTAACCGTTGTGTTAATTCTTCTCGATAATTATAGAGAAAGTTTACAGGATCGAAATGTTGTACGGTCTCTTCCCAATATTGATTCAACATCGCAAAGTCCTGTACTTGTCTATAATCCCAGTCACTTAACATTGTATTATATGTGCCTTGTCTTGCTCCGGCCATGGCCCAAATGCCATTTTCGTTATCAGCACCCACGTTGTGCCATATACTCAGATTGTCCATGTTGCGGGCGACTACACGAGTTTTAAACTCAGCGATACTGGGCTTTGCTCCTCTATCCAAACACATTTTAACACCTTCACGGAATCCGGCTCTCCATGCTTGGAACGCAGTGGCATCAGGGTATGTGGTGCTATAGCAGTCATGCATAGCCCAATAGTCAGGGTGGAAACAAAACTCCACAGCAGTGTCATCTGAGCCATCACTATTCTCATGTGTTTTCATGTTGTAGACAAAGTCCTTGTGCCAAATGCTTAGGCCACCATTGCCATACATCAAGCCATTGATATTATTCCTAGCACGATAGCGAAATACACCACGAGCATTGATTCGTGAGTCCAACTGTAAATTAAAGAAGGCGGCGTCAGGAATATTGTCACCATCGATCAGCACAAATCGATCAGTGGTACTAGCATCAGCAGCTGCTTTGTGTGCGGCATCACTTCCTTTTACACCGTCCACTCTTTGAGCCCAAGGCACCATATTCTGTATCTTAATCCAAAATTCTTCTCGCTTGGGTTCATCGTAAGTTAGATAAATTACATCTAAGTCTGCTATATCAATTAGTTCTTGCATAATATTCTATATCTGTGTATTCTTCATCTTCTATTAGTAATCCGGCATGACCTTGTACTACTGGGAATCCCTCTGTACTTTTAGTCAATTGTACACGATATCGAGCATCATGGTCAATCTTTACCAGTCGTTCCTTAATAACTCGATAGTTAAAATATGTATTGTATTCTTGTTTAGTGGCTACAATATATTTGCCACTTTCAGGATGATTGGTCATTGAACAAGAAATTATATTTCCCTCTTCGTCATAGTAAATTCTATATTCTAGAGTTACTTTAGGTAACACTTTTATCATGCTTTCAACTTCAAGCCAAAAGTCGTTACTCATAAATTCAATTCCTTTACTATATAGTCAAAAAGTATCTGATGTCCATGCCTATTAGGATGACGTCCATCAGGATAAAAAATATCTTCTTTATACATTTTAAAACACTCTTCATAAAAATATAATTCATCAACAACTTGTTTTTTAAAATCATTAGTATATGAATCTAATTTTATATGGTTTACCATTGTATCATCTTCTGTACATTGAGGAAATAACGATTTATATTCCTCAACATGTCCAACTAGCAGACGTACCCAACTCGGGACTAAAGGTGTTAAATATTCAAATTGTTTTAACTCGTCAAGATTCAAATCTTGCTTACCACCTAATAGGTATATTTTTATTTTTGACGCATTCAATCTTGTATAAGATTCTTTTAATAAATTATTGCCTAGATTAAAAACTCCATTTGCTATTAGGATGTGTTGTGTTAGACTATTTAACGGTACGTCACGAAACGCTTCTGTTTGAATCCAAAACACAACATCATTCTCAGTATACGCAGACAAACTTATTTGTAATCTTCTAATAGAAGCAAAATTTGAAACCCCGCCTTTTGATGTATTAATCACAGAGTATCCCAAGTCCAAGAAATACTGCTCTAGTCCTTTATGTGCAATCCCAGAGCCTTCATTACTTTGAACTTTCCATTCGCCGCATCCCCAACTGTCACCACCAATAAAAATTTTAGGTTTTTGACTCATAGTATTCTATTAGTTCTGATGTAGCATAGTTTTTGTCATGATAGTGCACAGGCGCATACTGATTTAGGTTATTAATACGTATAACATCACCATCACGCTCATGCATCACAGTGTCTAACCATGAGCGTGCATCACTCCAACCATTAAAGCCCGACTTCATGTGTACAAAGTTTATAAAGTCCATGGAGGGTATTGTGACTGCTTCATCGCCCATCATCAATGCAACCAATGCATATACAACATCAGTTGTGGGCTTTAGATCTAGGTCTACACCTTCAAGATGCATTTTAATAAGATCCCATTCCTTAAATACATAATCAGCAAGATCAAAAAATTGTTTAGCAGTCTGCGTATATCTAAAATACATCAATCCGTTATAAACATCAGGCAAACTATTTGTGTCAAACAGTTGTCTATATTTTCTAACCGCACTATATGTACCCAAAATATTTTTAGCACCAGTACTCAAACAAACATCTCGAAGCCTAAATGCAGTCCACCAATGGTCAATACTGCGTGTAAACAATAAATCACTTTCTAGTTTGATGGTTTCTTTAAACGGAGTCATCGAGAACACATACGGTTCTGCCGCAAAGGGATTTTGTTCAAATTCCTCGGATAGTCGAATAACATAATCAAATGCGTCAAGTTGTCGGTTGTTGAATGAATTATAAGTTGCTTCATCCGCAATGACTGCATAACTGTTCGCTCGTTGCGTGGCTTTGACATTTAAACATTGTAGGTATGCTAGTCGCCCGTAGTCAACCGCACTGGTATTAATTGCAAAGGTTAAAAAACCCTGTTGTTCTCGGTGTTGGCTCATATTAAAATCTTATTCTTGGTTTTGTTGTTTTCCAATTTGGATTATTATATTCCTTAATCCATTTTCTAGTACTTGCTGAAATTGCAAAATTTAATGCATCTAAATACAGTAGATGTTCTTGTGGAGTAGGATGCGTGTCCATTCTAATATTCTTTTTAAAAAACTTTTCTTTTATTTCTGTTTTAATTTTATCCGAAATGTTAGTTAAAATATTTGCATTAAAATCTTGCCAACTTGGCCAATCGTTTCCTTTTAGTATATTGTACTCTGTTTCGCTTTCAGTAGAAGGCACAGGTCTACTATACCAATCATTATTAAAAACTACTTCATATACACTAGGCTTAATTGCCAACAAGTCATCCTTGTATAACTCTAAAACATTTTTATTAATGATCAATTGATTATCAAATTCATCAACACTATCATTATAATAGTTCAATGGTACCATAGATAAAAACTGCCATTGGCAACCAAGTGATTCTAATATCTGTTTTGTCCCCGATATAGTAGCCAAATCTCGAATTAGGTAACCAATTGGATCTGCAAATGTCTTAACAAAATTTCTATCATATTCCGATTGATTATATATACTACCCGGAGTAATCCAACCTCGTTCGGAGGTCCAACGATCTTCTCTTGCTATACTAGTCCACATAATAATAACAGTATCGTCTTTGGTTATGTTATTGCGTTTAGCACATTCAATTAGCGAATTAAAAATAAAACTGTTACCGGCACCAGTCCTGCCCCAATTTTCAAAATAATCAAATTCTCGTCCCAATATATCTGCCCAAGTTGGCCATTTATACTCTGTGAAACTACAACCAAACGTAAATAATCGGGTCACAATAATCCATTTACTAATTGTTCAAAGTCTTGACTTTGTAAGTATTGTTTGTCCATGACATGCGTATTTTGTCTTGGCACAACTTTTCCAATACCATCACCGTATACATATAAAAAATTATCATCATATAACACCTGATCAATCTTTTCCTCTATAGTAAACATCGGCCACGGAATTCCCTGATCCTCGTTTAAATTGTATCCTGATAAAATATTATTAGCAATGGCAAAAGCATAGTCGTTTCTATAGTTGCCTTCGCGAATATTATATAGTTTACGATAATATCCATAGTTGCGTTGTATCTTGCCAACTAGTTCAAAAAGCATTTCTGCACGTTTTGATTTACGAAATAGTATAACAGTGGCCCATATGAATGGTAAACTGGTCTCGCCCATTTTTTCGTATACTGCACCTGCATAGTTTGTATTGTGATGCATTAGTTTGTAATCAAATTCTGTATCAAAAAGACTAGAGAGACTGGAATCAAGGACCAGATAATCGCAGTCAAGCAACACAGTATCTTCATAGGGCGTGAGAGTGTATGCGTAGTGTCTTCCAAAGTTTCTCCATTGAACATTTTTATCTCTCCAGTTATTGCCTTGCGGGTCTATTGTTATAATATTATCGTATCTAAATTCAGGGTCTGCGTCGTGGTCGGTTATTAAGGTGACGGGCAAATCCATAAACCGGCTAGCCAATTGGCTTGTGCGATCCGCTATCTTTACATAGTCAACTGTCTCAGTATTAAAGGCAAATACAACAATTCCTCTAGACATTGAAATGGATTTTTCTAATTTTCTTGAGTTTGTCATGTTGTTGGTGCCAACGGTTCATTACTTTTTGATAGTGTTCTTGACATTGTTCGGCAAAGAATTCGCGATCGGGTATGTGTATGGGATTTTGATATGTGTCTTCCAAATACAAGTCTTGAGTCTGAGGCCATGCACTGGCAAACAAAATCAATTCTGGTGTAGCCTTGAACAATCCACCGTTGTAGGTAAAATGCAAATCGGTTTGTATTTTTTCGCGGAGTATGCGTTTGTTAACTTGGTAGTCTGTAGCTACCGTGATATATGATTTGAGTGTGTCTAAGTCCATCTACACAGTATAACATGTCACTGAGTTAATGTCAATGAGTTTGGTTAGGAGATTGTAACCGTGCCCCAAGAATTATTCAAATTGGTAGATTCTGGATACACCACATCAATTCTATGATTCCAAGTAACATTAAGTGATTCATTAAATGATGAGGATACTGCCCCCGAAAAAACGGTAAAGTCTAAATAAATTACAGACCCAGCATCACCATTTGCGCCCTGTGCGCCATTACTTCTCATATTAAGTTGAAAATAATCACTGGTGTAAGTTGGGCTTAGAGATGACAATTGACAAACGGTTACTCCTGTTGTGCTAAGATTGTAATATCCATAGTTGGGAATTGAGATAGTTGTTGTGCCACCTACTCCGCTTTTTCCGCCATTAGTGTTATAACGTATTGCAGGAAGGCTATTAAAGTTTGTTCCAATTAGTGTTACCCAGTCTGCGCTTCTAGGACTTCCGTCACCATTGGAAACGCCAGTGGTAACAAAATTTAGCTGGCCACCACAATTAAAAAAGTAACGTGCTTGATCTGCGCTGGCAAATGTTATTGTTCTAGTAAATTTCCAAGTTTGTGCTGCTGTTGTTGCAGCAACTGTGTAGTTTGGACTAAAAACTGATCCAGTGGTAGTAGATCCTTGCGTTACGTAACTTAATCTATTGGTATATGCGGATGTTATGCTAGATGCCAATGCAGAAATCCAGTATATAGTCCCTCCCGAGGTAACAGTACTAATTCCAGACCCAGTTCCAGACTGGTGATTGAACATGCTATTAAGAGTGTTGATTAAACTAGCCCACTGAGTAGCAGATATTGTTCCAGCATTGCTGACTGTAGCTAATGCTGTTTGTCCATATCCAGCACTACCGCTACCAGTAGACCATATATTATTCAGCTGGTGTGTGCCATTTAGAAAATTGTTATAGTCTGCGGCTTGTATTAATCCACCAGAACTGTAGGCCATGCTTGCTCTCTTATGTTATTGTAACTGTGCCCCAACTGTTAGATAAGTTGGTTGTTTCTGGGTAAACTACATCAATTCTGTGATTCCAAGTCACGTTAATACTTTCGTTAAACGATTGTGATTTGGCGGCTGAATAAACATTAAAACCAAAATACACTACAGATCCTACATCGGCATTAGAGCCCTGAACTCCATTGGTGCTAATGGTACAGTTTATATAGTCGCTAGTGTAGCTCGATGTTGAGCTGAAGACTTGCGCTATAGTCGCGCCAGATGAACAGTTCCAGTAACCAGCTGCGGTGTTAGCGAAAACGGATGCACCACCTGTGCCACTGCGTCCACCATTTGTGGTCCCGCGTATGGCACTGACACTGCCCAAGTTGGTGCCGATTAATGTTACCCAATCACCAGAACGACTGGTGCTATCCCCGTTTGTGGCACTGATTGTTACAAAATTTAATTGTCCGCCAGCATTAAAGAAATAACGTGCTGCATCGCCGCTGCTGAATGTACAAGTACGCTGAATGTGCCAGTTTTGTAACGCAGTGGTTGTTGCCACTGTGAAGTTAGGACTAAAAGTTGATCCTGTTGTAGTAGAGCCTTGACTATTAAAAGCCGATGCATTTGTATATGCCGTCGAAATGTTTGTACTAAATGTACCAAGGTAAGCAGCCAAGCTACCGCTAGTAGGAGCGCTGATACCAGTTCCACTACCACTTTGGTGTGTTCTAATACTGTTTAAAGTATTAATTGCACTTGCCCATTGAGTAGCAGTTACTACTGTTGCGCCACTGACTTGGCTTAATGCTGTTTGTCCGTAGCCATACTGGCCATTTCCAACGGCCCATACTGTGTTTAGCGTATTTGCTGTACTGCTTGGGCTAGAGCCCACAAAACCATTATAATCTGTTGCTGCTATTAGTCCGCCCGAACTGTATGCCATTTTGTGTTAATCCTTAACTGTTCATTTTAACTGCGGCTTCAACTATACCTTCGCCAGCAGTTGTTTTGTTCTCTAATGCTCTACCAATAACATTCCAAGCAGTAAGCTCAGATTTTTTACCAGCTCTAGCTAGGCCATTGCCGGCGCTTACCAAACGGTCACCTTTTGATATTTTACCAATTACTTTAACTGGAACTCTACCTTGTACTGCTACTGGGGGATGTGTCTTGTCGTTGCCGGCTCGTGAATTCATCAGATAGCCTGCATTAGTACTTATGACGCCAAACACTTCTTCGCTTAAATCTTGCCCGACTGCGGTGATTTCTGCGGTTCCTCCCATTTCTACTACAGTTCCTGGCTCGTATTCGGCATCGGCTTCGAATCTTTCGGCCAAGTCAGCGTATTGTGCGTGTAAACTGGTTCCGTACACGTTGTTGAACCATGCACTGGTACTGCCCAAATTAACTGAAGCATTAGCAGCTGGGATAACGCCAGCGCTAACATATACTGTACTTGCTGTTAATCCACCGTATTGATCACGTTGTGCTAAACTTAATCCCGCTGCTGTTTGTGATTGTGTGCTGATTGCCCAACTTGGACTTGCTACTGTACTAAAATTAATACCAGCAACAACAGTTGGACTGAATCCAGACTGGCTTGTTGAGAAAGTATCTTTTGAAATAACTGCGTAAAGTGTATTGCTGAATACCAACTTAATTACAATGTGTGTTCCGCCCGACGTATCGGACATTAGATCAGGAATCGCTCCAGTATTACCAGTTGCAGTAGTAGCTGCGGGACCAACTGTGATCCAATTGCTACCAGAATAGACTTTTAACTGATTGTTTGTAGTATCAAACCATAAATCTCCACCTAATGCACTTAAATCTGTAGGAGGAGTTGCAAACGGAGCACTAGTAGCACCAGTTGAAATCTTCCAACTGTTACCAGAATAGACTTTTAGTACGTTGTTTGTTTGGTCCCACCAAAGTTGTCCTTTTAGCGGATTAGCAGGACTTGAAGTATTTGCAAAGTTTTCTAATAAATGGACAAAGTTATCGTTTAAAAATTGCCCATAGTTTGCAAAATTTTTACCAATTAAGGTTAAACTTGTATGTGTAGTATCTGTGCTACCGTCAGACAATCCACCAGGAATTAAGTTTGATCCGTTGGTTAGATTAATAGTATATGACATTTAAATTCCTTTGATCGCTATTAGTATATTTATGCGTTTGCAATGATAGTAATAGGAACGATTTGTTGTACAACAATAGTCCAAGAGTAATTTCCTTCGTCGGGAGTAGAGTCATTTTGACTCATTTCAACTACATATCCATCTCCCTCTGTAAATGGGGTTCCCAATGTATACTCAGAATACAAAGGGAGGGGTCCTTTATTAGATCCTGTCCAAGCAGTAGTTGCTACTTGCCAAGTATTAACTAATGTGCTTAATAACGCAGGACTTAATGTAACTGTTGCTCCCAAATCCCCATGGAAACCTTGGGCTGCAGTATAAAGAATATCATATGCTCCGGCAGCAGCAGTAATAACTCCGTTATTTGCCCCGCTGAAACTGTAAGATCCGCCTACTGGGTTGGCCACTGTAACATATAACTGCAAATAACTATCTACGTTTCCTGAGAACCTTATCACTTGATAGCTATACGCCGGCGAATTATAAAGAATGTTGTTGGAACCATCTTTTATATACGATGCTTGCCCAAATCCGCCAATACTTACAAATAGTGTTTGCCCTGGACTTACCGTCAGTGTGGCAGTAGTAGGTCCTGTTGGGGAGATGGAATTAATTACTAGATTTGTAACTTGGTTTGGTACAGTGTAAGTATAAAATGACCCAGAACTAGTAGTATTAAATACGGTGGTAATTGAATTACGCTTTCCATAAAAATCACTGTAAGAAATAGGCCCACTAGATTTGCCTACTAATATTCTTCCTGCAGAATCGTTCAAACTAAATGTTGATGTTGGGGTTTGATAAAACAATAATTTATCTATTTGTCGTGTATTAATTGTATTTCCGCTAGTAACAACTACAGTAGGAGTAATTAGGGCTGTATATAATTGTAGTCCGTTTGGCGCCCCAAGTCCAGTTACTGCGTCCCATCCGCTTGTTGCGGCATATCCCTGAGATAAAACACTATCATTATTACCAGTGGTTATATCAAAAAATGCATTTGTATTTGAGTAAAAGATTTGATTGTATGTTGGCGAGGATATTGCTTTTTTAGTAAGTGCTTTAAAACGAGCAATCATCCCTGCAACAATAGGAGTAGCAGCACTGGTTCCGCCAGTGTATGCTACGGTATTAGCAAACCAAAGTCCGTAACCATTCATTGGCGCAGAAATATCCGGAATTCCTCTGCCAGTCAACGTCGATACATGACTGTATCCGTTGGATCTAAAAAATAAATTTGCAATAAGTCCTGTTTGCCAACTAGGGACTGAAAATAAACTGCTTACTCCGCCTCCGCTACCAACGTTTCCATAAAATATTGGATCATCATACTCAACTGTTTCTGTTAGTCTTAGATTGTCAGAAGTTAAAGTTAAATGTGTACCCCCAACTGCAATTACATTATTACTGGTTGCTGGATAATTAACACCAAACGCATTATTACCATTTTCTGAGCCGTAATCGCCTGTTGCAACGCAAACTGTAATACCTTTTGCAGCAGCACTAGCCAATGGTGCATTTAAGTAATCTGAATACTCTGGTCCTGCCCAACTGATGCTAATAACATCACAATTTTCATTTACAGCACGATTAATTACATTAGCAAAACTAGTAGCTGAATTTTGTCCAATATAAATTGCAATGTTTGCCCTTGGGACCATCCCTGCCACACAATACAAATCTAAAGTATTTTCCATGTCTGGAGATTGTATATCTGCTGTCCAATTATTAGTAGCACCATCTACTAACACTGTAGTAATAGAAGGCGTCGGTAAACCCAAATTTGACATTGAATTTGCTAAATCTCCCGAATACCATCCTCCACCTAAACTAATAATACCGACCTTGACACCCAACCCATCTGAAGCTGGTATATTATATGCGGTTGCAATTTGAGTAGGTGTTAAGTATCCTTCCTGATTAATATTTGTATATTCAGGAAATGATATAGCATAACTTATACAAGAACTAATGGTCATTATTATAACGATCCCGAAGATTGGTAAGCAGTGATATTATTTACGGTTGCAAAATTACCGTTTGAGTCAATTGATGCAATTGGCGTTCCGTTGTAGGCAAAATATAATTTAGTTCCAGACTGATACATTGTAAAGTTACTAGTTGATACAGATGATGCATTGGTTGCTATTACGGCATTATTTGCATTTGCTATTGGAGTATTACCTAAGGCAACTGATATTTGTGTGCCAGTTGCAGCAGTAAATGCGTTAGTACCATTACCATACGCTAAACCAGTTAGTGTTGCAACTCCTAATCCGCCAGCAGTTACTGGTAATGTACCAGTTGTTAATGTAGTTGAGTTTGTAGCATAAACTGCACCACCTGATGTAAAGCTAGTTAATCCTGTTCCACCATGACTTGTTGCAACTGTGTTTGCGCTCCAAGTACCAATTGTAAGATTACCAACTCCAACAATTGAGGTCTGTGAACCTGAGCTTAGTGTTCCTACTAATACTGCTCCACTATTACCAATTGTGGCTGCTTGAATAGTTGTAGCACCTAGTAGCGCAATATTAGCAATAGTAAATGTACCAGTACTTCCTGAGATAGGAGTAGATAGTATACTTCCGCCGGTAATTTGTGCATTGCCTGTAGTTAAATTTGTTACTGTACTGTTAGTTGCAGAAACTGAGGTTAATCCAGTAGCGTTACCTCCAGCTATTTGTGCATTAGCGGTGCTGAAATTTGTAGCAACTTGTGTTGTAGATGTGCTTGAACTAGCAGTTACAGTTGTTGCTGATAAATTGCCACCTGTAATTTGTGCGTTGCCCGAACTAAAATTATTAGTTGCAACTGTAGTAGCATTAATATTGGTTGCAGAACTAATTCTACCGCCAGTGATTAATACGTTACCGCTACTAAAGTTAGTTGTCACCCCAGTAGTTATTACTGAATTGGTAGCTGAGAAATTAGTAGTAGACAAGTTAGTTAAACTTGTAGCATTTCCGCCAGTAGCAGTCAAGTTAGAAGTTATTAAATTAACAACAGTTCCAAAATTTGATTGTACGTTACCAGTTAAACTACCTACTAAGGTAGTTGCAGTTACGTTACCTACCACGTTACCAGTTAATATACCAGTTACGTTACCTACTAGGTTTGAATTCAATGAAGTATTAGCCAAAGTATTATTAATTGTAATACCTGGATTGATATAAGGAAATCCAGTAATAGCAGGACTTGGCTGAAATTGTGGATCGCCGCTGATTATTGCAATTACAGTTCCGCCAAATTCTAACTTAATTACATTGTGCGTTGCGCTATAAACACTTAAATCGCCAACAACTACAGGAATGGCCCCGCTTGGACCTTGTTGTGCAGTATACAATGGCGCAATTAAATTATAAGTGCCATTGGCATACATAAAGATTTGATTGGTAGTTGGGTTGTACCACATATTACCAGGTTGACCAATAACTGGTCTACTAGAATCAACAATAATTCCTGACACTGTTGTAAATTGTGATTGTGCACCAACGTTTGCAAACACATTTAATGTTTGATTAGTTTTATTAAACCACAGTTGTCCTTCAACGTTATTGCCAATTGGTGCTGAATTTGAAGCAAAATTGGTTAGTAAATCTAGTAGATTTTCGTTGAGTTGCTGGCCGTAACCAACATAGTTGGGTCCAGGTAGTGTTAAATTTGTGCTAGACGTATCAGCAGTACCGTCAGGTATTGTAATACTAATTGCACCATCGCTTGCTGTTAGTGAGTATGGCATATTTCGTTCTCTTTATTAGTATACTTATCCAAATTGCTGGCTCAATGGACTCAGTGAGTAATTGCCGGCACCTTTAAATATGTGAGTTACAGTAGTACCATCAGACGTTACTGCACCGCCGGTAAAATAAGGCTGAGGCGCTAGATATTGTATAACTACCACTCCATCGCCGCCTTTGCCACCATCACTGCTCCAAGATCCGGATCCGGCGCCGCCCCCACCTGTACCATCAGTGCCATTTACGTTTGCATAATAGGGATCTGCCATATATTTTTCCTTGATAATCTACTAGTTAATCTACACCACCACCGTCTCCGCCGCCACCCGATCCATCAGACGACCCACCCGATCCTGCAGGAGTAACATATCCGCCACCGCCACCTGCTCCGGCTGTTCCGCCGGCATAAACTCCACCTCTCCATGGATTTGGTCCGCCACCCCCGCCACCGCCAACAGAAAATCCTAGTAGAGTAACGCCTGGACCGCCCGAGGTGTAAACTCCATCAGACCCAGCTGGCCCTCCAGCTCCACCGCCACCGCCCCCAGGAGCCTCGTGTGGCCCTCCGGTGCCATCATGTCCTTGGCCAGGTATACCTGGGCCTCCTGGATAGTATTGTCCGGGGCCGCTACCACCACCACCAGATCCACCAGGAGCTCCAAAATTTCCGTTGCCATACACTTGTCCGCTAAGAGCGTTTGACCCGCCGGCGCCGCCGCCAACTGCGTTGATTAGTGTGCCAGGTGCAACAAGTTGTGAAATTGTAGTATTTGATAGTGTTGCTCCAAGACTTGTTCCCGAAGAAACTACCAATGGACCCGAGACCGAAGAATCAGTTCCGTTATGTGCTAATGCTCCGCCGGCGCCTACAGTTATGCTATACGTTTGATTAGCATCTAGGGTAACATTGTTTACTAATACAACTCCACCAGCTCCGCCTCCACCAGCTCCTTCATCTCCGCCGCCAACACCGCCACCTCCGCCGCCGGCAACAACTAAAATACTGGCTTGGACAGTGCCTGGATAAAATCTATGCCATTTTCCATTTTTATTCACCCAGCCGCCAATGACAGTTCTCCAAGTGCCATTTACATTCGTTGTGGGTTGGGTAACTGTTTTCCAAATTCCGCCTTTGTTAACATATATTGTCATAATTTATACGTATTGAAACCAATAATCTCCATTATTGCCTTGTCCATTGACAGGAGCAGTATTTGCGGAAGTAATATGCGGGAACGTACTCACTGCCACTGTAATTGAATTATTAACAAAAGCAGTAGTTGCCACTTTTGTACTAGAATCACCAGTTGTTGGAGTTGGTGCAGTTACTGTCCCTGTAAACACTGGATTGTTATTTGGAGCCAATCCAGAAACTGCTGTACTTATAGCACTGGCTCTAGAGCTTGCTTCTTGACTAACTGCTGCCAAATATGCAGAAGACAATGTAGAATAAACGTTTGCTACAAACGCAGCGGTTGCTATATTGCCAGTGGTATCTCCCCCCAACGGGGTTGGTGCAGTTGGAGTCCCGGTAAGTGCTGGACTGTGTAAAGGTGCAAGTAATGGCAGACTGGTATAGATAACTGTCCCAAGATTTGCATTGATGCTGGCAATATTAGCAGAAAAGATACTTACATTTGATGCTAACTCTGATGCCAACAAATTAGTGTTCGCAATAGTTTGAGCTTGAAGCGTAGAAACATTAATGTTTAATGCAGATTCCACAACAGAAATATTTGCAAAGTAGTCACTTCTCAATTGAGCAATCGCTGCATTTTGTGTTGCAATATCTCCGGCTATTGTTGAGTTAACTGTGCCAAGCGAATTATCAACATACTGCTTGGTAGCAACGCCTAAATTGTTTGTAGGATCGCCGGCTATTGTTATCAAACCATTTGCGCCGTTTACCGTTAATGCGTTTTGATTTGTTCCGGAATTAATGTTTAATGCAATGTTGCCGTTTAACGCTATATTTTGTAATGTTAGTGTTCCACTGCCATATGCAATATTTGCATTAGTTAATACTAATGTTCCGTTTACCAAAACATCTGTTGTAAATGTTGGCTTTATATCAGTTCTTGCATAGTTAGCAGCTACTGTTCCGCCTAAGGACAAACTATTAGTAGCCGTTCCATTGACTACGTTTGTAGAAGGAAGATTAACGCCAGGGTTAATTGACGAAATGCCGGTATACAATGCGCCTGTTGGAGTAAATGTATTTGCGCTTGTAACACTTACTAAATTTCCATTTGTATATGTATTAACTACTGTGTATACGTAAGTATCTGTTCCTGTTACGGATTCTACTAGGGCACCACTTTTACCTTGGCTTGTTATATAAGCTGGTCCAATTAATTGCCAGCTAGTGCCATTCCATGACTTTAATTGTTGGTTAGTAGTGTCCCACCATTGATCGCCTGTATGTACAGTTATATTTCCCAAACTTGTTAGGTCTACGCTGGATGCAAGGCGCCCGCTGACTGGATTCCAGTTTACGCTATCATATGATTTTATTGTTGCATTGCCAGAATCGTACCAAACAGTACCAGCCAATGGATTAGGTCCAACGCTCTGTCCCGGCGGTATATTATCGGCAAAATTTTCCAACAATCGAATAAAATTATCATTTTGCAACAAACCATAATTGGTATAGTTGCGTCCAATCAAGGTCAATCCGGTGCTGGAATCAAGGGTGCCATCCAGTAGAGTTAGTAAAATATTGCCACTTGTTGTGTTTATTGTATAACTCATGATATTATCCTATGGTACTCAAATTGGTTAGCGTTTGAATTCTTACAGTATAATCAATTTGAATTAGTCGATTTAGTGATTTTTGTACTGGATGGAATACTACGTGCGTCAGCAACAACCCAGTTGATAGTAAGCCAACTGTGCCATCACTGCTACGTCCTCTAAGTCCTAGTTCATCAAATACGTATTCCCCATTTAGATTTGTACTATTGTCAAAGAATTGTTGTGCTGATGGCTCGCCGTAATCTAGCAAACAACTTACCAAAATGTCAGTATAAACTGTTCCCGGAATATGCGTTGCAGTCATGTAATTGTTAACTGGATCAGGGTTGGCAATACTGGTATTATCTATAATTTTGCTGTATGTTGGGTTGTACAAATTGGCGTTTTGTCCAGTTGTATTAGTTGGCAAATAGGTAATAATTCCCGTAGGATCCACGCTGGTTCCGCCGTTGCCAAAATTCATTTCATATATGAAATTCTGACTTTTGTTAGCAATACTGTTTGCCAATGCAACACTCATATTCTCATAGTGAATAGCATTACTTTTGTTTACTAGCACAACTGGTTTTTCTTTTTCTGTAACATCGGATATTTTGATATGTCCACGTACATAGATTCCAGTTGATTCGTTTGGTTGTTTGTTTTCCACGGTTTTTTCCTCGTTTTCCGACTTTGTGTTATTTATCACGGTTGATAGGCTCCCTCAGATGCTTTTAAGAATAAGGCTTGTTGTGTACTTTGTTGCGATAATGCTATACCATTTGACGCAGTTGTGCTACCTGATGAGTACCAAATGTTTCCATTTGTTACATAAGTTCCAGCCGGAACTGTAACTTGTCCATTATTATCAACAGAACCAATTATATAAGTATCAACAATGTAATTTTGTGTAACATTACCATTTATATACAATGGGCTTGAGGTGCTGTCAAATCCTACACCCAGCGTTACAGGAACTAGCAATGCCCAAGAACTTCCAGTCCAATAATACAATGTATTTGTTGTGGTATTCAACCACTGATCATTGACTTGCAGACTGGTTGCTGCACTTGTGTAATTTGCTAGCGGACCGTTAAATGCTACATTGGCATTTGCAGATATTGTTAGATTTGCAGAGTTATTGCTTTGTGAGGTAACATTAGCAAAATATGGAGCATACACATTAGATAATACTGTGTACACATTACTGTTGTACTGTATAATGCTTTCAACTGTAAATGTTGTGTTTGCAGTCCAAGTTGGGATCACAACATTGGGTCTTATTGTTGGGGTAGTTGATGATACTATACATAAGTTACCATCGTCGCCATTGGCGTCAAATCCAAGACTACTGTCAAATACTTCTGGTAAATTTGCCACAGTTCCTGCTGTAATAATAACTGGAATTACATTTGAATTTGTTACTGATTGCAATGCTCTTACCGTAACTGTATTATTAGTATTGCCGGCAAATTGATAAACTACGTTAGAAGTAATATTTGCAAAATAACTACCATAAACATTACCAATGGTTAACCAAGTATAAGTTGGTCCTGTTGAATTGTCGGTTAACAATGTTCCAACAGAATAAGCTGTATTTGGTTGCCAAGATGTTTTAATTGTTTGAACTTGTGTTAGTACGTCTCCGATATTTGCAGTAATAGGTTGTACTAACTTTAATCCATAAGTTACATATTGAGTGGATGTAAAAGTTTGACTGTATCTTAATTGATTGTTGCTAGTGCTTGTTCCTGGTATAATTTGAGTTCTACTAGCGTCAACAACTTCTGTTCCGGCAACGTGTCTAACTGCATTATTTCCAGTGAATGCAAAAATTAAATTGCCTGTAATACTTGCAAATCCCGAATCTGTTCCTGAACGAACCAGACTTAGATTTGATTGTATTCCTGCAAATGTGTTACCGTAAACATTTCCAGTTACTGTGTATATGTTACCTGCGTAGGTCAAATAAGAACTTATTGCAATATTGGCGTTATTTGGACTCCAAGACTGATTAAATCCATAGGTATTTCCTCGAGTAGCATACGTTGTTCCATTGTAATATACATAAGAATCTGTTGGATAGTTTGTGTACTGTTGCCAATTTGTAATATTAGTGCTGCTTGGCGCAGTTCCATCAACTGCTCTACGTATTTGTCCCAAAGTATTTGCAGTAATTGATGCTACATTTGATGCAATATTTGCAAAGCTATTAGCAAAAACATTTCCGTTAGTCAAGTACAATAAGTTAGCATAGGATATAACGCTAGATGAAGTTATTATAGTATTTGGAGTCCAAGGAATAGGAGTTTCATACGCAAAATTTCTATAGTAAGTTATTTTCTCGCCATTGATAAAAATCACACCCGGAATTGCCAATGTAATATCTGGTTGTGGTAATTTTGAAGCATCAGTGACTTGTATAAACTGATCGGTTAATAATAAATCATTGCTCAAAGTTGTTTGATTTTGGCCTATTCTATAGAAGTTATGATTTTGATTCATATCATCAAACAGTCTAAAAGCAATACCAGCACTGTCGTAAACTTCGATATCTATACTGTCAAATACTCGTCCAGGTATCATTTCTTCTGGAGCGTGACTGTTAAATGTATCATAATATCTACCACCATCAATTGTAATATCTCCGGGTGCGACGCCCAGTGCATCTGTGTAGGCGCTACTGATAATAGTATCGTAATTAGAGCTAGTATAAGTATTACCGTCAACTATTACTCCAGAATATACCAAATTTGGTTGTGAAATTGAAAGATCTATGTTTCCATTGTAAGCAACAATTCTATCATTGGCAGTATTAAAACTGCTAGAAGAAATAACATTAGCGCTTGTTGGGAAAGCCAAATTGCTTGTAATAGTAAAATTGTTAGTCAATTGATAGAAAATATTGTTGTTAACAACTATAGTATTGGCTGTAAGTACGTTGCCAACGTTGGCGCTGGTAATTGTATTCCAAAATACAAATGTATTTGAATTGGTGTAGTCAATTCTATCAAACTTCATTGTAGTCGAAAGACTTCTAACTACATTATGTCCTGTATTGTTGTCGGTAAACACATTTCGTAGCACTGGATAGGCAATAACACCACTACCAGTACCATTTAAAATAATTGTTGGCGTTGAAGTGTATCCTTGTCCCGGCGTTAGCATTGTGATACTTTTTATACCACCTGTGCTATTCAAGTTTGCTATCCCAGTAGCGCCGATTCCGCCACCACCTGTTATTATCACTAGTGGAGCAAATACAAATCCACTACCCGGATTGCCAATTACAACATCGACAACTCCATATCCATAATTATCTTTCCATTGTGCATAAACTCCTGATTGCAATATAGTAGCATCATATGGTTGTGTACCTGTTGGGCTACGATAAACGCCTAGAGTAGCGTCCCAATATGGTGGTAAGTCAAAATCGGTTATGTCGCCACTGTAACTATCGTTTCCAACATAATCAACAACAAACTCTCTAACTATGGTTCTATAAGGCTTAACTTCGTTGATATAATCTAAATAGAAGTTTTGGTTGTCTGGCACATAACTTGGAAATTCTTCAAGTTTACGAATTGCCTGCGTTGCGCTAATGAAACTGGTTTTAAATACCCAATCAAGATTTTTTTGCTCGGTCAGGATATATTTCACCATTGCAAAAAATATAGTATTATACTCAGCAGACAAGTCATTGACAAATATATCAGTTTGCATTGCTAACAATATTTGTCGTAGTTCTAAATTGGGTATTGTGCCTGTACTAATCTGTATAGTACCGTTTTGAATACCTACTAGGTTTTTGTTCAAATTACTATCAATATAGTAAACAACAAAATTGTTATTGCCAGCATTTAGAACTTTTGCGTAAGTATTGGCCACTAGTGTTTGCTTGCCTAGTTCTAATAGGTTTGCTACCGTTAGATTTGGGGTAGTAGTTGGATCATAATTGCTATCATACCAATCAATATAATTCCAGTATAAACTAGTCTTATAGGATTGTGTAGATATCAAGCTCCAATCAGTTGATAACACGCCTGTGTTTGTTTGAGCTATAAAAGAGTAAATTGCCCATTTGCCCATTTGCGAGCTATCTGACAATACTAGCACTCGTTGACCAGTAGTTAAATTACCATTTTCAATGTAGCCTAAATCATCAAGTGTATTAACAACTAGTGAATATGCTCCGGATCCTGCTGCAGGTACTGGTTGTTGGCTATTTAATAATGTAAGAGACTTTCTCTCTACAATTGGATAATTCATTAGATAATTATTAACCAATGAAAGATAATTAGCCAATGCCAATGTTGGATTTATAAACATTGTTTGTATAGGTCTATTACCGATACCATAACGTTGACTTGGAATCAATGAAGTATCAGGGACTGAGTTGCCTTTTGCATCAATTCCCGACAAACTATCAATTAATTTGTTTAGTATTTGTGTTGGAATTTCGCTTGAGGGATTTCCTTCTTGTACCAATGCGTACTCATTGTGTATTACAATTGGCTCTGGTGCTTTGCTTCCCAATTGTAATACGGTACTTTGCCCAACAAGCAATCCTTTTACATTGTACAATGCTATTGCATCATTACGTAGTACTGTAGCATAAGGAATACCTTGGCTTTGAGGATTATTAATTCCTTCAGCAATACTCAATACACTATTAGACTTACCGGGCGCTATTGTGTCAATTCCGCTTACCCAGAAATAGTATTTTAAGTGTACTGCTCCGCTAGCAGTTACATATCCGTATGTGCTATACGCACTATCATCTTGAACCATTGGTGTCCCTGGCAGTCCACTTGCTACATATTTGCTAGGCAGTACAGTACTCTCTATCCATTGATAAATTGACACTTGGCTTCCTGGGAATTGTGCGCCCCAATTATTAAGTCTGTATATCAGTGAGTCTTGCTCGTAATCAATAAATCTAATTGCGCTCAAATCCCACCAAATTGCACCAACTTGACTTGGTCCCCAATGTAGGTCTGGGAATAGGGTTCCTGTGCCATGATTGTATCTAGCAGGATCATTTTCAAGTTTAAAATCAATATCATTGTCAAATTGACTTAGTACTTTTCCTTTTGCAGGATCAATGAAATCTAAGGCTGCTAGTATTGTATTATTAACTTTGTTGTATAAGAATGTTCTACTAATACTATTAATGTCAACTTGAGGAGTTTGTTTTCTAGTCAAAGTCCATGCAGTTTCTTGTGAGGGATTTGAAAATACATACGCAAGTCCTGCATTATTCAATGATCCAGGAGCACCGGCTACTGCAACTGATCTTGTTACATCAACTGAATATCCAAAATTATCATTTGAACTTAGTGATGTTTCTAATTCTTGAGAGAACAAGTATGTGCCAATGTTGTTACCAATTGAAGTATCAATTAGTGATTCAAACATATATACAGCTCCGCTATTGGCAATATAGTCAATAAATTTAGTTGTACTTGAATCGATTACCAATGCCAAGTTATCAAACGTTGTAAATTCTTCTGCAGGAGATCCAACGCTACCAACCGATAAAACTTGTGCATCACTGCTGACCCCTATGCTTGCTCCAAAATTTTCTCCGGTATCCATGTAAGGATGAGCAATAACTTGTGTTCTAGTATACGTTCCGCTTGAATTGATCCAGCGCTCAACTACACCATTTTGGAATCCACTAGCAGTTGATCCAGGAACGCCCACAAACAAGTTTCCGCCAGTACCATCTACTGCAAAGCCTGTACCAAATTGTGCGCCTTGATTATTGTGTAAACTAGTCAATGTCTGCGCCAATGTAAATGCATTTGCGGTACGAGAGTAAACATATACGTTTCCTGCTTGAGTATTACCATTTGTGGCTGTTGGGGCACTGATGAATACTTGAGAGCCATTGTTATTTGTTTTTATTACACTACCAAATGCTCCCGACACTCCTGATATAGTAGTAACATAAGAATATGTTACGTTGGCCCAACTTGGATTTTGTGCAAAGTAAACATTTGCAGTATTGGCTCCAGGTGTGCCTACATATAGATAGTGTTGGTCTCCGCTTAGTGCAACTGAATTACCAAAATTACCTGCTCCTTTTATTGTTTGTACAAGGCTAGTAGTGTTACCGTTAAAATAAACATTTACGTTTCCGCTTACTGGCGCAGATACTACCAAAATGTTTCCAGAACTGTCAATGCTAGTACCAAAACTTGTGCCACTGTTAGTTATCACCTGTGACGCTTGGTATGAACCGTTAACCATTGTTAGTGCTTGTACTTGCTTTGCCCCTGGGTTACCTACATAAACAACACCAGTGGTGTTATTAATTTTTACACTTGTCCCATATTTGTTGTTTGAAACATTACCAAGGAAGGCGCTTGATTTCACAACAGAATTACCAGCCCAAGGATTGTTAAAGGTATATACTCCCCATCCGTTTGTTGTTGCAGAATCTATCCATACGTGATCGTTTGATAACCATCCATTAACTGGAATCGTTGCTGAGACTAGACTAGATACTGTTGAGTATCTTGCAGAATTTAAACTGTATATAATACCATTGCCGTTTAAAGATAATACTCGTATTAGGTGTTTTAATACATTGGCATTGTTTATACTGATAATGACGCTTGTAGAATTTGGTACTGAAACTATTTGATAGATATTATCAATGCCGTTACCAAAATTCTTAACAACCATTAAGTCTCCGGCAACAAAAGAATGTGGGCCATTTAAGTATAATTGGGCATTTGTATCTAGTATGTATGTAACTTTAGTGGCTACTAGTTTAGTACTACCGGCTCGCAATATATCCCATTGGCCTAGATAATTTTTAGCCAACCATATTTTATCACCAATAGAAATACTAGCGACATTATCTTGGTATTCAGCAATATCAAATATAAGGTGATCAGCATCTTGTAAATTAACGTAGCCAACATCGGGCAAGTCGGTGGCATATTGATCAACTGTTCGATTATTATAAATTGTAGTTGATGTGCTAGATAAGTTACTTGCATTGTATATGTTTGCCAGGGTTAAATTAGCAATAATATTTGCAGTACTGTATGTGTTAGTAAGCAAAAATGATACTGGATTGGTTGTGAATACTGATTGATCTAGTATAAATTCTTTAAAGATATTTGAATTTATTCCGCCGTAACGCCCAACTTGAAACGCCCATTCTTCATAAACATTGACATTTCCTTGAACATTATCAAATTGCGCTTTAGTTAACGCATTCACAGAATTCATTGTTCCTTTTTGTTTAATGAATCCTTGATAGAATTTTGTCTGCGTTGGAATTGACAATCCAAGATCAGTTAAATAGCTGCGCTCTCTAAATCCAATTAAACCAGCGCTGTACAGTTGTAAATCTTCTTCTAGTGGTGGTTTATCAACATCATAAATGTTGATGAATTTTTGTGCGTTATGTCCAAAGTTTGGCAACAATCCAGTTTGAATATTGGATTGGTTTATCTGAGTCCAGGATATAGGATTAAACGTTTGAGTTGCCGGAATGTCTTGTGTGGTTGTATAATAAAATCCATTGTAAGTTACAATATCGCCGGTTCGATAATCCGTTCCCGAAAACCAGGATGCAATTGCAGGATCGTTGTATACATACCCCGGTGCGCTAAGTGCTCCGTTCCAGTCTCCAGTTTTGGATCCAGATAATTTTAATCTATATTGTCGAGTGCCAGATTCTGGAATATAAAGAATATCGCCAAAATCATCTACATTATCAAAAACCAATACATGTTCAAATTGAACCAAATTTAATTTTGCATAAGCGATGCCAGTGCCATCAATTGTGCTTACTACAAATTCGTTCGCAATACCAGCTGACTGTAATCGTTGAATATCAAAATTATTACTCTTAATAGGTAAGAAATTTTGATCTAATAATTTATTGCCGTTAGCAACGTTGGTAACTTCATCAACTGTTGATTGCACTGATACCATTTTCAAAGTTGTTGATACTGGATTTAGCACAATCACTGTGCCCGAGCCCCATCCTTGTTGTGCCCAATAAATTAGTTCACGTACACTTAATTTCCAATCTTGTGTTGTACCAAGGTCTGTGTTAAATGTATCAAATACAAATCCACCAGCTCGTGTCAAGTATCGTTGATAACTAATTAAAAAATCAGCTGTTTGTTGTAGAGTAAAAATTGTACCGTAAGGTATTTTTGCAACTGCATTAACATGTTCGTTGTATAATGTAATTGACGTTTGATTTACAGTTACCGTCTCAGTATTGTTATTGACCAAACTTGGTATTATTGTAAAGAAAGGATTTGTTGGGCTGTATCCCGACACCGAGTAGCCGGATTCAGTTTTTGTTACAACAACTGCACTATATTCTGCATTTTGAATTGGGATTGATTTGTTTAAATAAACATTCCAATTTTCTGATGGAATTATTACGCTAGAGTTTGTAGACCCTGGGGTTGTTTGTTCTGCGTATACTGTCAATAAGTTTTGGCTAGTAAATCCAGCCAATTTATAAGTTAACTGTACTGACAAATTAGTAAAGTACTCAGTGAGTATGGTAACTGGATTCATACCAAGATTTTTAATATTGTCGCCAATCCAGTTAATATATCCACTGGTACGTTGTGTTGTGCCCGACGCCGTATTGCCATTTATTTTTAATATAGCGGGAGTAATTTTTTCGTTTGAAATCGTGCCGAATTGTCCAGTTACTGGATTAGAATAAAAACTACTTGTATCAAGTTGAGTACTAAAATACATTGCTGGCTTAGCAATAGCAAGTGCCAATTGAACTCCGTATGCATAATCACTGCTACGTCTCCAAGCAGTCTCCACAGGGCCTTGTTGTCCCGGGGCATAACTATTTGACGCATTTGCGTAATTTGCTTTAGAAAATAATGGTATATCTGCAGGGGATAATAAATTGCCAATTGAATCAACTGGAATAAAACCAGTTAGTCCCGGACGAGCAAATTTAGTATTAGTACCAGGTGTGCCGTTATTCCAAATATAACCAGCTTCTAGATCACTCCATAATAGTGTATTGCCAGAAGTGTATGGTGCAGGGCCATAACGTGTTTCCCACCAACTTGGCATACTACTAAAGCCTAACATTCTCCATGGGGTTAAATTAGGGGTGTCAGTATCAAACCAATAGTTATAAATTGCACGCCAGTTACCTTGCAAAAATGAATTATCTACAACATCTGGGAACTTGCTATAGTTCCAGGTCCATGGATTGTTTGCATCGTAATAACTGTTAGTAGTGTAATCTACTTTGTTTGCTCCTACCCAAGCAAGGAAACTTTGTCCCAAAATTTGATTATATTCTTGTAGTGAATAATCAGTTGTTTTAAAACGGCCCGGAACAAAATCAGATAAGTTAATTTGATTCTTACTGTAATCTGCTTTGATATTGTTATAAATTCTTAGTTCTAGCTCTAATAAGAGTTGATCTCTAAAATCCCCAAATGCTGGAGTGATACTGCCATCGTGTCCTTGTATTACACTAATTGGTGTTTGATAAGTATTATCTACATAAATGCTTGGAGTAAATTTTGGGTATAGTCCTAGTTTAGTAGGCGTCTCGGGAATATAATTGCCGTCAGTATTTGAATAGTCTCTTATTAAGATAGTATCGCCAACAGAGAAAGGTATCGAGAATATTATTGCAGGTACTAATTGACTAAAAGTATAGTCCGTTCCCAGTGTACGTTGTACACCATTGACCCACACCAGCACAGCTCTATTGCTTAGTTCTGCATTATTAAATATAGAATTTATTTCGTAATTGGTTTGTCTTGCATTAACTACAGTATATGTAATTGAGGTAAAATCACTACCTTGCGGTACCATATCACTATAATACCAAGGAAAACTACTATTTTTAATGGCGTTTATATTTTGCAATATAGTATCAACGCTACCAATTGAATCATTATAATTCAACCCACGTAGAGAATTACAAAGAGATAAAAATTTATTTTTAAATTTTGTATATTCTTTTCTTGCTAGTGAAATACTGTCAACAAAGTTGGCGGTGCTATTATTTAAAAATGCCATTGAATAGATTAATGGCGCTTGGTGTTGTATTATTGTTCCACCTTGTTGTTTAAGATTGTTATCTTGAACAGGAATAGAATTTACGCTTGTATTTTCTATTAATTTATTATAGTGTGTTCTTATTTGTCCTAGTGTAATAGAGCCAAAATTTTGGTTTAATGGATTTAGGTTTAAATTATCAGGTATTTGATAAAATCTAGTTAGACCCGGAACATCGCTAAACACCAATACGTCAATTTTATCATTGATTTTTGGAAGTGCTGATAGCGCAACAACATTGTAAACACCATATTGAATTATTTGATAATCAACATTTATAGTCAATAAAGAGTTATTTAAATATACTTTACAGTAGGGAATAGTTTGTTGTGCTTTTGGCAAAACGTCAATTTGAACAAATGCTGTCTCAACGCCATTAACTGATATAACACGTCCGTCGTAGAATTTTGTAAACTGTTGATACTGTTCTGTAGGGTTTATATTTTCTACCCAATCATTTAATTTGACTGCGGTGCCATTGTTATTTTGTACCAAGTAACCAGTATTAATATTAACAGTGCCACTGGTGGTGGTAAATGTATCAGTATCGTAATAATTAGAGAAAACAATATCGCCAATATTATTAAAATTTTGATAGGTTAAAGTAAATCCCAATATAGTATCATTGAGACTGGTATTTGAGTTGTATCCTGAATATCCAAAGAAGTAAGTTCCAACAAAGTTGGTACCCGGGTATACTGTTGAGTCACTAAAACTATAGCCATTGGCATCAACTATGTCAAACAATGGAGGTTGATTTACTTTTGTTTTGGTTTGTGTTGGGAGCCAGCTGGTTCCGTTAAAGTAATAAGTTATACCTGCGTGATTACCAGTAGTAGGTGTAACTGTCATGCCAGCCTCTGGAGTAATTCCAGTGTCAACTAGCACAATGTAATTTTTACTTAGAATATTTTGAATTTGTATTTGATAAATGTGATTAGTTACATTAGTATCATAGTCATTGGTAAAAAGTACAGTTTGTCCGTTAGTAACTGTGGTTCCATCAATTGTTGCCGTTATTTGTCCTTCAACATTAACAAAAGCATCAGTGGCGTCAAAACTAACAATGTTAATACCAGGCAGCACTTGGTTGCCAAAATTAAACAATTGTAAATTAGGTTCAAATTCAATAATTGGTCTACGTGCAACTAGGCCGCTTCCGTAATTTGCAGAAGTGTTATTGTATTTTGCAGTGGCTAAAATAACATCCTTATGGAACCAACGATTGTATCGTGTCCATGGATTTAAATCTTGGCTTCCACGATTAATTGTAATATAGTCTGGGGTTGTTTCGATATCATCGCCATAACTTTCTGGAATTACCAAGTCTGTTACTGCGGTTAAAGTAATTGAAGCACCAACACCTTCTATATAGTATTCTTTATTTGCATAAGAACTTGGAGTTATATACGAGTCAAATTTAATTTTTAATCCGTTGGTTGCAATAACGCCATTAGGGCTGGTATATCCAACTTTACCTAATATGTCATTGTTGACATCAATAGTTGAACTTTGATTGTCAACTAATTTTATAACGCCAACAAAGTCTGGATTACTGCTATCTTGATAGTAAAGATAATCAAGATTGGCAGTTATAGCTGGTACTTGTTGAAATTGATAATTATTGTTTACCCAAAACTCATTACTTGCATAGGTATTGCCAGATGTAATAAAAACTTTAGTTGATGGGGTAGGCGCAGCTGATGGAGATATTTGAATTAAAGAATCTCCATTGCTTGTTGGTACTAGTGCAATTTTCCAAGCATTAGTTCTTGTTGTTGAATTAATAACAGTGCCTGGATTAATTGTTATCGTATTGCTGATTCCATTAGGAATTGCTGGTGTAGTCCAAAAAGTTGCATCTGATGCATTGTTAACAAAAACAAAAGTCTTGTTATTTAATTGGCTTGTAATACCATCTAGTCCTTGAGGAAAATTGGTTAAGAATGTACTTAATAATTGATTTTGTATGTCAGTATAGTTAAATTCAACTGCTGCAGATACATTAGATGCATTAAGTGCAAATTTCATCTGTGAATAAAAGTCTTGAGCATTTGCCAATGGCACTTGGAATGTAATTGTGCCATTATCAGTTCCGTTGTTTCTAACTCCAAAAACTTGTCTAGTAGAAACTGTTGCTATATTTTTATTTGTGCCGCTTACTCCAGACTCTGTTTGTAGCCAAAAGTTATATCCAGGTTGGCTAACTGCAAAAGTATATGTTCCGCCTCGAGCCAGAGTTAATGGTAAGTTGGGATGGTTGCCAACTCCGCTGAAGGTGTATCCATTAATATTTGTGTTTCTTGAAACAGTATAATTTGCTTGATACGGGGTTTGATTTGCGTATACTGCAACAGATGTAGGGTTGCCATCAGCGTCCATTGGACCATTGGGTAACCAATAGTAATCGTAGTACCTTACAAATTTGTCATAGTCAAAATGCCCATCATAACTGTATGCTTGGTTTTCAAATAAGCGTTGGTGATTATTGGCAAACCCATTGTTATTGGCAATATTGTTTAATAGATCAATATAGTCGGTTGTGAATTCTATATTGCCATTATTATCTTTTATTACTACTCCGGGCTCAAGTTGATAATTTCGTCTGGTTGCTGTTGGCTCAGGAATATAGTTATCGCCCTGTTTATAAGTAGGGGCAAATGTTCTACCAATATATCCATTTAATGGTATATCATTTGCGTCAGTGGTTAATTGGTCAAGTGTTGCTCCGAAGAATTTTTTATTCGTTGGACTTTGAAATACTGTAGGTAAAAAATTAGTACTAGGGTTTTTACTCATTAAAATGTTCCTACTAGTGTGTTGCCAAGATTCAATTGTGCAGCTGTTACAGCTGAAACTATTTGGATATTATTTACAGTGGCGCAACTTGTTATTATTTCCCAAGGCTCACTGTTTATTTGGAAATAATTTCCAAATACAAATTCTGTGCTTGTTGGTACAATCACGACACTGGCAATATTAGGCGCCAGTGTCGAGTGCAGGTATGCTGCCAATTCACTGAAGTAAAAAGTATCTCCAAAGTCCCAATTGCTAATGCTAAAATAATTATTAATGGCTGCAAGTACTTGTGTTTTTACTTCGTTTTCGGTTATAGCCACTGCTGGATTAATAACAACTTGAAAGTTTGCCTGAAGATTTGGATCTGCATTTGTCCCGAATAATGGTTTAAATTGTGCTGGGTTGTAAACAATACTATCGCTTATAGCTTTGTAATTATCTAATCCGCTATACTCAATTTCTAAACTACTTGAAGTTGGTAAAGCAGGTTTTGCCACCTTGCCAGTTGTATCTCTCACCCAATTGATATATGCAGTTGAATAAGATGAAGTCAAGATATACAAATCAATGATATTAACTGGTGTGGGATCTATTCTACTTCTTGCAGGAGTATTGTGTTTGTATTGGAAATATAAACTATTTCTTGTTACAGAACTGCCGCTAGTTGGTACATTGCCAGTTATTGTATAAAATAAATCTGGGTTGTCAGGAATTCCTGCAACTTGTGTTGTTGGGAAAGTTACTAGTATTTGTGAATCATCTATATATCCATCAGTGGAGGTAACTGTATTATAAATTTTCCAAGTGACATCTTGTCCTAATGCTACGTTGGCATTGGGTTGCGGGTTTATGCTCAATATTTTTATTGAGTCTGTAACAGTATTGCCTGTGGTACTATTATATACTCGAACTGTTGGATCAAAGAAAAATACAGTTTCCCCGGCACTGCTAAAAGTATATTTTATTGTTTTATAAGATACAGTATATAAACCTTGATTGTATGTAAATTTTATCATCCAATTATTGCTACTGCCAATCATTGAAGGGGTTATATAGTTCCAAATTTGGTTAACTTGGTCGTAATATAATCCAAAATTAACATTAGTTTGGATGTAACCAATGATTTGTGTAATCACTGATGATGTTAATGTGGTTTTATATGGTGGTATGATAGATTCTAATACTGCGCCACTAGGAACAACTGTGCCAAGTGTGACTAGGCTTGGGGTAGTAATACTGCTATTTAAAATTGTGCTGGCCACAGAAGCATAGCTACTTACATTATTAGCAATAAATTGTAAACTGGCCCCGGGGGCTACATATTGTAAATTACCACTTATTCCAGCGCCAATTTGTTGTGTATTTCCAAGTAACTGCAAGTATCCAGAACTGCTAGATGTTGTAACTGATGCTTGAGCAAACTGTATATTTGCTGTTGGTGTTGCAAGTCTAGGAAATGTAGCGTAATAATAATTCTGCATTTCTGTAGAATCAATTATTGGAATTATTTGATTGTATATTGCATTGTAAATATCGTTAGTGGTTAAAAACGTAAACGAAGTTGATGCTACATTATTATTTGCAGTTATAGCACCATCGTCACAAAAGATATTGGTACTGCTAAAACTGCCAGTTGGATCTAGAGCATCCAAATACATACTTACACCACTGCTAGTACGATTTACCGCTTTAATTTTTTGTATTCCAGGAAAAGTTGTTTGTGGGAAGATGTTATAGTCTTCGCCATTGATCATGCGATTTTGTGTGTAGTATTGTTGCGGTGCACTAGTTTTTATACTTGACGAACTAGGTGCTGCATTGGCGTTAGTCACTGTGTACTTTAAGCTGGCAACAATAGTTAAAGTTTCTAAAGTATTGTTTGCACTTACATAAACCAAAGGAATTGCAACTGATGCCAAATCGCTTGGGGAAATTGTATAAGTTAACCCATTGGCAGTTCTGTAATAAAATACAAATGATCCTTGAGGAATGTTGGCAAAACTTCCGTCACCAAATACTAAATTAACTTGATCATTGCTTAATGTATTAACTTGGTAAAGATTTTTTTCTGTTAGATTATTAAAAATAACATTAATGCCAGGTAAGGCTGGCACTTGCGTCCATTTAGTAGTTGGGGCTCCGGTAACATTTGTTGCATACAACCACTGATCTCCGTTAACAATATTGTTGGTCCCTACTGTTACATAATTATTTGGTACGGAGTTTTGAACTGTAAATGTTGTGGCATTTAACGCACCCTGTTTAAAGTATACAAAAAATCCAGTATTGTTACTACCATTACCATTATTATCGTTTTGATATAGAATATTGAACTCGCCAACTTTTGTTGGATCATCTTCATAGATATAACTTTGTCCAACTGTAGTTGCGCTTACTGCTTCGAATGGCATTGATACACCATTTATGGTACTAGTAAATTTTGCAACTGGAATGATGGTATTGGTTAAATTTATAGTGTATTCGTCGGTTTGTATTCCGTTGATTTCTTGACTGTTTCCTGGCTTACCAATACTCTCACCAACAACCAATGCTGCATTAAGAATTGTTGTAAATTGCTCTAGCCAATTATCATTGGTAAGATCGTTCCAGTTTATAGTGGCATTGGCTAGATTGATGCCGTTACTGTCAGTGATAGATTGTGTGGTTCTGATACTGTCAATTTTTAAAACCCCGCTGGCTGCAACGTTTCTTTGAGGATTATAGCTCAACATACGTGCAAGTTTTAGAATACTGTCACGACGTTGTGCAGTATCAATAAAGTTTTCACGTGCGTTTAAATCTGTGCGGAAACTAAGACTTTGGCCCAAAAAACTAATCATGTCAATGATTGCAATAAATTCACTGCTTTCAATGAAGTCATTGAAAGTTTCAGGATAGTAAGTCCGAATATAATTTATCATTGTGTTACGAATTGTTTCAAAATCGTAACTGGTGAAGTCAGCGTTAGTGAATGTTTGATAAATTTTGGTCCAGTCTTGTTGAACAAGAAGACCAGTTTGACGTGTTGTTTGAGCCATATTTCTTACCTATATCTAGTATTTATTACAATAATAATATGGGTAGTTAATTGGTAGACAACGATTTACTGTTTTGGTCAAAATTCAAATTGAGTGTATTTACTTGATTGGTATTTACATAGCTTAGGGTCAGCTGAATCAAAAATCCAGTGTCCTGTTGAGTAACTAAAACTTGTCCTACTTTAAGTCTAGGATCATACCCAACAATTCGTTGAATATCTTGTTGAATTATCTGTCTAGTGCTTTCATCCAATGGTTCAAATAGCATATCCCAAATAACTGTGCCAAAATTTGGTTGCATTAGTTTTTGGCCCTTACGGATATTAAAATAATTAATCAAATCTTGTTGTGCCAATTGAAAATCAGTCAAAGTGAATTTCTTTGGGTCTACTAGTGTGCTAAAACCTTTATATATACTCATGTTGTATTTATTGGCTTAAAACTGTGATTGCGTATCGGCCAGAATTAAATGCATTTGCCCCAGTGCCAATATTGTAGTATCTCCAAGCATAAGCCCCGATCCCGGTAGCATTATTATAACTAGGAGGGGCACCAACTCCCAAATTCCAAGCCACATAGATCATTCCTGCAATTATGTCCGGAGTATCGGCACTATCAATTGCCCCATTATTAAGCAATCCATTATAAAGATCAAAGATATATTGGTAGGCTAAATGGCCTTGAGCTAGGTTATTTGTCAAGAATCCATTGATATTTTGTATGTTGTAAAGATAATTTGCATAAGAATTGGCGCTATTTCGTACTAGTACTTGGCGCCAACAATTGCGGTAATTTACGCAATTTGTCCCGTATTGTGCATTTGATCCTGTAGCCAATAATCCATAATTTTCCAATAATTGCGTACTAATCTGGTATGCTCCAAGAGCATTATTGTTGCCGATCAACATGTAATTCCAAAGGCTTTGGTCATAGGCAATTTCTGCTTGAAGATTGCGTATTTGTGTTGCAGTCAAAGTACTTATTGTAGCCCAAGTCGGGGGAGTGGCGGGCATCAATGCTTTGCCAAGCCAACTAATTGGCAAGGGGTTGGTAATTGGTAATCCAGTAGCTGATAATATTCCAAGTGATGTTGTCATAATTAGCCGTCGTTAGTTGGTGGGGTAGTGTTTGCGTTGTTGTTGTTTGCGTTGTTGTTTGGCGCAACAGCATTACTAGCAGCGTTACCGGCAGCATTACCTGCTGATGAAGCAGCTGCATTGATTGCTGCAACTGCTGCCCCGGCGGCTTTAGACACTGGAGTTTCGCCAGGCGTTTGTCCTCTAATCCACGGTTCGTGTCCTGGTGTTACTGTACAAATTGTCAATAACGCTTTACTGTTTGCTACCCAATTGGTTCCGTTGAATGAGGGCACTAGTGTTGATTTTGTTTTTGCAGTTCCTGGGGCGCCGCCTATTAGGCTGGTAGCAGCACCTAGTGCCGCAGAGCCCAGGCCACCACTTATGTTAATTAATCCCCCGCTGATATTTGTTAAGCCTCCGCTTAGACTAGCAATTGCTGTGCCTTTAACTGATGCCGAAGTTCCGCTCATACTTGCTGATCCACCGGCTTTTATTGAAGCCGAGGAACTGGCGCTAACTGAAAAACTGCCTTGTGTAGTCATCATGATTGCGGTTGATGCATTCATTACAATTTCAGGGCTATCCATTAATATTGCGCTATCACTACATAAATTCATTGGTCCTTCAGTGCGAACATTAAATCCAGCCAATCCATATATGTTAATAGCCCCGTCGGCGCTAAATTCTAACCATTGTCGTCCGCTATCACTAGCGATGTACAAAATATGCTCGGTGTCGTTCATGAGAATTTGATGCCCGCCACTGGTGCGTAATCGTATTAACTGATCTGTGCCTTCACTTACATTGTCTGCATTAGATGCTCCATCGTCCATGACAAAAGTATGTCCGCCTTTGCGATAAAATACTGCTTGCGTATCTGCAGCCACTTGATCTGTCTTGGTTGCTTTTCTTCCGGGAGTGCTAATTCCATATACGTTACTTGGTACTTCTCTGCTACTGCTGGAACTGATTGCACCACGTATGGGATCTTGATCTAGTCCCTGTGTGACTAACACCATGGTTTGATACTCGTGCGGATATCTGCCAGCATCAGTTATACCAGTTGAAGTCCACAATGTGGGATCTGACGTATCTGCTTCAACTACTGGTAGTACACTAGCACTGTTGATATAAGTGTCAATTGCGTCAGATGGGTCAAGAGTACCATTGGCTCCGCCAATGTTTCTACCAATAGCTGGCACCATATGATGACTTGGGGTATTAACTACACATCCAAACCAATAGCCTCTGTTTTTCTGTCCGCCAACAAATGTACACATGACTTGAGTGCCGATGTCCGGAGGGACAAACCACATGCCATAACTTTGTCCAGCTGTTGCTGGTGTATTGGGCGCTAGTCCTGAGTCTGTGCCGAATGTTTGTCCAAAGAAGGGACTGCAATATGTTACCGTCGGCAAGTCATCAATTTGATATCCTTGATCGCTGGGGTTTATTTTTCCTTGCAGTTCAGGTATTTCAACTTTGAGTTGTCCCATTCTACTGCCTTCCACGTATCCGCGAACAATTCCTATATACGGACCTGGATCAATTAATTGGCCGCCATTTTTGCTAGTGGCCTGCAATGCGACATCAGCGCCGGATCTTTGTGAATCACTTGTTGCCATTATTGATTATTCCTTAGGGTCGGGTTGTTGAGTTATTAACACTAGTCTGATTACTTTGAGATGTTGCTGCAGAATCTCCAGCAACCTTTGCTGCAGAGTTGTTTATATTTGTGGCTGGACTAACTTGTGTAGGCGAGCCCTCTCTTTGAGAAGTTTGGTACCTAGCAACAGCATCGTTTATATCTTGATTCATGTTTCTGTATAAATTTAAAACTTGTTCAAGTTTGCCGTTGCTAAATTCGTTTTTGATCGTAGCAATTTTATATAAGCCGCTAAACAGTGAAGCTTGTGCCAAACTAGGGTTGGGGAACATAAATCCTTGATTAGCGCCCGGTACATCTGCATCAATGTCGTATATTGTGTTTACGTTAACTTGCACATATACTTCCCCAGTATCTGTTCTATAGTGTCCGTATTTGTTTGCAAAGTCACTTTGACTCATTGAGTTCCAACTGTTATAATCTCCCTTGGCTGTGGGATCTGGACCATAATACCAATCATCTTGTTTGATTAGTGTGGGGTCTCCGACTATACGCAGTTCCAAAGTTATCATGTCACCTTTGCTATCAGTGTAAGTTGAATTGATTACTTGGGCAGCTGTTATTGCTGCCGGACGTGTTTCTTTGTTATATCCTGTTGACCAACTTGGAACGTTATTTAAAATTCGATATCTTAATGGCGTTAAGTTTGATGATTGTGCAGCAGCCACTGCTGGTATTAGTCCACCAATGGTGCCTATTCCCAGTAAAGGAATGTTTATATTTTGTTCTATAAAATCAGTTGATGTACTTTTTGTGGGAGTGACTGCGCTTATCAAAGTATTGTAAGCCATTACTGCTGTATAAAATGTTGTATTGAAAGCAAGTTTAAAATCAATTACGTCAACATTATGTCCTGTATAAAGATAATCATATTGTTTGACCTTGAAATCTGTAGGATCCATAAACAATGGCATGTTGGGATCTTTTCCATCCCAAGTTGGGTACTGATGTATATAATAGGTAACCGCTTGGGGATAACAATTTCGATAGGTGTCAAATACTGCCGCGGAGCCTGACGCAGTGGTGCCACCCGATGCAGTAGTATATTGGGTTTTAACTTGAGTTTTAAAAATATTAAAAATGGTAGTTTGATTGCTGGTAGAATTGGTTGTTGCCGAGCCTACACCTTGAAGGTTAATAAAATAATCACTATGTGCCATTATACCTTCAATAATATTAACAATCGGGGTGCCACGACTGATTTTAAATGTTTGCTTGGTAAAGTCCATGGTTATTCCAGTTAAGTCAGCATCTTGTAAACTTAACTGTGTTTGATCAACTATATTACCAGTACCTATTCCAGGATCTAGTACAAATTTATAACTATCAGGATATTGTAGAACAATTCCACCAGTGCTATTTCCATATGCCGATAGTTGGCTCCAATAGTAGTTTAATTTTTTTGCGAATTCTGTAAAGAACTCATTAACAGTGCCAGCAGTAACACTAATATCTACAGGGATTTTTCCAAGCTCATCAAAATGTGCAATATGCCCAGCAGCACAATACTGCACTTTGTATTCGGTTCCTTTTGTGCCGGCGTCAATATCTATGCTTAATAACCTAATAGGAAAACGCTTTCTATAAATTGCAGTTTTTGAGCCGGGCACTGGATTATTGTTATCATCATATCCAACAAAATTACATTCTAACATATAAGGACGTTGTAGATAATTTTGTGGTTCTCCAGGATTTAACACATATCCGGCTTTTACCAATACGTCGATTAGACTAATACCATATGGTTCTTGTATAACCATACTGCCTTCTATTAGATTTGAGCTTTTAGTACGAGTATTGGGAGTTAGTAAAGTTTCAAATTCTACACTGTCAATGATATAATCATATGGAACTCCGGGTAAGCGTCGATCGGGATAGAGTCCGCTATCTTCGGCAACTACATAACTAAGCCCCACTGTAGGATTCCAATTGTTAGCTTCTTCTATAGATCCTATACTGGTTAATTCATTATAATCATTTATATCCAACCACCATAAAGTCCAAGTATAAGTCCACGATGCAAAGGCATGCATGGGATTGGGTGCGACAGTACAGGTTGCTGGTATTTTAACCCCAGTGATAACCACGTCTGGTAATATTGTTGTATCCATATGCTTATAACTTCAATGCGGTTTTAACTGTTGCTAGTGCTGGTACAAATATAATTACACCAGTTTTAAAATCCATTAATGGATCTATTAGAATGTCTGGATTACGCACAGCAAATACCCACCAAAGATTGCTGTCTTTATACATGTCATATGCTAATAGATCTGGGCGTTGATTATATGGTGCGTCAATTTGATATATCGCGTCTGTTACTGCCGAAGCAATAGTTTTTCCGGCCCATACGTCTAAGAATTGACCCCAAAATTGTGTACCATGATATGGGCTTGTGGTGCTATAAGTTGTTGTGGTAGCCATTATAGGAATCCGCCTTGTTTAAAGTTGCTGGCCCAACGAGCAGATTGGCTTGCCCCCATTGCAGTTGCTGGCAGGCCAGAGCCCACAGGATTAATTAATGCTCCTGCTGCAAAGTCCTGTAAACTGAATCCTTGACTTTGGGCTAGTCTACTGTACACTGGTTGCACCGTAACAGTTACTGTGCTTGACGTTGGCAGACGTGTGCTATTATTTCTATAAGCAGTAAATTGAGGATTATATGGTGCACCCTGTGTTGCTGCTGGTTCGGGAATATCCATATAGTCTACATCGGCTGGCATAGTATGACTAAAACTTGTTACTACACAAGGTACGTTAGGCAAATAATATTGTCCATAACCGTTTAGGTATAGCAATGGTGGGGGATTTCCTGCTTCTGGATCGTTACCAAAAAACATTTTTGTACAAGCCCTAAAAAAGTAAATTGTAGCCAACAAATATTGTCCTTCATTTACGTTTTGTACTGTAAACTCTCCCGAGATTGAAATTGGTTCAACGCTACTATTTTCATAATAATATTGCGTATAGTTATTGTGTGTTAATTTCTGCGGTTGGTACGTTGCAGTATGTTGAACTTGAATCTGTGGGGTATACGGGAAAACAACGCCAATTCTACTAGATCCATTTTGGCCGGCGCCGCCTAGTCCAGTTAAATTACCAATAGCATTGGCTATGCCACTTACTCCGCCATTGTCTTGTATCAGGGGAGATAGTAATGAATTATTGGGATCATTATAAAAATACGTACTGTTTGGAGCAAGACTTAATCTAACTCTCCAATCTGATGCTGCCGGAGGTCCAAATAAAATTGGTGCGGGACTGCCACTATTCATGTTAGTGCTGTAAGAAAACATACCTGCAATGTTTTGTCGTGAACTAGCAGAACTAAGTCCCACAGCGCCTAATAGGCTTGACTTTGTAGCTGAACCAATTTGACTTAATACTGATCCCGATCCTGTTGCTCCGGGTAATACTGAATTTGATAACACTGGCATATATATTCCACTTTTATATCTTATTTACCAGAACCATTATGTGCTATGTTTTTAAAGGTTGACAGGGTCTTGATAAATATGTTAGTATACGCTAACTTTAAAGGAATAGAGGGTGCGACACAATTATTTAAACAACAAAGATATTCTCAAAGAAATTCATAAAAGCAAGACAACTTACTGTTATTATGACAATCCTGCAGATGCAGATTATGATATGATTTTGCCGGATGTGAGCAAAATTAACAAAAAGAACATCAAAGAGGCAAGACAAAATCGTGCAGAGCGCCTGGCTAAACTAGCACACGAAGAAGCTACCAAAGACGGAGTCAAGCGTAAATTAGATGAATTTGAAATAAAACTCAAGGACATTCCAGATACCGATGTGGTATTCAGAGTTATGACTTGGGATCATATTCCAGTCGACGATGCTAAAACCAAAAAAGCACGTATGGCAGCATTGGAGATTGACGATGACGAAGATCCGCTATTAGTTGATTATGATAAAGATGATTTAACACATACCAAATATGTCAAAGTCAATTTCCCGCCCTTTGTACACTACAAAGTAGATGCCGACGGTAATCTCGTATTGGTAGGTAAAAGTCATTGGAAGGGAGGATTGAATCCTGGAGAGTATAGCCCCACACATGGTAGAATGACTAATAAACTAGCTCATATGTTTATGAAATTATGTGAGCGTTATGCTACTCGCAGTAACTGGCGTGGCTATACTTACAATGACGAAATGCGTAGTCAAGCCTTACTACAGTTGAGTTATATTGGATTAAAATTTGACGAAAGCAAGAGTCAAAATCCATTTGCTTACTACACTGCTGCTGTAACCAATAGTTTTACTCGAATTTTAAATATTGAAAAACGCAATCAAAATATACGAGATGACATTTTAGAAATGAACGGACTCAATCCTAGTTATACAAGACAGGGCATGAGTGGAGGGTATAGTGGCGGTGATGGCGGATACGATGAGTAAATTGACTATTGATTTTGCCCAACTGTTTCTGTTATACTTACTAGATGTCTAATTTATTTAAAAAAGCTGCACTATTCACCGATATACATTTTGGCCTAAAGTCAAACAGTACTCAGCACAACGAGGACTGTTTGAATTTTGTCAAATGGGCCACTACCAAAGCACGGGAGGAAGATTGCGAGACTGCTTTCTTTCTCGGTGATTGGCACAACAATAGAGCCAGTATTAATATTTTAACATTGGGCTATAGCCTGCAAGCACTGGAGCATTTGAATGATAATTTTGAACATACTTATTTTATTCCTGGTAATCATGATCTCTATTATCGTGATAAGCGCGATATTCAATCCGTTGCTTGGGCTCGACACCTCCCCAATGTTACAATATGCAATGATTGGTTTTCTAGTGGGGACGTTGTTGTCGCTCCTTGGCTTTGTGGTGATGATCATAGAAAAATTCCTAAACTAAAAGGCAAATACATGTTCGGACACTTTGAGCTCCCCGGATACTTGATGAATGCCATGGTTGCCATGCCGCAACATGGTGAATTGGAACGAGATCACTTTAACAACTTCGATCATGTATTCACTGGACACTTTCACAAGCGCCAAACACAAAAGAATATTACTTATATTGGAAATTGCTTTCCGCACAACTACGCTGATGCCGGGGACGACGACCGTGGCTTGACTATCCTTGAGTGGGGCAATGAGCCTACATATCATGCGTGGCCTAACCAACCACGGTATCGGGTATTTAATTTAAGTGATGTATTAAATCACACAGAGGCAATGTTGAAACCTGGCATGCACGTTAGAGTTAATTTGGATGTGGATATCAGTTACGAAGAAGCAACGTTTATCAAGGAAACATTTACCAATACATATGGATTAAGAGAAATTACTCTGATCCCGGCTAAAGTTACAGAACTTACTGAATATCAAATACAGGGCAATATTGAGTTTGAAAGCGTAGATCAAATTGTTTACAGTCAACTTACTACTATAGACAGTAAACAATACGACCCTACCTTGCTATTAGATCTATACAGAAATCTATGAGAATCGCAATAACTGGAACTACTAGTGGATTGGGTGCCGAATTAAAAAATATTTTAGAGAAAAATAATGAGGTCATATCAATTAATCGGGATAGTTTTTTAAATTTAGATCTATTAGACCTAAGTTCGATTGATATTCTTATTAATAATGCAGGGCATTCCAATGGCGGAGGCGTTGGACTCAAGGCTCATAAACAACAACAATGGCAAAGCATAGTTGATATAAATTTTGTAGTCCCAATATTATTAACTCAAAAATTTATAAATCAAAATGCCTCGGGGAAAATAGTGTTTATAACTTCTAAAGCAATCGAAAAGAATTTAGGCGGCGATTCTGTTTATTCAGGTAGCAAAGCCGGACTATCTACCTTTATTTCTTGTATGCGAGACGAATTAAAGGGATCTAATTACAAACTAATAGAGATACGTCCTGGAAGAATACGAACTGAATTTGCCAAGAATAGAAATATACACAGTGAAGATATCTTAGAAAACTTTTACGATAACATGGTGCACATGTCAGTGACTGAAGTGGCAAATTCTATAATTTTTGCTATTAATTCAAATACCATTGAATTATTATCATTAGCGAGAAATTAATGATTGTGTCTCCAATTCTAGACAAGTATTTTGTCTACGATCGAGTATTTGATTTGCTCGAGTATCAAAATACCATGGAGGAACTTTACGATACTCTTTTACACATGAAGAGGCACGAGTACGAATCAAATTATAGATTTATATTCTTGCACTACGATACCGATTATTATATTACCAATAATCAACCAGGAATCCTACTTAGAAATTTACAAAAAATTTTAGCTTCACTAGACATTCCCAATTATTTTTGTTTGATTTTAACCGAGCAAAACATTCAAAAAGAATTAGATCAATTGGCCCAAGAAGAAACCAACAATGATTGTAGTATTTCTAGTATTCAGCATGGATTACAGGATTGGGTTCACAAAGACTTTCCAGATGTTGATTTAAACTATATGCGAATTTCAAAGAAATATATTTGTCTAAATAGGTTTCGTAGATCGCATAGAGCATTATTATTTTCAATTCTTAAAAATAAAAACTTACTAGATGATGGAATTGTAAGTTTTGGTCATAGGAGCCCGGATGTTTCTTAAAGTATCTCCATTTAGTAGAATTAACGATCATTGGACTAGAAATCCTGAATTATACAAATTTTTTAAAGAAATATCAAAAGATTTTTCATATGTTAATTTTGATGATCGTTACGATATCAATACCGCTGATGGCGAATTATTCCAATCGGCATTTTTACACGTTGTAACTGAGACTGTTTTTTACTACCCAAATATTTTTCTCAGCGAGAAATCATTTAAGCCAATTATTAATAAACGTCCGTTTTTGCTAGTAGCCAGTGCTGGGTGCTTGGAAAATTTAAAAAACTTTGGATTTAAAACATTCAATGATTATTGGGACGAGAGTTATGATACTATTGAGGACGCAGACAAAAGAATGTTGGCTATTTGCGAAATTATACAAACTATTTGCAGTAAATCAATAATTGAACTGCGGGATATGACACAGTCTATGTCAGAGATATTAGAGTTTAATTTTGATCATTATCAAAATTCTTTCAAGGAACAAGAACTGAAAAAGTTTGAAGAGGCATGTGTTCAAAATTTGAAAGTTAGATAATGATTTATATTTGCGGAGATAGTTTTTGTAGCCAGGATAAAGAATACGGCCAGAGCTGGGTGGATTTGTTGATGCAAAAAACGTCAAACAAAATTGTAAATTTATCAAGACCCGGAGCAAGCAATTACCTAATTTATCTACAAGTTAAACAGGCATTAGCAAATAATGCTACACATATTATCTATCAGGCAACAAGTTCTATTAGGCATGAATTTTCAATTGAATCAATCAATGCTGGCAAAGATAGTATCAATAGGTATTGGAATGTGCTTGATCCAAATAATGATAAAAAAACAATATGCACCTCTTGGTCAACACCTTTAAACAATACGCCAAGTAATTTTAAAAATGAATTAACTGAAATATATGAGTTTGGCGTTAGGTTTTTAGATTTACCATCAACTATTGAAAAGAATTACATTTATATTTTGTTTACATTGAGATTGATGCAAGAAAATAAAAACTTACATAGATGGGCCTGGAGCCAAGGTGGGTTTGAGCACAAAAAATTTAATCCTATTGGTAATTGGGATTTTTCTCAGTTTAGGCAATACGAATCTAAAATAAATCTTTGGGATTATCATTGTTCTTCTGCTCTTAGGCCATACTATCACATTACCGATATTAAAATACACCAAGATGTTTGTAATGTGTATTATGATATGTTACAATTACAAAATAATTTATAATCATGTTTAAAATAAAAGATTTAACAGTACGCAATTTTATGAGCGTGGGCAATACCACCCAAGCAGTCAGTTTTGATCGCAATGACTTGACTCTTGTACTTGGCGAAAACTTGGACTTGGGCGGCGATGACTCGGGTGCACGTAACGGTACAGGTAAGACCACAATTATCAATGCCTTAAGTTATGCCCTTTACGGCAACGCTCTAACCAATATCAAGAAAGATAACTTGATCAATAAAACCAATACCAAAGGTATGATGGTTACTATTGATTTTGAAAAGGATGGAGCAACCTATAGAATTGAGCGTGGACGTAAGCCTAACGTTATGCGCTTCTTTGTTAACGATCAAGAAAAAGAAATTACAGATGAAGCGCAAGGTGATAGTAGAGAAACGCAAGCCGAGATAGAGCGTATGTTGGGAATGAGTCATGATATGTTCAAGCACATTGTGGCCCTGAATACTTACACTGAGCCATTTCTTAGTTTAAAAGCCAACGATCAAAGAACTATTATTGAGCAGTTGTTGGGCATTACACTATTAAGTGAAAAAGCAGAATTGCTCAAAGAACAAATCAAAGCCACTAAGGATGCTATCACTCAAGAAGAGTATAGGATCAAAGCAGTGACTGATGCCAATGCACGTATACAAGAACAAATAGAAAATCTCAAGCGTAGGCAAACACTTTGGCTTAGAAAACGAGAAGAAGACTTAGACAAGTTGTTGGCATCATTTGATGAGCTTAATGCACTAGATATTGAAGCAGAGCTAGTAGCGCATCAAAAGTTAAATGAGTACACGAAAAAGAAAAGTGAAATAGACCGTATCAAAGGCTACATTGCACAAAACAAGCGTGACCAAGCCCGAGAAGATCAAGTGTTGGCTCGATTACGAGCCGAACTAGAAGCATTACAAAATCACCAGTGTCATGCTTGTGGGCAAGACCTGCATGATGACAATCATGAGCAGATGTTAACAGACAAGCAGAAGCAAATTGAGGACACTGCGCTTAATGCACTTGCGGCTCATACACAGTGGCTGGAGAATACTGCTGCATTGACTGCATTGGGCGAGCTAGGTGATCGGCCCACAGTATACTATACCAACGAATCGGATGCGTTTGAGCATAGATCTAGCATGGGCAGTATTCTAGCACAGTTAACTGCCAAGCAAGAAGAAGCAGATCCCTATGCTGAACAGATCAAAGACATGAGCGAACAAGCTCTAGAAGAAATTGATTATAGCACTATGAATGAGATTGACCGTGTTAAGCAGCACCAAGAGTTTTTACATAAGCTACTAACCAACAAAGACAGTTTTATACGTAAACGTATTATTGATCAAAACTTGAGTTACTTAAACGCAAGACTGGGGCAATACTTGGATCGTATTGGTTTGCCGCATACTGTTAAGTTTAATAATGATTTAACTGTAGCCATCAGCGAATTGGGAAGAGAACTAGACTTTGACAATTTGAGCCGAGGTGAGCGCAATCGTTTGATCTTATCCCTGAGTTGGAGTTTTAGAGACGTGTGGGAAAGTTTATATCAGCCCATTAATTTATTGTTTATCGACGAGCTTATCGATAGCGGCATGGATTCAAGTGGTGTTGAAAACAGTCTCGGAATACTTAAAAAGATGAGTCGTGATGCTAACAAATCAATTTGGCTGGTCTCGCACAAAGATGAACTTGCCGGACGTGTTCATAATACACTTCATGTAGTAAAAGAAAACGGATTTACTAGCTATAATACAGACATTGAAATAACATAATGTTAGCAACTTGGCATTTTCATATAGAGATAAGCAGTAAGTGTACACTAAAATGTCCGCGGTGTGCTCGGCAAGAAGTGCCTGATAGTTTAGTTAATACTGAATTAGATTTAGAGTTCTTTAAAAAGAACTTTACTCCCGAGTTTATATTAAACAATGTAGAAAAAATTACATTCTGTGGCGACGACGGAGATCCCATTTATGCACATGATTTAATCCCTGTTATCAAATATATTAAAAGTGTTAAGCCGGTTGAGATTGTTATTATCACGAACGGTAGCCATAAAAAGATCACGTGGTGGATACAGTTAGGGCAACTGTTAGATCACAATGACAGTGTGCATTTCAGCGTTGACGGATATGACAACGACAGTAACAATCTTTATCGTGTCAACAGTGACTGGGACAACATTATTGCTGGATTACAAACTCTACGTGCCACTAGTCGTTGTCAAATAGTATGGGCTGCTATTGCTTTTAAGTTCAATGAACATAAGTTAGACTTTATGCAAAAATTTGCCCAGCGATTGGGAGCAGATCGATTTCAAATAACAAAAAGTACAAAATTTGGAAGTATCTACCCCAGTTATGGTGCCAATGATCCGCTAGAGCCCACAGTAAAATTTATGAGCTCTAGTCATAGATTTGAGAGAACAATAGTAGCGTTTACTGAGAAAACAACTAAAATACCCGAGATCAACATTAAACTATACAATGATGTTACAATACAAAACAACATAAAACCCTTATGCGAGATAGGCAACAAAGGGTTATATATAGACGCTAGGGGAAGATTATTTCCTTGTTGTTGGGTGGCGAATCGATACACGCACAATAGTGAATGGCAAACTCTAGCAGAACAATTTAATTTACATCACAGGACCTTAACAGATGTAGTTGCTGACCCTTTTTGGGAAGGTGAATTTAAGGCATTCAAATGGCAAGAATGTACACAAAAATGTAATAAAAACCTAGTAAATCAAGAATATTCTACATCATGGTAAACAGTCATAATTATGTTATATGCAATGGATATATCAAAACTCACCTGTCGAGGAACTTCCCAATGACTGTGTAGGCTTTGTGTATCTTATCACTAATAATCTATCTGGCAAAAAGTACATAGGCAAAAAACTAGCGAAATTCGCAAAAACCACTTATCGAACAGTAAAACTCAAGAACGGCACGAAGAAGAAAAAGAAGATACGCAGCAAAATCGACAGTGATTGGCGCGAATATTATGGCTCAAACGATCAACTCAACAAAGACGTCGAAACTCATGGCACCGAAAACTTTACCAGAGAAATACTCTATTATTGCAAAAGCAAGGCAGAATGTAGTTACATTGAAGCTCGTGAACAATTCACTAATAGAGTATTAGAATCTACAGATTATTATAACGGACAAATATCGGTCCGTGTACATGGCTCACATATATTGAATAAATTATAAATGCAATTAATATCAGTTGTTACCGATCCTGGTAGTATAGGCGGAACCTTTATAACTTGGACTTTGCATTTTTTATCAGGGCACACAAAATATTTTTTAGTTGAAGATAACTCATGGCATGATATTACAAATTCCCCGTTAACAAAAAAAAATTCGCATGCGTTTATTCCAAATCAATTAAATAGGTATTTTAATTGTTCGCTTAGTGATGTTAAACATATCACAGAAAAATTGATTAATACTGACACAGATACATTTCATACTCTTTATTTTCATAATTTTAATAATAATTTAGATATTTTAGTACCACAATATTTTAAAGATACAGTTACAAAACAAGTTTTAGTAAACGGGAGAAGCTATCCGTTATATCATGCAAGACACGAACCTAGGGCAAAAAAACCTATTTCAAAAGAATTTGCAACCGATAACAAAGACATTCTTTATGATCTATTTGTAAAAGAGTATTTTCAAGATTCAAAGATATATTGGGAAAATTTAGGGCTAACAAATATTTGGGATAAAAGAGAATTTATAGCATTAAATTTTAGACCATTTAAATTACTGCCACAGTTGGATTGCAACACAAATTGTTATCAAATTGATAGTATGGATTTATGGTGTAACTTTGATTTAAGTATTCGAGATCTGTTTAATTATTTAGAGTTACAACTAGACGAAACAAAATTTGGTCGCTGGCATCAAGTGTATTACGAATGGAAACAACTCCATCATAATAATTTAAAATTTGTATGGCAATTTAATACAATAATTGAAAGTATTTTAAAAAACAACTATATAGATTTAACAAAATTTAACTTAGATATCGTACAAGAAGCAACAATACAACACGAACTTTTATATAAACATAACTTAAATTTAAAAACATGGCAACTAGAAAAATTCATGGATTCAAAACAATTACACTCTCTATTAGAACCCAATATATATCATAAATTAAATACATCAGTTTAAGACTCGCACAGGTCAAACTCGTGTGCCCAGCGACAACCGGATAATAACGGGGACGGAAGACTCTATGCTGACTAGAGCACTCAATCACTATCCTTAACAGGACGAAGATCACTAATTGCCGTGGTTTGATTGTTTGAAGTAAAGAATTAAAGGCTAAAAAGACGCTGCAGTGATGTAGCAGGTTAGTATAGTATGTTAGCGTATATTATATTAATTGCCGTTGTAAAAAGACGCAACTCGAGGTACCGGACAACCGCCTCTGTAATGTTGTAACGCTAGTGACTGTGCGACTCGGATGAAACGCATTTTGCTTTGCCCTGTGCGGGCAAAGAGTGACTGCTAGGTCTGGATGAACCTAATAATCGCTTCGCTCTCAAATGCTTTTAATAAGAAAACAATGTTCTGAGCTGTTAAGCGAAAGAACAGATGTACGTAGTACATCTTAAAAGAATGGCAATCCTGATTCTTTTGTTGTTTCCATGTTTTTCTTAATAATACCTCCAATGATTTCTCGTTCTTGAAGGCTTAGGTTTAATGAGTCTTCATAACTTAACCCACCTCTCATAAACCAAATCATTCTCAACGCTTCTTCTTTTATGGCTCTTGACTCTTTATCGTAACGGTCTAATTCTTCAACGATAGCGTCATTATCTAATGTTAAGAGCCGATTCCGAAAAAATTCGAGTAATCAAATTCTAATGGTAACTGGAATTCTTTGGCGCATGAGGTACATGCAATTCTTGGTGCTTTGATTGCCCCTTCTCGATTGAGTTCAGCAAGTCGTTCTTGAACTAACTTAGTGATCTTGCCATCAGTGTTTTCATAAAACTCTCGTATGTGTTCGGGTTTGGTAACACGTGCGCCATCATCAAGTTCAATGTATTCGGTGCTACTGGTAACAATATCTAGGCCAATGTCAACTAACACACCCATGCTTCGATTAATTTGATTTGCCTTTACTTCAAGATCAAGTGATTCATCGTTTAAGGAATTCATAATTCGATTTTCTTCAAATGTAACTACATTCTTTTTGTTGATGTTGAAAAACTGTTGTGGACAGATTTTTATTTTTAACTCGCCAACTTCAATCTTTTGTGAGTAGTCGGGGGTAGTTATATTGCTTAACACCTGTTGCAAGTCAACTGTGTTGTTGTTTTCTGCGTTACAGTGCGGGCACAAACTGTCTACATCCATGTCGTTTTTGTAGCTGGCAATGCGTATACCAATTAGCACAGCATCAATATCAATACTGGGCATTTTCCAAGCATCTACAATGCTGGGGCAACAACTTTGAACAATTTCCGCAATGCTACTACCGTTCATGAGAGCATCAGGGGTACGTAGTGTGATCTCGTCTCGAGCAGTCATAGGATAAACTGGTATTTCTCCGGTGACTGGCAAATTGAGACTGCCCTCGGGCCAATACTGTCCGTTTGAGGGCAATTTCATGTGAATTGCTGGTTGTCTAAAGTATTTAGACAGTGGATTTGTTTTTGTAGCCGGTTGAGTATTTTCCATAGTTGTAGATCCAATAAATATAATTGATACTCGTATTTATAATACAATATAACAGGGAAAATTAATGCCACTAGATCCATCAGACGCATCCGTACTAGCACAAGCCGTTGCACAGGGCATGAAAGCCTACCACGAAGTGGGCGGAGCAGGGGGAACTGGTAAAGGGAAATTTGTTACCGTTGCGGATCTATCGGGCAATGCTGAGCAGTTTAAAAAGGCTCTGCAAAATCTTACACACAATGTTAAAGATGCAGCAGTAGCTTCAAAATCAGCTTTTAACGATGTGATATCTGCCTTTAAGGGCGGTGCAGTGTCAATGATGGACAACTCGCACGAGTTAGACAAACTCAACGAGGCTCTCAAAGAGTCACAAACCAACATGAAGTCAGCGGCTGCTGCTAACGATGCAGCTTCTATAGCACTAGAACAAAGTCGCCAAACTGAAATCAAGAAAACCAAGGCCGCTATAATTGGTATTCAAGTGGCTCAAAATTTAACCGCGGTCACTGCTGGGGTTATCAATGCTTATGTTGATTATCAGTATGCCTTAAAGGGTCTGCAGTTAGACTACGAGGCTGCACTTATTGGCGGTAAGTCGGCAATAGACACTTATACTGACACAGTCAAGGGTGGCATGGATGCACAGACTCAATTGCGAAGCAGTCTATACCAAGTTGAAGAGGCCGCTGGTGGTGCTGCATTTGCTCTGGGCTTGATGTTACCTGGATGGGGTAAAATACTGTCTTTACTGGGCTTGGCCTTATCAGCTTGGGCAGCAGTTAATGATCGTGATCAAAAGCAACAAAACGAATTTCAGAAAAAGAATTTAGAAAACCTACGTGCACAATTAAACAAAACAATTGATTCCTATAAATTAATTACTGATTCGGGCGGAGCTTTAGCTGGCGGCATGACCGAAATGACTACTCTTGCTATCAAGTCTGGGTATGGTATTAAATTATTTGGCGAAGGGTTAAAACTAAGCCGAGAGAGCATACAAAAATTGGGCATCAGTTACGATGATTCGGTACAGTTGTTGTCTGGATTTGGACAAGCTCTGCATAAAGATTACAAAGCCGGCGGAGATCTTGCCAAGCAATTGGACAAGTTGGGTTATGCCGGCGAGCACCAAATTGAAATAATGGCCGAAGTATCGGCTAAATTGAAAATGTCCGGAGATGAAAGATACAACAACGACCAATTTGTCGCAGCACAAAGCGTTGAGTATGCCAAGACATTAAAAGTGATGACTTTAATAACTGGACAAAATGCCAAAGATGCACTCAAGAAGGCACAACAAGAATCGCTAGAAGCTGGCTTATTTGCTAAATTTGGTGGTATTAAAGGAGCAACAGATAAACTAACTCAACAGATTGCTAGTGCTGAAACTGGCTTAGGCACTCGCATGAAAGAGATGTATGTGGATTACATGCGTTTAGGGCGACTTCAGGGTTCGTCATCCAATATAATTGCCAACATAATTCCACAGGTTCAAAAAGAATTTGAATTTCAAAAATCACTCTTGAACGACACTAGTAAAACTGCCGACCAACAACGGGAGTTGTTAGCTGAATCTAACGAGCGTATCAAATTGAGTGTGCGGGATTATGTGGCAGGGCATAAAACAGAAATTGATGCCTTCGCCCAAGCATCGCAAACTAACAATACCGCTAAAGAAGTAATGGAAACACTTAGTGGTACAATACAACACAGTACCGGTGTGTACAAAGGCCAAGCAATTGATGCTGAAAAACTAGCTAAAGATTCAGCAACCAACAAAGCCAAATTGGATGATGCAGTTGCTCGAGCACAAGAAAATCAAGTGCAGGCCTTCGCTGATATGGATAAAAAAATGTCAGGCTCGGTTGAGGATTTTGCCCAAAACATTGCCAACACCAAAGGCGGATTTGATGCGCTAATAAAATCTATGGGAGCATTTGGCGATACACTAAATCCAAAGAGTATGTGGCAAAAGTTTGTGGACTATGCTAAAGGTTCTGGCGCAGCTGCTGCACAAAAAATGCATGACCTAGGTCATGGGCGTACCAATGTCAACTTACAAAATGCCACTGTATCTGGTGGAGGTGGAGCAGCACCGCAGTTTCGCAGAATGACTGAGGGCGGCGCTGGTGCTGCTGGTGCTGCTGGTGCACCTGGAGGGGCCAGCCCAAGATCGCTATCTGACATTATTTCATTTGGTGGCAATACTGGAGACGAAGCACATTTTCGCCAAGCTGATGCTTCGTTACAAGGTGCGTTTGTTGCAATGGCGCAAGAATATTATGAAAAGACAAAGAAAAAACTTCACATCAACAGTGCTTTTAGAAGTTTGCAAGAACAAACTAATGTAGCATCAACGTCAGGAATGAAGGCCAAACCTGGACATAGTTTACACGAACGTGGCAAGGCATTAGACATTAACAGTAGCGAAGTTGCTGAATTATCAGCTATGGGCTTGTTAGAACGATACAAGTTTAATACATTAGCCGGAGATCCAATGCATATCCAAATGGCCGACAACGGTGCTAATTTGGGCGTGGGCGACAGTGCTATTGTTGGTGAGATGGGCCCAGAAATTGTGTCAGGACCGGGATCGGTTACATCCAGATCTCAAACAAGTCAAGTGTTTGCCGAAATGACTAGAACGCTAAAAGAGATCAGCAATACTCTCAAAAATAGCAACACTGTGGCACGCAAAACTTTAAATGCAGTAGCGTAATCTGCTATAAATATACTACTACGAGAGAATATAATTATGGCCGGATGGAAAAAGTATTTTAAAACCAGTAACTTACCAAGCAATGTAAGTCCTTTGGGCGGTGGACGCCCTGCGGATCCAGGTATGCGTAACTATCAAAGTCAGTTACCTGAAGTTTATATTGGGCATCCAAATCGTGTTGAACGTTATAATCAATACGAACAAATGGATATGGACAGTGAGGTTAACGCTGCTTTAGATATTTTAGCTGAGTTTATGACTCAAAAGAATCAAGAAAACCACACTAGCTTTACAATTAAATTCAAAGAAACTCCTAGTGACAATGAAGTAAAGATTCTCAAAGAGCAACTACAACAATGGGTTGCCTTAAACGAGTTTAACAAGCGTACATTCAAAATTGTGCGTAACACCATCAAATACGGAGACCAAGTGTTTATCCGTGATCCCGAAACATTTAAACTAATGTGGACGGAAATGAGCAAGGTTACTAAAGTTATTGTTAACGAAGGCGACGGCAAAAAGCCCGAGCAGTACATGATCAAAGACTTAAATCCTAACTTTCAAAACTTAACAATGACTGCGGTAGCTACTACAGATACCTATATGAATCATCCACAAACAGGTGGGCCCAGCGGTGCTTATGTACAACCACAAACACCATTTGGCGGCGGCTCAAGATTTAGTCATGCTAAAAACGAAGCAGCAATTGCTGCTGAACACATAGTTCATATTAGTTTAACCGAAGGCTTGGATGTGTTTTGGCCGTTTGGTAATAGCGTATTAGAAAACATTTTCAAAGTGTTCAAGCAAAAAGAACTGCTGGAAGACTCGATTATTATCTATCGTATACAACGTGCCCCAGAACGTAGAGTATTTAAAATTGACGTAGGTAACATGCCCAGTCATATGGCCATGGCATTTGTGGATCGTATCAAGAATGAGATACACCAACGTAGAATTCCAACTCAAAGCGGTACTGGCAGTAACGCAAACATGATGGATGCTACATACAATCCACTAAGTCAAAACGAAGACTATTTCTTCCCGGTAACTGCTGATGGTAGAGGAAGCTCTGTTGAAGTATTCCCGGGCGGTACCAACTTGGGCGAGATCACAGACTTGCGCTTCTTTACTAATAAACTATTCCGTGGTTTGCGTATTCCCTCAAGCTATTTGCCAACTACCGCTGATGACGGAAGTCAAGCGTATACTGATGGTAGAGTAGGTACTGCACTGATACAGGAATGGCGCTTTAATCAGTATTGCCAACGTTTGCAGGCTATGATTTGTGAGTCATTAGACAGAGAATTCAAACTGTTTATGCGTTGGAGAGGCTTTAATATTGACGGAAGTTTATTTGATTTATCATTTAATGAACCACAAAACTTTGCACAATACCGCCAAGCAGACATTGATACTGCACGTATTGCTACGTTTACACAACTAGAACAGTATCCTTATCTTTCTAAACGTTTCTTAATGAAACGTTATTTGGGCATGACTGAACAAGAGATCAGTGAGAACGAGACCGCTTGGGCCGAAGAAAGAGGCGACGTTGAAGCAGCACCTGCTGAAGCTGCTGGCTTAAGAGGAGTTGGCGTAAGCCCAGGTGGTATTCAAAGTGATTTGGATAACCTAGGTGGCGAAGGCGGAGCAATAGATGGCGGAACTCCAGGAGAGGCCGGAGAAGCTGGCCCAGGTGCTGGAGCTGGTGTAAACGCTGGCGCAGCAAGTGCTGGTCTTTAAACAAATTGGTTAAATACAAATATGAATATCACTGATTTATTTGAAGACTTTGACAAAGCGCCCGAGGGCTATTACTCTGAAAAAGACGATAAGAGCACTCTCAAAATGAACGACAGTCGAGTAACTCGTGTGACATTTGACCACCTACATAGACTTAGACTAAGTCATGACGTTAAAAAACTTGAGCACGAAAAGAAACTCAAGCAAACAGCAAAACAGTACGCAGTAGCCCCAGAAGGCGGCGCTGGCATGCCTGGCCTATAGTTATACAACTAAAATTCGCCAAAAAAACCCCATTTAACCCCGAAATCTGCGTAGTTAAGTAAATAACTACACAAAGCCACTTTATTAAAGGAATTTTTATGAACAAGTTTGAAAAACTAATTGAATATATCATCAATGATGAAGACGACAAAGCACGTCAACTTTTCCACACAATCGTTGTAGAAAAGTCACGTGACATTTACGAAAACATCATGGCTGAAGAAATGGAAGAAGAAGGCGTTGCTGGCGACAAAACTGGCGGCCTTGCAAAAGAATTAAAAGCAGTTGATACTGAAGAAGCAGTACACGAAACTGATGAAGAAGGTGAAGGCGATGACGGCGAAGGCGATGACGGCGAAGGCGATGACGGCGAAGGTGACACTAAGTTTAATCTAGACAGTGAAGACGATGACGGCAACCTAAGCGGTGAAGTTGATCCTGAAGCTGGCGAGCATAACGAGATCGAACAACAAGTTATGAGTGCAAACGACAAGCTAGACGAGCTACTAGCAAAATTTGATCAAATCGTTGGCGGACAAGAAGGCGGAATGGAAGAGCCAGGAATGGAAGAGCCAGGAATGGAAGGGCCAGGAATGGAAGAGCCAGGAATGGAAGAGCCAGTGGACGAAATGTTCATGGAAGAAGAGTCTGCTGAAAAGAAAAACGAAAAGAAAATGACTAAAGCTGAAAAAGAAGAAGCCGGAAAACCAAACATGAAAAACACCGGCAAAAAAGATGGTGGTAAGCCATTTGAATCACGCCAACGTTCAGTAAGCGAACTAATGCGTGAGTATGTTGAGAAGATTGAAGATATCAACTTAACACCTGGTACATATAGCGAAGGTGACCCTGTTGGAGCTGGTACAAAGACTGGTAAAGTTAAAGTTAATACAACTTATACTGGTTTGGAACAAGGTCCAGACTTTGGTGGTACAAGCGAGAACATTGTTTCTAAGCGTGGTGCTACAAATGAAAATCCAGATAACAAAGCAATTCCAAAGCCAAGCAATGAGTACAACAAAGGCGAAGGCAATTTGCCAGGCGCTGGTAAGTTTAAAAATGCTCCAGGCAACAAGAAAGTTTGGGACGGCGGATCTGACAAAGGCTATGGCGCTGAGAAGAAATCGGGTTCAGAAGGTACTAACGCAGGTTCCAAAAACACAATTGGTACTAACGTGAACAAGAAGTCTGAACTAGGCCAAGCTGGTCAGCCAACTGGCAAGAAGAAATAATAGGATAGGCACAATAAAATGGCTTTGTACCTACGTGAGAACTTAACTTTTGACCGCGCTGGAATCAAGATTATTCTTGAAGAAGGAAAAGACGGAAAAGGAAAAGATCTCTATATGGAAGGGATATTCGTTGAAGGAGGCGTGAAAAACGCTAATCAACGAGTATACCCAGTCCACGAAATACAAAAAGCTGTGGAAACTATCAATGGTCAAATCAAAGAAGGATATAGCGTCCTAGGAGAAGTAGACCATCCAGACGATTTAAAGATTAACCTAGACCGTGTAAGTCACATGATTGAAAAAATGTGGATGGATGGTCCTGCAGGTTTCGGAAAATTAAAAGTATTACCAACACCAATGGGCAAACTAGTTGAAGCTATGATTACATCAGGCGTAAAGCTAGGAGTAAGCTCACGTGGATCTGGTAATGTTAACGAAGGAACGGGACACGTTAGTGATTTTGAAATCATTACTGTGGATATTGTGGCACAACCCAGTGCCCCACATGCTTATCCAAAAGCGATTTACGAGTCGTTAATGAATATGCGTGGTGGTAGTAAAGTATTTGAACTAGCAAGTGAAGCTAGTCAAGATCGAAAAGTACAAAAGTACCTGAAGGAATCTCTAACAGGATTCATCAAAGAACTTAAAATATAGGAGATATATCCAGATGTTAGATGCTATCAAACCATTGTTGGATAACGGAATTATTAACGAAGACACACGTACTGCTATTGCTGAAGCCTGGGAAGCCAGAATCACTGAAGCAAAAGAACAGGCTCGTGCTGAACTACGTGAGGAATTCGCACAACGTTATGCACATGACAAATCAGTTATGGTTGAAGCTCTTGACAAAATGGTTACAGAAAGCCTAACTGCCGAACTACAAGAGTTCGCAGAAGAAAAACAAAAACTAGCCGAAGACCGTGTTAAGTTTAAAACACACATGGTTGAAAGTGCAGGCAAGTTCAACAATTTCCTAACTGCTAAACTAGCAGAAGAAATCAGTGAACTACGCAACGATCGTAAAATGTATGAAGCTGCCATTGGCAAACTTGAGGCATTTACAATTCGTGCACTAGCAGAAGAAATCAAAGAATTTGAAGCAGACAAGAGAGCAGTAGTGGAAACTAAAGTTCGTCTAGTTCGCGAAGGTAAAGCTAAACTAGCTGAACTACAAAGCAAGTTCGTTGCACAATCTGCACAAGCAGTCCAAGAGGCCGTAACCAGTTCGTTAGAGTCAGAATTGACTCAACTAAAAGAAGACATTACCGTGGCACGTGAAAACATGTTCGGTCGTCGTTTATTCGAAGCGTTTGCTAGCGAGTTTGCTGGTACTCATTTAAATGAGAACAAAGAAATTCGTAAGCTACAAGGTACAGTAAATGTACTAAGTAACAAGTTGCAAGAAGCAGTTTCTGCAATTCAAAGCAAAAATGCACTAGTTGAATCAAAAGAACGTGAAGTTCGTATTATCAAGGAATCAGTAGACCGTAAGCAAAAACTTGCAGAATTACTGAAGCCATTGAATAAAGAAAAGTCTGCAATTATGCAAGACCTTCTTGAGAGTGTACAGACTGAGAAATTACAGTCTGCATACGAAAAGTATCTTCCAGCAGTACTAAACAACAGTTCAGTTAAGACACCAGCTCCACAAGCTAAAGTATTAACAGAATCACGTGTAGTAGCTACCGGAGATAAAACTGCTAAAGCTGCCGTTAAAGTTGAAAGTACAGAGTCGCAAGACAACGTATTTGAGATCAAACGTTTAGCAGGGCTTAATTAAAACCCTAAAAGGAAAAAGGAAAAATCATGTCACAAGTATTATTAGAAAGCCGTTGGGGCGAAACAAAAGAAGCCCTGTTAGAAGGCTTACACGGTTCTAAAAGAACAAGCATGGGCGTTATTCTTGAGAATACACGCAAGATGCTAGCTGAAAATGCAACAGCTGGTTCAACACAAGCAGGTAACGTAGCAACACTTAACCGTGTTATTCTACCAGTTATCCGTCGTGTTATGCCTACAGTTATTGCTAACGAGATCATTGGTGTTCAACCAATGACAGGTCCAGTTGCTCAGATTCATACACTACGTGTACGTTACGCTGACAACTTTACAGATGGTTCACCATATGCAACATCAGCTAACGCTGGTGATGAAGCATTATCACCATTCAAGATTGCAGTTGCTTACTCTGGTTCTAATACAACTGGTCAAGCTACTTCTACTGCATCTCTAGAAGGTATTGCTGGTAACAGAATCAACGTTCAAATCTTGAAACAAGTTGTTGAAGCTAAAACACGTAAATTGTCTGCTCGTTGGACATTTGAAGCTGCGCAAGATGCACAATCTATGCACGGTTTAGACGTAGAAGCTGAAATCATGGCAGCATTGGCTCAAGAGATCACAGTTGAAATCGACCAAGAAATTCTAGGTTCACTACGTGCCCTAGCCGCTACTGATTACACATTTGATCAGTCAGCAGTTTCTGGTACTGCAACATTCGTTGGTGACGAGCACGCTGCTTTAGCGGTTCTAATCAACAGAACAGCAAACTTGATTGCACAACGTACACGTCGTGGCGCTGGTAACTGGTGTGTTGTAAGTCCTGCTTCATTGACAGTACTACAATCTGCTACTACTTCTGCTTTTGCACGTACTACAGAAGGTACATTCGAAGCTCCTACAAACACTAAGTTTGTTGGTACATTGAATGGTGCAATGAAGGTTTATGTTGACGGTTATGCAAACGACGGCCAAGCAGTATTGGTTGGATATAAAGGTTCTAGCGAGGCTGATGCAGCTGCGTTCTATTGCCCATATATTCCATTAATGAGTTCTGGTGTTGTTCTAGATCCATCAACATTCGAACCAGTAGTTAGCTTTATGACACGTTACGGATATGTTGAATTGACAAACACTTCATCATCTCTAGGTAACGCAGGCGACTACGTTGGTGAGATTGCTGTTGCAAACTTAACATTCCAATAATCAAGCAATACTTGATATAGGAAATTCAAAAAAGCACTTTCGGGTGCTTTTTTGTTGGCGGTGGTATCAGCGATATAAATATTATTGTGACAACAGTCACAAGCTCGTGTTTAACACACATACACACAAAGGAGAAAAACTATGAGCAAAACACCATTTGAAATTCGTCTTGAACTTTTAAAACTCGCAAAAGATTCTTTATTTGAACCCGTTTACCACAAACGTGATGCACTTAAAGATGAATTCTTTAGTAAACAGACAGATGAAAATAAAGGTACGATACCTTTTCCAACTTTACCTGGCTTTCCGAGTACAGATGATATTATTGTAGAAGCTGAAAAACTTAACAAGTTTATAAGCCAACAATAATAGGAGCCCCGCAAGGGGCTTTTGCTATTGTTTACGACAATACGTTTCTATAAATTCTCGTTCTTGTTGACTCAAATGTACCTCAGTTACAACGCCAAAGTGTTCATTTTTTACTGGTAAATTTGAGTGCCTACTAGAGTGATCCCATAAAAATTCAGTATTGGAATCTAAGAAAATATTGTTTCCTTCACCAACGGCTAAATCAATAATTTTTCTTTGAAATTCGGATTGAGATAAATTTAATAATTCGCTCAATGATGTGGGGAACCAAGTATACGGGTCAACTTGAAATCTATGTGCTTGATATTTCAAGTCTGGATAATCCACTTTGCCATCTGGTCCATGGTGCCACGGAAGTACTATGGTTGGGATTTTTAAGAGATGTGATAGTTGGCAAACTCCTCCCTCGTATCCAATTACCGCAGCGCAATGTTGATTTAGTAAATATACTTTTTCTTCAATGGTACCGCTTTGAATAAACATAACCTCATAGCCATAAGACATTAACAAGTCAGCAATTTTACACCATTGTGCTCTTGTATAAAAACGGCAGTAGGGCATTACGTTACTGTTGAGTAATGGTAATTCGTCATCTCTCAAATAGATATTATTGGCTATTCCAATATATCTTTTGTCTAGTCTATTTTTATAATCAATATCCCAAGTTCGTCCAAGTACATTAATAGTATCGGAACTAAAATATGGACTGATAATTTTGGTCATGTCCGTAAATATGTTTGCTAGATTACTTGAACTATTTTTTCTTTCAATTAATTCTTGGCCAGGGTTATGTTCTAAAGTTAAGTCAATTGGAAATCTTTGAGACAAACTAAAAATTTTAACCAATTCAAAAATAGTAGTATGCTCATCATTCCACGGTTTGATAATGGTGATTTTTGTTGGTTGTTTAGAGTCAACTATTAGAGACAAGTGCATTAGTCCCATCCCCAATGATCTATCAGTGTCGAAGATCCACTCAAGCATAATTTAAATTCTCAGTCATTGAATATTATTTATAGCAGTATTTTTCACAGTAAATACAATATGAAAAATCTAATTGTTATTGGTGATAGTTGGCCCGCAGGAAACGAACTTGAAAATCCACACAAAGACGCTTTTCCAGTTAAAATTAAAGAAGAATTGGGTTTTGATAATGTAATAAATCTTGCTGAAGGGGGTTCAAGTTTACAACATTATTTTTTACAAATAAAAAAGTTTTACACAGTTAAAAAATTATATCCCCATCATTCCAAATATGAATTATTGGTTTGTATGACCAGTTGTGTTAGAGATTTATATTTTGATGAAGCAGGTCAACCAAATGAAATTATTCCCACAGATCGTTCTAAAATAGAATTTTATGCAAAAATGTTTAACTATCCCGAAACAGCAAAATTATTTTGGTATAGAACAGTGTTTATGATGCAAAATTGGGCAAGGCAAAATGGCATAAAAGATCATTTTGTACAAATGTTTGAAACCCCACCTATGGATGCTGATTACAACGCAATAATAGATTTTAAGTCTGTTTATGCGGGTGCTAGAACTAATATGGCAGCAATTTTGTCAGAAAAAGCCGGCGATGTGTATGATGAAAGTTTTAAATTACATCATGGTGCTAGAATACCTCACGGGTCAACCACATATCAAAAATATTTTGCCCCTAGTCATTTTCATCCAAATATACTAGGGCATCAAGAAATTGCAAATGAAATAATAAAATTTATGCACAGATGAAAAAATTATTAGTAACATTTGGTGATAGTTGGACATATGGGTCAGAATTAGATAAACCATCAGAACAAAATTGGACTTCAACTGTTGGTAAATATCTACTAGCAGAAACTTTAAATTTGGGATGTCCTGCAAGTAGTATAGGACATTTAGCAGTACAACTTTTTCAATATGTAGATCAAGTTGAAAAATATAAAGAATATAAAAAAATTTTCATGATTGGTCTTACTGGTACAACACGTCATCTGTCTTACAGTAATACGTTGAAAGAGTTTATAAACATAACACCCGAAGCAAATTATAGAACAAACAATATACACACATCTGGTAGACCACCCGAAATAGTTAAAGAACTTGATAAACTATCAATTGAAATGTATAAGGTAGTTGAATGTGTTGAGTATAACAAATACATTTTGAAACAAACTATGATGTTGTTTCAAAATTATTGTGAAATAAATTCTATAGACACAATATTTTTTAGCTATTTTGACTATTTGCCCATGAATGATTTTAAAATTAATTATTATCCAGAATCATTGACTAAAACTCTTACTGGAAATGAATATACATTGCCTGACATACGAGAAAATCAGTATTTTTCTGGCAAATTATTCCATCCCAATGAACTCGGGCATATCAAAATAGCAGAATTATTACATGAGTTTTACACCAAAGTTTATCCGGGGAATTGAAGGCGATGATATTCCCTATCATTTGAGTTTACTGGGCTATGATGTAAACGCCATTCCTGACAGATATTATTTCTTCCCCTTAAACGATCACTACAACACACACGGCTCAGATTGGTTTAAAGAACAAACACAAATAGCAAGAGCACACGAGGTTGTGGTATTTTACGACCTTGTCAATATAGGCGACCAAGAGTTTAAAAACTTTTACTCTACAGTTAAAAATTTTGAACATCCTAGAAAAGTTTGGCTAACAGTAAATCAAAGCAAAGATATATTGCCAATTCTAGATACTACTATTGTACAATGGGATTTTATGTGGAACAGAATCAAGGCCTACTATACAGAAACAGTACCAGATAATCTAACACTACATCATTTTAATCGAGGCAGTTATCAATTATTTGATTTGGATTTTACTACAAAAAGAAGTCGAAAATTTTTATCATTACTAGGCAGAGAATATGGTATCCGTAAAGACTTATACGAAGAAGTCAAAGACTACAATGGATATGTTAGCAACAGAGCCAGGAATATATTTTTAGAAGGTGAGGCAGTTGTTGGTGCGTACACCCCAGTGCCAAAGCACTTTTACCAAGATAGTTATTTTAGCATATATGTTGAAAGCAATTACTACCAACAGTCACTAATTCACCTAACAGAAAAAACATTTGAGCCACTACTCAAAGGACATTTTATATTGCCCTATACAAATTCCAATGCTTTGAACAGACTAGAAGATATGGGATTTCAGTTCCCCAGTGATATTAATTATGCTTTTACTCAAGACCTTGCGTTACAGAATAGATTTATATATCTAATAGAAGAATTTCAAAAATTATTATCAGTCAATCTAGGCGATATGTATTATCATTACCGAGACTTGCTACAACACAATCAAAATTGTTTGTATGAAATACCTTATGATCGTAGAATACTTGAGGTGTTTGATGTATAAATTTTATAACACTTTGAGCTTTGAGCAATCAATCGACCATAGGCACACAGATTGGAGTGTAGACGATCCTTATAGTTATAGATGCTGGTATGAAGAAGATATACAAGGCCGTGACGGTTTACTAATACAAGTTGGAGATTCTTGGACTTGGGGAGATCATTTGGGACGAATAGATTGGAATAAAGCCAGTAACGATCCTGTGCGTATGGAACAAATAGTAGGACGACAATTGAGTAACCTAATGAATGCAGATTGGGTCAACCTAGCAAGACCAGGATGTAGCAATTATTGGATGCTAGAACAACTATTAGACATAGAGCATTTGTTAGCGACTCGAGACAATATTACCGTTGTAATAACTCTAACAGAAGATTTACGGGAAGCAACTCATACTCGTCGCATAAATGTAAATGATGCTTACGCAGAATTTTGGCAAAGATCAACTAGTATACAGGATTTTTTAACGCAGGTGGAAACCTATTTGTACAACAACCTCGAAGCGTATATAACACGTAACCCAAACGTAAAATTTATAGTAAGCAGAGCGTTCACAGACTCGTGGACGCACCGTCCTTGGTTATTAGATAAAACTTGGTGCGATGTAATACAAGATGCTATTGCGTTTGACAATTATCAAAAACCAGTTCCTTTTATAGGACAAATGAGCATTGACCCACTTGCCAATAAGTTTATTTCTACCAAGCCCGAACGCAAATCAGAATTCTTAGACATAATGGAACGTGTAGGTACACGTTGGAATTTTCTTGGGGCAAGTGAGTATAATCTAAAAGGCAGTACATACCATCCTAATCCTGCAGGGCACAAACTATGGGCCGAGTATCTTTTCTCTAAGTTAGCATAAATACTAAGTTCACAAGAACTCTCGGAGCACCAACTTCGGGTAGCCTAGAACGCTATTTTTAAGGAGAAAATAAAATGGCAAAATTAAAAATCACAAACACAAGCACTGACGGTATCGTACATGACCGTTATACAGGACCCGAATACACCAATGGTGCATACATTGGCGGTACAGGTGGTAACACTAGCCAAGCAGGTCGTCAAATTAGTCCAACAGTTAAAGTTGGATCAAATGCTGCTGGCGCGGGCTCAATTATGTTGCAAAAAGGCATACACAGATTTGAAGTAAACGATGGCACAAACGTTGGAAGATGTACACTAGTTAACCTAGCAACTCCTACGGTTAATAACACAATGAGTATTGCAGTTACATTAAACGTAATTACTTCTGCAAACGTTATTGCTGCTAACGTAGTTGGTAATGCTACTAGCACCTATGTTACATACGCAACTGCAAACGTAGTTGGTCCAGCTACAATTGGCGTGAATAGCGTATTACTAGGATTAGGCGGAAATACTGCTGGTTTAGTTACTGCGGTTAACCCAACAGTTGCTGGTTTAGCCAACGTTACAATTGCAACAACAGGAAACGTAGCAGCTCAAACAGTGGCTTTTGCTAATAATACTGTTTACGCAAGTCGTATTACCAATCGTTATGTTTACGATTTTGGTAGCGATGGCTACTTGAGCTCAAACATCACCGGTGGATACAACCCAAACAAATATCGTTATCACTTGGCTACACCGGATAACACATTCGTAATGGTTTCTTACGCTTAAAACAATCAGCTATAAGTGAGTATAGCATAAACTTAAAACGGCCTCCGGGCCGTTTTATTTTGGCAATTCAATATCTTTTGCTCAGCTAAATATACAATAAACAAGGTTTTCGCGATGAGTACCACAAAAAGAATTTCTGGAAGCTATACACTCCAAACTATCAATCCTGGGGATCAAATCAATATTGATGCCTCTCAAGTATACATCAATGGTAACTTAATTGTAACTGGAAATAGTCAAAGCATTGTTAGTACTGATAGTGCAATTACAGATCACACTATTACATTGAATAATGGGGTTACTACCCCAAATCCACTTGGTGCAAATATTATTGTTGCTCGAAGTGCATCTGGTAGCCCAGCCAACGTATTCATTAGTTGGAACGAATCAATTAAATCTTGGCAACTCTACAACGGAACTGCAATTTCGAATATAGCAACCGCAATTAGTTCGGGAATAACAAGCCTAAGTCAAGATACAAATCCAGTACTAGGCGGAAACTTAAACATAACTGGACATACACTATATACAAACGTATCCAGTGGAAACGTACAAATTTCAGCCAATACTGCTGGTAGCGGTGGCTCTGGCGTTTATGTAACAAACACTCAAACTACTAACGCAGAATTAGTAACAAAGTCTAAGGCGGTGGCCTATAGCATAGTATTTGGATAGGAATAAAAATGGCAATACAGAATACAATCTTAACAACGACAGCGGCAAATATATTTGTCAATCAAAGCAGCACAGGAACAAGTGCAATTACAACAATTCACTTATGCAATTATAGTCCTAATACAGAATTAGTAAACATATATGCAGTACCAATTGGATCTTCTGCTGGTGCAAATACAATTATCTATTCAAATGTTACGCTAACCGCTTATCAAACTTTAATCGTCTACCAAGAAAAATTTATTTTAGGTAGCATTGGTGATGCCATTATGGCAAATGCAAATACAGCAAACTCAGTAACTGCAACAGTAAGCTCAATAGGAATTTAATAATGGCAAGATTTTTAAAAAATCCAAGACCCACAGACAACGCCACGTTTGCTATGCAACTGCCTATTGTTCCTAGCAGCGCATACGGTGACGCTCCTACTAGCGGACTATTAAGATTCAATCAAGCAACAAGTCGAATTGAATTCTATTACAACGGTGCCTGGAGTCAAGTTGCCAAAATTGGTAGTGTACAGTTAGTAACTGATAGCTTTACTGGTGATGGCGCAACAACCACATTTACAATGAGTCAAGCAGAAAGTGACCCAACTGCAATTGCAGTTTTTATTGGTGGCGTTTATCAAATTCCTACAACACACTACTCAGTAAACGGATCAACAATCATTACATTCCAAGCTCCTCCTCCGCAATATACAGGCAGTAGCCCAACTACAATTATTGTAATACATAATATAAACAGCACTAACGTAGCTGCCTAGGACCGGGCATGGCAATAGGAAAAATCAGTGGAACAATGTTACAGGCAAACTTGGAACGCCAAGGTACCAACATCTCTATTGACGCTACTGCCTTCTTTGACGTAAACAATCATAGATTTGGTGTTAACAATTCTAATCCGCAATATACATTAGACATAACTGGCAACGCTCACTTAGGCAACATTTATGTATTGGGCAATGCAATCACAACTGATCCCGGACTCAAACTAAATCTTGGAAATATTAGCAATATTAATATCGCCGGCGGATCTGCCAACTATGTCATTTATACAGATGGAGCCGGCAATTTAACATTTGGCAACTTGGATGTATTGTCTGGCGTAGAAGGATTCACGGCCAACTACATTACTCTTGGCAGCAACACGCAAGGTGCGCTATCTAGCAATGCAGTAACACTAACATCAAATAGTACAGTAACAGACAGTATTGCGCTGATTAATCAAATTCTTGGAAATATCACAAACAACACTGGTTCAGTAATACATGTGTCGGGCAACGTTACTGCCAACGGCACATTTTATGGAAATTTAATTGGAAACGTAACCGCTACGGGAAACGTAACCGCTGGTAATGTAATAACCACCGGAACGTATTATGGAAACGTAGCAGCAGATACAATTACCCCCTATCAAACTTCAGTGACGATTTTTAAGAGCACATCGGCCATTGGACTTCCTGCAGGATCAAGCATACAGTATCCAACAAGCAATATCGCTGGCTATTTAAGATATAATAATTCTATTTCTACACTAGAATTTTATAACGGAACTGCTTGGATTGCGCTTACTAACACCATTGGCGATCAAATAATTACTCCCGATGGAGTAAATCAATCATTTACATTGTCTCAAAGCTCCACTTCTAATGGGGTACTGGTTAGTATCAATGGTACTATTCAACGTCCAGGGACTGCTTATACGGTTTCAGGCACAACAATTACATTTTCTGAAGTTCCGCTAATAACTGATATCATTGACGTAAGATATATTGCAACTGCAACCTCGGTGAGTTTGGACTTTGAAGTTGTTGATACTGGAAATGTTCAAATTGGAACCACAACTGCAATCATTGATAGTTTTTCATCTAGTCAATATCGTAGTGCAACATATACGATTTCTAGTTCTACATCAACCGATGCACAATTTTCTCAAATAATGCTAGTACAAAATGGCGGAACTGTGATAGTAAATACTATAGGTAATGTGCGAACTGCATCAAATACTGTTACATACTCGGCAAATATTAACGGTAGCACGGTAAACTTATTAGCCATCAGCTCAACTGCCACAACTCAATTACGAATTCAGCGCACTTACTTTAACGTTTAATCAATTACACATTCGTAATTTCAAAATCTTGAAATAGTCAACTACTCAAGAGGTGTTTATCTACGGCTAAACTAAATACTGTATAGGTAAATTAAGGATAATCCAAAAATGGCCGTAACCCGCATACAAAATAATCAGATCACTGATAGTACAATTAACGCTCAGTATAAAGTTTCAGCAGGTACCGTTACTGGTAACTTATTTGCCACAAACTTAACGCTAAACAGTAATATTACTATTCTTGGTAATCTAACAGTCTCAAATAGTTACTCTCAGCTTAACTCAATTAACACATATATTAACGATCCGTTAGTTGTTTTTAACAACGGATATACTGGCTCGCCAACGTATGACATTGGTATGCTAATGAATCGTAACTTACAACCAGTTACTGGTTATAATAGTGCCAGCGTAAACGTTGCTTGGATTTGGGAAGAATCAAGCAACCAATTCCAGGGTATTTTAACAACAGAAACTGGTACAACTGCTGGTGTTATTAACAATTCGGGATATGCAAACTTGCGTATTGGTAACGTAGCTGCTCAAAGCCAGACGATATCAAACAGTTTAACAGTCTCTGGACCAACTACATTAACAACTGCAACTGCTGGCGGAATTCAAGCCGCAGCAATTGGTAACGTAACTCCAGGCACTGGTGCATTTAATACGCTAACTGCTACTAGTTTCCAAGGTATTATTGGTAACGCAACTCCAAATACTGGTAACTTTACAACTATTACCACTGGCGGTTTGCAATCAGTTGCAATTGGTAACGTAACTCCAGGAAGTGCAGTATTCACAACAGTTAACACAACAGCCAACATTGTTGCTAACTCTGCAATAGGTAGCTTAACAATTTATGGTAATGCAATTAGTAGCAATACTGGTAAAATTGGACTTGGTAGTATCAGCAACGTACAAGTTACTGGCGGTACTAGTGGACAATATGTAACAACTGACGGAGCTGGCAATTTAAGTTTTGCAACAATATCAATTGTTGGTAACACTATACCTCTTGGTGCTAACGCTAGTGGACAATTGGTATCAAATGCAGTGACATTAACAACATCAACATACGTAACAGATGCAGTGGCACAGTTAAACGCTATTCTTGGCAAGCTAACCCCAGCAAGCCCGCCAAACTTCCCGGCAACTTCTCTAACTCAAACTACTGGCACTATCTCAGGATTGATGACTGCGTTTACACAAACGGACAATAGTGGATGGGGTAACCTAAGTGTTGCTGGCGGAACCTCAGTGAACGCAACAAGAAGTGCGGTGTTTGCTACTAGCACAGTAACTAATTCGGGAACCACTACAACTGGTGGTAATATTCAGCTGGCCATTAATGGTACAGTTTGGCCAAGTAATTATCACGCATTGACTGCAAGCCCGTCAAGTGCAGACAACGGCACATATGGTAACTTGGTTGTGTCGGGTGTACAAGATTATCACAATATTGTGAGCACAGTGGCAGCTGGATTCTGGTACGTATTTTCAGCGTCAGTGGCAGCAACCAGCATACCGGCTGGATGGAATAGACTAAACATAACCTACACTGGCGATGCAGCCTCAACTGGTTACCTAACTTGGTATTATGACGCAAGCTCACCAACTGCACCAGCATTTAGCGGAACAAGTATTGCATTGAGCAGTAACGTGGTCACTTATTCAAGCACTATTCCGCATTTAAACTCCAGCGCTGGCTTTACAATAAATGGCACAGTACAAAACTTAAGTGGTGACTTGTACTATGCAGCTTGGACCAGCACTTCTGCTAACTTCTTCTCAAGTCTTGGCGCAGGTGGAGCATTACTAGCACCGGCCAATAGAACACTGACTCAAGTGGGAATACCATTACCATTAACACGTAGCAATACTACTGCTTACACGTTCTCGACAACATCAAATGTCACGACCGGCTTTGGTAGTGCTGCTTCAACACTTGGACCAACACTAAGTGTTTCAACTCCATATGCAACCACTGGTAGTGGACAATTTGCACCAGGTAGTATTATATTGTACAAAACAGGTACAAGCACACAAATTGAAGAAACAAGTTTAACAAGCTCGTTCGGAACTGCTGCTCGTATTACCAATCCAGATGGTGGTACTGCTGCAGACAATCCCACATACACTGGAACTGAGACAACATTTAATAGTCAAACAAGTCCATTGTTAATAACAGACGCAACAGTTGTTGCTGCAAAATTACAGTACGATGTAACAAATTACAGTACTGGATATTATCCAGTAGGACCCAATTTGAGTTCTGGACGTGCCGCAAGTCAGTACTTTACGTTTAAGTTTAACTATGCCGCACTGAGCAGTTTCTATATACACTATACAGGAACATTGGCTGGATTGTGGATTGCATTACCCGGAGTCACTGACCCAACTTATGCAAGCCCCACTAACGGATGGCTAAATGCGGCGGCGGCCTATGCTGGTTCTGGTGTTCCAGGTACTGGTACAGGTGGCAACGGAAGCAATGGATGTGCAGTTGGCGGAAACGCAACACTAAACTCCAATGGTACATATAGTGTGAACGTTACATTTGGATCAGTTAACACATCAACCACAGGTAATAAGAGTAACGAGGTTTACGTTAGAGTTAAGTTGACAAGTGGTCAATCGCTAACAGCATTATACGTTGCAACATCATAATAAGAGAGAACTATAAAAAATGGCAATATCACAAAATCAGATCGTTGACTACTTAAATAAAAAGGTTGGCTATGGCGTAGCCAAGACCGATTTATACACTGCAAAACAACCCTATAACGAGTCTATTGCTAGTCCGTTATTGGTTCCTGGAGCGTCAGTACTTCAACAAGATTTCGCAATTCCCAACGTATCAAGTGCGCCTAGTGCAAATACGGTATTAAATGGTAGTACTATTGTTTCGGTGTATAATACATCAACTAGTGCAGTAGTACAAGGAACTGCATTAAGCGAGTCAGAAACAAACGAAACTTGGAGTACTGGTATAACCAATTGGATTCCACCAAGTTTTGGATCTGGTTACCAACTTAAAATATATGCCGGACCTCCAGGAGCAACTGTTGCTCAGGTAGCAAACTTTACAAATTTACCTGTAGCTGGATCTGGTGCTAGTGATTCTTGGTTCTTTGACTACCAAGCAGGTGTTTTAAACTTTGCTGATACAATAGTGCCAACTGCTGCCGCCAACGTTTCTAACGTTGTTTATTTTATGGGTGCAGCTTATACTGGTACTCTTGGTATTACTAACTATGCTAACCTTAGCGTAACTGGTAATTTAACCAGCGTCAATGGTAATATAGTTTTAACTAATGGTAATCTTTACGCTCAAAATTTATATGGTACATTCCAAGGTAGCTTGGGCAGTATGGTATCTGCCACTAGTGCCAACGTAGCCTCTTATGATACTGTTACCCCAGTTAGTAGTAATCAATCTTATTATTTAGAATTAGCTACTCAAGCAACTTCTGGTAATAGTATTACTGGCGTTAACTCTGCATTAAATTATAACCCTAGTACTGGCGCATTAAATGCTGGTACAGTAATAGCAAGTACTGTTAATGCTGCTACAATTGGTAACGCCGGTGCAGTATTCAGTGGTGCAAGCGAAACTTTAACTGGTACATTAATTGCTGCCACCGTAAACGCAGCAACAATTGGTAACGCTGGTGCAGTGTTCTCGGGTGCTAGCGAAACACTGACTGGTACATTAATAGCAAGTACGGTTAATGCCGCTACTATTGGTAACGCTGGTGCAGTGTTCTCGGGTGCTAGCGAAACACTGACTGGTACATTAATAGCAAGTACGGTTAATGCCGCTACTATTGGTAACACTGGTGCTGTATTTACTGGTGCTAGTGAAACACTAAGTGGTACATTGTTCGCAAGTACAGTAAATGCAGCAACGATCGGTAATGCTGGTGCAGTATTCAGTGGTGCTAGTGAAACCCTGACAGGTACATTAATTGCGACAACATTAAATGCTGCCACAATTGGTAATACAGGTGCTGTATTTACTGGTGCAAGTGAAACACTAAGCGGTACATTGATCGCAAGTACTGTTAATGCAGCAACAATTGGTAATGCTGGGGCAACGTTCAGTGGTGCAAGTGAAACACTAAGTGGTACGTTAATTGCAGCAACATTAAATGCTGCCACAATTGGTAATACTGGTGCTACGCTAACTGGTACTAATGTAAATGGCGTTTATGTATTGGCTTCTACTGGATTGTCGACTGCTAATGCAGTAATAACTGGCGGTAACATTGCTGGAACTCCAATTGGTACAGGCGTAGCAAGCACTGGTGCATTTACTACATTAAGTGCTAGCGGACAAACACAAATAACCAATACTACAAACGCAACAGGATTGAGCACTGGCTCATTCTACACACTAGGTGGTGCTGCAATTAGTCAAGACTTGTGGGTTGGTGGTACAATTTACGCTAATACACTACAAACAGTTCAAACTCAAATTTTGAGTGTTAATGAACCACTGTTATATTTGACTGGTACTAACCCTTATCCTTATAACTATGATATTGGTTTCTACTCACACTTTGTTGGTGGAGCTGCTAACTTATACTCACATTCTGGTTTTGTTCGTAATTACCTTGATGGAGATTGGTACTTGTTCTCAAACGTACCTGAGCCATCAGGCAACGTAATTAACTTGGCTAGTACTAACTTAATATATGACGCATTAAAACTTGGCTCATTGTTGGCAATGAACACAACACCAAGTACAAGTACCACAACTGGAGCATTACAAGTTGCTGGTGGTGCTGGTATTGCTGGAGCATTAAACGTAGGCTCAACTGTTATTGCTAGTGGAAATATTGTTGCTGGTAGCGGAACTACAAGCTCAAGCACTACAACTGGCGCATTGGTTGTTGCTGGTAGCGGTGGCGCAGGTATTGGCGGAGCACTAAACGTTGGTGGCGTTGTACAATTTACAAACGCAACTCAAAATACTGGTGCTAGTACCGGTGCTCTGCAAGTAACTGGTGGTGCTTATATTGGTGGTAATTTATGGGTTGGTGGTAATATTAATTTGACCTCAAGCACAGTGATTAACTCACCAACTGGACAATTTACAGGTAATGCTGCAGGCTTTGGTGCTTTATATGCAGGTATTACTGCTGGTTATGTATACCAACCACAGACAGTTATACAAGCAAGTACAAACTTTAATGGGTATGCACAGGTTAACAACCAAAATATTAGTAGTGGCACAAGTGCAAGTACTGACTTCGTTGCTACAATGGATACCGGTACCGCCGGAACTGGCTACATTGATATGGGTATTAATAGCTCAGGGTACAACGGAGCCACAAATGGTCAGACTCTAAGCTATGCAGGTGACGGTTACTTATATGTACAAGCAAATGCAACAGGATCACTTGGTAACTTGATGCTTGGCACTGCTGCTACAACTGGTAATATTTTCTTTGTAGCTGGTGGATTAAACACAAACAATCAAGTAATGACTATAACTACTGCTAATACAGTAGTAGTAACAAGTTCAGTTGCAGCAACAAACACCAGCAGTGGCGCATTGCAAGTACAAGGCGGTGTGGGAGTTACTGGGGCAGTATATGCTGGAAGTATTCAAAATACTCCAATTGGATCAACAACTGCAAGTACTGGTAACTTTACTACATTAAATGCAACAACTTCAGTTACAACTGCTACTTTAAATGCAGCAACAATTGGTAACGTTGGTGCAAGCGGACAATTTGGTACAATTATTGCTTCTACATTAAATGCGGCAATCATTGGTAACACAGGCGCTACAATTACTGGTGCTAGTGCAACATTAAGCGGTACATTAATTGCAAGTACTGTTAATGCAGCAACCATTGGTAACACAGGAGCTGTATTTACTGGTGCTAATGAGACTTTAACTGGCACATTAATTGCAAGTACTGTTAATGCAGCAACTATTGGTAATACAGGGGCTAATGGTCAATTTGGTACAATTATTGCAAGTACTGTTAATGCAGCAACCATTGGTAATACTGGTGCCACAATTACTGGTGCTAGTGCAACACTAAGTGGCACACTAATTGCAAGTACTGTTAATGCTGCCACAATTGGTAACGTTGGTGCTAGTGGACAATTTGGTACAATTATTGCTTCCACTCTAAATGCAGCAACCATTGGTAATACTGGTGCAACTGTAACAGGAACAAACGTAAACGGTGTTTATGTATTGGCTTCTACTGGACTTTCAACTGCTAATGCAGTAATAACAGGTGGAAGTATTAATGGTACAACTATTGGTGCTACTAATGCAAGTACTGGTAACTTTACTACATTAAATGCAACAACTTCAGTTACAACTGCTACAGTAAATGCTGCCACAATTGGTAATACTGGCGCTAACGTAAATGGTACAGGTACATATTTGACAGCACTAACTGCTACCAACGTTAACGGTACAGTAAACACTGCCAACGTAAGTTATTATAAAGTAGTTCAAGCCGTAACCAACAACCAAACTTATTATTTGGGCTTTGCTAATGCTACAAGTGGTAATAGTACATTTAACACAACTACAACAGTTAACGTTAATCCAAGCACTGGAACAATTTACGCAAGTGCATTTGTTGGATCAGGTGCAGGCTTAACAAACTTGTCAATTGGATCAATAACAGGTACATACCCAACAGCAAACGCTTCAATCTATACTGGAGTTACAAACAATACTAGTGGTAGTACTTTCTATCCAATACTAAGTGGACAAAGTAGCACCGGTAACGTACAAGCTCAGGTAAACGGTGGATTAAGTTATGTTCCAAATACTGGAACATTAAGTGCAACTGCATTTAGTGGAAGCGGCACTTCTTATATCCAAACACTACAAGTTAACGGAACCTTTACTGGTTGCGGTACGGTTGCAGCAACCAGCGGTGCGTCAAGTACCAGCACCTCAACTGGTGCGCTACAAGTAACTGGTGGCGCCGGTATTACTGGTAACTTATATGTTGGTAGTACTGGTGTATTTGGTAGTGTATTAAATTATATTCCGGCTAACGCACCAATTCAAGTTGGTTTGAACATTAATAACTACAGTCAAGTCAGTATTCAAAACGCCAATAACGGTAACAATGCAAGTTCAGACATTGCGGCAGTGGCCAATAACGGTAGCGACAACGATACTTATGTTGACATGGGTATTGTTGGCTCGGGATACAGCCAAGCTGCATACAATTTATACAACCCTAACGATGGTTACTTGATTGTTGCTGGTAACACCACAACTGGTGGCGGTAACTTGATATTGAATACATATCAGAAGAACGATATTATATTTGCAACAGGTGGTACAACTAAACAATTTGAAGTTGCACGTATCACAAGTGGTAACACATTGGTTGTTAAATCTACAAACACCAACTCGCTAACTGCTAATACTGGTGCGCTACAAGTTTGGGGCGGAGCAAGCATAAGCGGCAACGTTTATAATGGCGCTTCGTTAGTACAAGTTGCTGGCGCACAATTCAATACTGGTAGAGCCAGTGCTGGAACAACAGGCGCCACAAACATCAATGCATTAATAATGCAAGGTGTCAATGATTCAACACTGATTTATGCTAAACCACTAACTGCATATGACGCAGTTATTATTGGTGGTAATGGTGCAAGTACAAGTTTTGCACAAGGCGCCAAATTGGTTGTTAACAGTACTGACTCAATGATGATACCAGTTGGTACTAGTAGCCAACGTCCAGGTAGCAGCGGCGGAACTGACACGACTGGTATGTTACGATACAGTAGTACTGTTGGATCAATTGAATGGTTTAATGGTACAAGTTGGCAAAGTGCGACAACATCGTTTACAGTTATCCAAGATCAACAGTTTACTGGAACTGGATCGCAGACGGTATTTACATTATCTAGCAGTCAGACTACTGCAAGTTGTATTGTAAGTATTAACGGTGTGGTACAAATTCCAACATTGGCTTACTCAGTATCAGGAACATCACTGACATTTACAGAAGCTCCACAAAGCACTGATGTAATTGATGTTCGTATGTTGACAACAACAAGCACTGTGGCACAATTGTATGATACAAGTGGTTATAATACAGTTAACACAATTACTGGAACTGGTATTACATTTACAACTGGTACAAGTAGTTTACAAACTCAGTATACAATTAACACAACTGGTGCAATTGCAAGTACTGTAGCAAACGTTACAATTGCAACGGCAAGTACACCAACTACAGTTGATAGTTTCTTTGCTAATACTTACAGTACTGCCAAGTATATATTGACGAGTACATTGGGTAGCGTAAAAGAAGCAACTGAAGTATTGGTAATATCAAACGGTACAGTGGCAAACGTTGTAGTTTATGGTACTATTAATACAGCTGGAAACAGTTTAACAACTTGGAGTGCAGTAATGAGCGGTAATATTGTTCAGTTACAAGGTACAACAACTAACAACAGTACAGTAATTAGAATGACCAAGCAGTATAACGCAGTTTAATAGGGATGGTTAGGGCAGATGGTCTGCCCTAACTGAGTATATTTTTCGGGGATAGTGAACCGATTAGGAAAAGAAAATGGCAAATAATAATTTTATAGTACAAAACGGATTGAACGTAGGCGGGGCAAGCGGCGCAAATATCAGCATTGATTCAGTAACTGGCTCGCTTATTTTTGCACCAGCACCAACAACAGCTGTGCCAAATCCTACTGCGGTAGTGTTTACTCCAGGCGGTACAGTTCAATCAGTAACAACAACAGGTGGTGTCCCAACAGCAAGTGCAATTGCAAGTGCCAATGCCGCAAGTGCAACAACACTAACCAACGGTACTGCAAACGTTACAGTCAATACCTCAAACGTTACAATTGGTGTCGGCGGAAATCAAGTTTGGACTGTGACATCCAGTGGTGTTATAGGAGCTGGATCTGCACAATTTAACAGTTTAAACGTAACAGGTACTGCTACTGCCGCAATCGTAAACGCAGCTACAATTGGTAACACTGGTGCCACATTAACTGGTACGTTAAGTACTGCAAGTCAGCCTAATGTTACTGCTGTTGGTACACTAACAGGTTTAACAGTCAGTGGTGCAACCACCGCGGCTGCAATTACAAGTAGTGGCACAATCATAGCCTCAACTCTTAATGCTGGTACAATTGGTAATTCAGGTGCAGTACTATATGGTACATTAAATAGTTCAAGTGCAAGTCAGCCAAATATTACTACATTAGCTGGTGTCACATCAATTGGTACAAGCGGTGTTACTACAACTGCAGCTGGTAACTTTACAATTACAGGTTGTTTGACAGTTAATGGTACTACAACCACAATTAATAATACTGTTTATGAAACAACAGAATACGTGTCTACTGTTGATGCAACAACATTACGTGCAGTTACAATTGGTAACAGTGGTGCGGTACTATACGGTACACTAAACAGTTCAAGTGCAAGCCAGCCAAATATTACTACATTAGGTGGTGTTACTTCAATTGGTGCAAGTGGTAGTACAACATTAACAGGTACATTGCAAACTGCAAGCCAGCCAAATATTACTACATTAGGTGGTGTTACTTCAATTGGTGCAAGTGGTAGTACAACATTAACAGGTACATTGCAAACTGCAAGTCAAACAAATATTACAGCAGTTGGTACCCTGGCTGGATTGACTGTGAGCGCAGCAATTGTGCCAAATGCTAATGCTTCGGTTAACTTGGGATCAACTAGTGCTTGGTGGAATAACTTTTACGGTACTGCGGTTCATGCACTTTACGCTGACTTGGCAGAAAACTATCAAGCTGATAAATTTTATAATCCTGGTACTGTATTAATGTTTGGCGGTAGCGCAGAAGTAATGGTAGCAGACGCTGATACAACTCGCGTAGCAGGCGTAGTTTCTACAAATCCTGCAACTCTAATGAATGGCGGATTAACGGGACAATACGTGACCCCACTAGCATTAATGGGACGTGTTCCATGCCAAGTAATTGGACCTGTGCAAGCCGGGGATTTAATGGTTAGTGCTGGGTTTGGTTATGCTAAAACAAATAATAGTGCCACTGTTGGGCAAGTTATTGGTAAAGCACTACAAGCATTTCCAGTTGCTGGAAAAGGCGTTATTGAAGTGGTAGTCGGCAGAGTTTAACCAATTTCTAACCCCAAAAACAGGGCCTTAGGGCCCTTTTGTTTTTTGCTAAATATAGAATAAGACGGATAAAATAATGGCTTTAACTCGCCCACTAGTTAATAATTTAAGCACAAACATTGAAGTTTTCAATGAATCAATGACAGTATTGAATGCTGGAGCATCAAGTCCAAATGTTGATGTTGGATTCATATTTAATCGTGCTCATGGCCTAGTAGCCAATACCGCAATGTATTGGAGCGAGAGTCTACAAAGTTTTGTTTATGCTTTTACTAACAATGCTGGAGTAACGGCTAGTAATATCTCTATATCAAATTATGCCAATGTACAACTTGGAAATGTATTATTTGTCAATGGCGCTGGACTTTACATAAATGGTACCTTGGGCTCTCCTGGATCGGTACTAGGATCCAATGGTACAAGTTTAGCCTGGGTCGCAGGCGGTGGATTCACTGGTGGCACTATAACAAACCAGCTGATAGTTAGTAATACCACCGCAACAACTTCAACTACTACGGGCGCATTACAAGTAGCAGGTGGGGCTGGTATTGCTGGCAATTTGTATGTTGGTGGTAATGTACAAGTTGCTGGAGCGTTTATAGGCAATGTAACACTTGGTACAGTTCCAAGTAGTCCAAATAATTTATATACTGTAGCCCCATTAAATTTAATCAATAGCCAGTCAGCTACACTAAAAACACAACTTAATTTAATTAATACTGGTGGTAGCGGTGGCGCTGGATCTGCTATTGATTTTTACACATACACTGGTGTAGGTAACGGAATACCGGGTGCAAGATTTGGTGCAATTGATGATAATAACTACGGAGCCACTTTCCAATGGTTTATTAAAGCAGACGGTAACAATGGCAATAACAATCTCCAATCAGTACTAAGTGTAAATCAATTAGGCAATGTAGTCATACCAGGTACTACGACGTCAAGTTCAACCACTACAGGTGCATTAGTAGTAGCCGGCGGTGCAGGAGTTGCTGGCAATTTGAATGTTGGCGGCAATATTACCCGTGGAACGTCTGCTGTTACTGATATTGCAAATACCATTACTAGTGTTGGTACTGGTGCAACTGCAATTGATACATTTGCTAATACAACAATTCGTGTAGCAAAATACATAATATCAGCTCAAGATACTATTACATCACAAAGCCAAGCGGCCGAAGTGCTATTAGCACAAGACGGGGCAAACGTTAACGTAGTTACATACGGTATAATATACACCGGTACAAGCCAGAGAATGACCTTTTCTGCAAATATGAGCGCAGGCACAATAACCCTTTGGGCAACGGGAACTAGTTCAAACAATACTGTAAAATTGTCTAGAACTGCCATACCAATGTAAATTGCATAAATACACTGTAACAGGAATCTCAAATGCAACAACTTAAAAAACTTTACAGAAGCAGCTACTCTGGCGAAAGCGTGGTTAAAAATCTTGTCTATAAAGATGTCTCTTGGACACCAGAATTAGAATCAGTGCCAAATAGTGTTTTCAATACACATACTACCACACAAGCCGCGGTAATTGGCAATGGTGAAAGTAGAGCTACAATGGATTTAAATTTAGTTGTAAATCATGTCTCTGGAATTGGCGGTGTGAATAGTTTACAAACTTATGGGTGTAATGCATTGTATCGCGAGCATTCTCCAGATTTTTTAGTTGCAGTTGGGGACGAAATTATTGAGGAAATAGCCGCTTCTGATTATTGCAACAATAATATTGTTTATGCTAATGCAGATGCATTATTAGACTACCCTGGTAAATTTTATCTAATACCACAAAATTTATATTTTGATGCAGGAGCAGTTGCTGCATATATGGCTTGTTTTGATGGACACAAAAAAGTATTCCTATTAGGCTTTGACAGTTACGATCAGGATGGTCCATACAACAACATATACAAAGGTACCAATGCGTACCAATTAACAGATAAAGTTCATTCTAATGTGTATTTTACAAATTCATTACATGCAGTAATGACCACTTACAATGATGTAGAATTTGTGCGAGTGATGCCAAATAGTACTTGGTGGGCACATGACCGTCATATTAGCTTGCCTAATTTTAGACAAATCGAGTATACTGATTTTGTACTAGAAGCAGATCTTGGCTTGTTGTCTGCTTAATTTAATATATTTTCTAGCGTTTTAATTTTTTTACGCACAATATCAAAACTAAAACTACGCCAAAGTCCTGGATGTAAGGGCTTGGGATAATCATCTAGTTCTACCCAACAATACCCTCTATGTTCCTCGTTGAGTGAGGGAACAAATTCTGTGTCAACACTAACAAGAAAAGTATAGTAAACAAATTTTCTATTGTCTGCGGTAAATGTTTCTAAGGGAATAAATTTTTGAGCAGTATAGTCGACACCAATTTCTTCGCGGATTTCTCGAATTAGGCCCTGCATTACAGTTTCGCCAGCATCTACTTTACCGCCCACAATGCCCCAGCTACCACTGTGTTTGCTTTTATTGCGTAGCAAGAACAAATAACGATTGGTTTTTTTAGCGTAAATTAATGCGCCACATCCCTCTAAGTGCTCGGTCATATTACAGTACCAAACTCCAATTTCCGGCTTTGTAAATACCTTGATAGCTCTTTTGCCAAACGCCATTGTTCCATACATATTGAACTTGTGTAGTCAAGTTGGTAACGTACTGAACTCCAGAGTTGTTACTATCAAATATCACAGTCCAGTAACTGCCGTTCCATTGTATAATGTCATTGGCATTGGCGATTAAGTTCGTACCAGTTGCACCTTGCCAAGCGGTAGCACTAGTACCATCAGCATCGCCAATTGGATTTAATATCAAATAACTAGTTCCTGTACTTGGGTTTAGGATACTATTGTTAACAGTAACATTAAATGGATCAATGATGGCATTCACGGGAGGTAGTGTATTTGCTGGTAAAGTAGCAGTATCGGGAGTGAATAGTAACTGAGAAGGATCGCCCGGACTAAATGCAACAGTGCCCACGATCTCATGCTGTCCGTCAGTGTAGTCAAAGCTCAATCTAGCTTGGCTTATACCATTGGTTAGTTTGCCATACAACGTGAGTAAATTTTGCCATGCCACCGGAATTCCTTCGCCAGATGCTGGCAACGGCTCATACAAGGTAAGCGTATTACCTACGTAGATAATATCATAATTCATTGGTGTAAATCTCAATTGAGTAGTCGCTACCGTATTCACAATGTCGGTGTTTAACTCTCCACTGGTGTCATAGATGTTGGCAATAATTTGTGCCACAACTCCTGCCTTTTTAACTTTAGCTGGAAGACTTAACCAAATTGGCAATTCAAATGTCAATGAAGCTATATCTATATTGTCATCTGTTCCTAGTGGTACAGTTCTGTTGGTATAACTTATATCAGTTAATAATGCAACACTTAAACTGGTCCAGTCTAAAAAGTTGTCGGTGCTTTGTATTTCAAATCCAGGGTTAAACAAAGGCAACATTTGTTCAAGTAGTTGTTGCTTTTGATCTGTGTTACTGGTCCAAATATCTAGCTTCATTTGCAACTTATATGGTGCAGGCATAATTCTCTCAACACTATACGCACTGCCTTGTGCACCAGTAGGCATTTGCGTAACAGAATCAAATGTTTGTTCTATAATTCTATTATAACTCTCGTGATAGGGATTTTGTAAACGATCACGGTCGTATGTTAGCGCATTGATATAAGTTGCCATTGCGGGAACAGCATTCAGTGGATTCTCACTGTTAAGTCTAATGATTGTATCTGCTTGATGGCTTGGTGAGCCATAGTAAACTGGAACAGTTTGCAGTGTGCGATTGCCATTGGCATCACGACCAAACTCAACTTGGTAGTTTGACATCATTCGCATAAATTGCGTTACAAAACGCCGTATTTGTCCATCGTATGTAAATTGAACTAAACTAGCCATAATTAACTTTCATTATTGTCTGCTCTAATACCTAACACACGGCTTAGGGGTTGCAGACTATTTTGTGTATTGCCGTTACTGTCAGTGAATGTATTTGTGTTATTTACATATCCTGCAAGTTGTGTTTGATTATTTGTAGCACCTGGGGTTAGGTTAGTGCGTACTGCATCCTCGATCTTGCCCCAAAAATTACCATTAAATCTAAACAGTCTATTGGGCAAATAATCCAATCGTAAAAAGTAATCGCCATTTTTTGGATTACTTGGGAAGGCCACTCCAGCTCCAGTTACTAAACTATTTGGAGCTTTGCCATCTCCGGTTAAGTAACCTTCAATTTTGTAATCTGGGCTTGGTATTCCTGAGTCCCCGGTAATTGCAGTATTGTCTGCGGTGATGATTGTAGAGTCACTGGTTACAGCATTTCCGCTAAGTGCTACCCCGCCTACATTGGCTATGGTGTAAAAATTACTAGTATCGTAACCAGAAGTAGGAACATCAAAATCTGCTTGGGCAACAATTGCTTCATTGATGTTTAAGTAAGTATTGTAGGTACTCAAGATTGATCCTACTGGAGTTGTTGTTCCCGTACCAGCAGCAATGTTATTGAGAATGTCTTTGTACTCTTGACTATCAACAAGAGGATTAAGTTTAACACGCCATAAATGAGGCCACCATGTAGGGCTAAAACCCTCGCTTGCCCAACTTGCATCGCCAACAACATAAAAACGTTTTAACGCAGCCGGCACGTCTTGATTCAAACTATCATAGTCTTTTAAATGTTCTAGCTCTAATACGTCACCACTTAGCAGTTTGCGCCCAATTTGGTCCACCATGTCACGTAAATGAAACACCATAAAAATAGTGCCAGTTTGTAAGAATAAACCAAATTGGCTTAGGTCAAAGTCTTGATCAGCACGTTGATATATACCGCGCATCTTGTAAACTGAGGTATCATATTTTCTATCTCGATTCTCAGTCCATAACAAGTCTTGAATGTTTAATGCACTTTGATTGGTATAACTGGGCTGAGTAGCATCGCTACTGAATCCAATAGTTGCCCCAGTGCCTACTAGACTAGTTGTTGTTACATTAAGCGTTATTGAGGTTGTATTAATTGCAATAACCTGAGCATTGGCGGGAATTCCTGCGCCAAATGCAAAATCATTTAATTGAACACCAGTTGTGTTACTAAAAGTCAAGGGATCGGTGTTTACGGTTTGGCCTGCAGTGGTTGTTAGTTGTACACCTTGTGCTACAGGACCGAGATATTTGTTTAACAATACTCCGGTACCGCCAATAGTAAACATTTCTGAAATCCGGCGATCCAAGAATTTGTAATCATTTGTGTGTCGGCCATTTTGCCATAAACTTAGTCTTGCCACTGTCTTTTCCTAGATTATTGTGTATTTACCCAATTTGACTGGGAATGATTTATCTAGTATAATTACAGTTATGCAGTCACATAGCCCCGCTCTTTACAACAGAATAGCAGATGCTCGTCCCATCGTAGTACGATTGGGCGACGCCAAATTGAATTTGATGTTTCAAAATTGTGTGGCTTATTGGGCAAAATTGGACGGGGAATTTGTGGAATGTCGGCGCCGAAATCGATATACTGTTCGATATGAAGAATTGGCTCGCCAATTGGATGAAGCTCTTGTTGTATTAGAGCAACACCTGACATTTGGCACTTTGCTCAAGATGTAGTATAATATAGTTTTACGGGAGATAATATGGCAACAGTGGCAGGCATCAAGATCAAGACCAAACAAACCAAAGTTCGTAATCCGGCTTTTCACGATGAAAAGTACACCGGAGGCGAGCCTGACTGGGACGCCAGCGACATTGAACTGAGCGATGCAGACTTTGATCACAAACTGAGAAAAAGTTTTTACTACTACAACTATTACTACAGTCAAAAAGATGCACGTAAAAATGTTGTAGAATGGGTGCGTTTACAAACCAAGCGTTTTAACAAAGAGCAAATTAAAGCCTTTGAACGTAGTGGTGATCGCAGTATTCCAATGACTGCATGTTGTTTGATTATGGCACATATTCGTGCTAATATGCCCCTAAAGCCTAGACATATTGAATTTTTGGATGAGTGTATTCTAAAAGCAATTGATGGCGCCGAGCCTGAAGTGCAAGAGGTTGTAGAAGAAGTCAAAGAAGTATATAGAGCTCCCACAATCCAAGATCGTTTAAATGAGAAAACAAGCGAGATCATTGGTGACATCGAAGGTGTGTATGATGATGTTACAAAAGCAATTAAAACAGACTTTAAGCCCTATGATTTTTTAGTTGCCAAGAATGTAGTACAAAGCCAATTGGGCAAGTATGAGGAATTATACAAAGCTCGTAAACAGGAACTTGAACTGGCAATGGCCAAAAAAGATGCAGACTTAAAAGAAGGTTATGCACATTACAAGGCAGCAGATTTCAAGCGAATGATTGCTTGGATTGACAACTTGATGGCAGCGATCGAACAGTATCGTGGAGTTAAAAAGTCGCTCAAGAAAGCTAGAGTTAAAAAGGCTCCTAGCAAAGAAAAGGTAATTGCCAAACTCAAATATGCTAAAACGCATACCGAACTAAAGATTGTTAGTATCAATCCTGCAGAAATTGTAGGTGCACAGACGTTATGGATTTATAACACAAAATACAGAAAACTTGGAAGATACGAAGCCGAAGCATACAAGACCTTGAGTGTGAAAGGTACCAGTATCATTAATTTTGATGAAAGCAAGAGCGTATGCAAAACCCTGCGTAAGCCCGAAGAACAACTTAGAGAGTTTGCAAAAGCAGGAAAAGTTCAGCTGAGAAAGTTCTTGGATGATGTCAAAGCCACTGAGAGCAAGTTAAACGGCAGAATGAACGCAGAGATAGTGTTACTTAAAGCAGTTTAATACTAACCAATCCCGTAATAGTGTAATAAATACGCTATACGGGATTTTTCATGAGTACACCATTTACAAGTAATGTCACAGTTGAGCCGGGTTATGATCATCAAAATAATATAACCGCTCCAAGTCTTTTTAATGCCAATACAGGCGCACAATCTGGGGCACACATTGCCTTTGATGGATCAAGCACAGTAACATTTCCTGGCGTACAAGATCCAAATTGGGCATACGGCAATACTAACGACTCAATCCGTGCAGCAATAACCGACTACATTCGTATGCGTTTGGCAGACGGCATAGTTGATGTTGAGCTTGAAAAAGAACACTATGAAATGGCAATTAATCAAGCCATGATTAAGTACAGACAACGAGCACAAAATGCATACGAAGAAAGCTATGCGTTCTTGCAACTATTGCCCGAGACTCAAGAATACATCATGCCCAAAGAGATACAAAACATTAGGGCTATTTACAGACGTGGTATTGGAAGTGTGACAGGAACTACAGCAAGTCAATTTGAACCGTTCTCTAGCGGCTACTTGAATACATATATGCTAACCGCAGGACGTGTTGGCGGACTTACCAACTATGAATTGTTCGTCGACTATCAAAAGTTGGCCATGACCATGTTTGGTGGTTTTATGAATTTTACATTTAACAGAACTACTAAAAAGTTAACGCTAGTTCGTAAAATGCCATTCCAAGGAGCCAATCCCGATCCAACACAAAATGAAAGTGTGTTGCTACAAATTGATAATATAAAACCTGATTCAATGTTATTAAATGATCCGCAGATTTTTCCATGGATACAAGATTATGCTTATAGTTTCAGCAAGCGAATTCTAGGCGAAGCACGCTCTAAGTTTAGTCAAATAGCTGGCCCGCAGGGCGGAGCTACACTAAACGGTGCTGATCTAAAAACAGAAGCACAAGCCGAAATGGAAAAACTAGAAGAAGATTTGAAATTGTACGTTGATGGTAGCCAGCCGTTGACTTGGATTATGGGATAAATATCATTATGAGAATTAAAGAAATTATTACTGAAGAAAGTCGCATGCCTGACAGCCATATTACTGCTACTCCGGGTATGAAGAATCATCCAAATTTAGATAACTCAAGTCCCTATGCTCCTTGGCGTTTTGCAGCACATTTCTTACCCGGTGCTGGCGCACCTGATGGCAAATATGAATTTGAACCCGAGAAAGAAGGTCCAAGCGGACAGGCTTTAGTTACTGTAGCCTACTCACAAGGCGAGCATGATATACTTGACCAAGCTGAAAAAGCCTTTGGAGTTAAATCACATAGATTAACACCTAATGGTTCAAGCGAGAATCCAGATATACATAAAACAAGTCCAGTTAAAGCACGTGGTCCTGTTACATTAAAAATCAAAGGCAATGATGGTGAAATAGATATTGCCATAAAGCCAAAAAGTAATTGACTTTATATTACAAATAAGTTAAAATGCTCGTACAGGAGCATTTTTTATGATCATAGGTATTGTTGGATTGATAGGCAGCGGCAAGGACACTGCTGCTGATTATTTGGTAAACTTTCACGGGTATCGTAGGGAAAGTTTTGCAAGTAGTTTAAAGGACGCTGTTGCCAACGTATTTGGCTGGGATCGCCAATTGCTCGAGGGTAGAACTACTCAAAGCCGAGAGTGGAGAGAACAACGAGATGAATGGTGGAGTACACGTCTGGGACGAGATATTACCCCAAGACACGTATTACAATACTGGGGCACTGAGGTTATTCGAGATGGCTTCCACGACGACATGTGGATAGCAAGTCTAGAGAATAAAATACGTACCAGCCGAGACAATATTGTGATCACTGATTGTAGATTTCCTAACGAGATCAAGGCAATACGAGCACAAGGCGGCCGTATAATTTGGATACAACGTGGACCGCTTCCTGAGTGGTACGAGGTTGCTACACGAGCAAATGCTGGCGAAGCAATGTTTATAGAAAACTTAAAAACTCTAGGAGTACACCCCAGTGAGACTGCCTGGGCCGGAACAGAATTTGATGCAGAGATAGACAATAATGACACAATTGACGAGTTGTTTACCCAACTCAAAAGTCTGGTACAATCTCCGAAGGTTTCCAAGGTAGTCGGCTCTTATACACCTCTTGCACGCAATTCAAGCACACAGTCTTGAGATTAAAGTGATTGTTATTTTTTAAGTTGCCATCGACATAAAACACCGCACTTTGTTCCTTGGGGAACTTGAATTTAAAACCGCATTTTTCACATTGCGGTTTTTTTGTATATCCTGACTTGGCCCAAGCAGGCACTGGTTTATTTTTTCTTCCCTTTCGAATACAACTACTACACTTACTACGGTAGTGGTACACTTCGTCCTTGACATAATTAATGGCACAGGCGTTTACATTACAGATTGGACATAATTCACGTTTCAACATAGCAATATTTATACGAAACCTTTGCAAAGGCTCCTGCTATACCATGGAATTTTGGCATTATAACTAAATATTCATAACATGTATTATAAAGGATTATGACCATGGCACTAGTTTCCCCAGGAATTGAAATTTCCGTAAATGACCAAAGTCAATATGTAAACAGCAATGTAGGTTCAGTACCACTAGTTATACTAGCCACTGCACAAGACAAAACATATAACGGAGCTCCAGCAATAGGAACTTCGGCAGCTTATGCAGGAAAACTGCAATCTTTTACTAGTCAACGAGACTTAGTAACTGCATTGGGCGCACCAATGTTTCAAACAAGCTCTTCTGGTACTCCAGTTAATGCTGCTGAAACAAACGAATATGGTTTATTAACTGCATATAGCGCACTAGGACTTGGCAATCAATTGTATGCAATTCGTGCAAACATTGATTTGGATCAATTAAACGGAACAAGCATTCGCCCAACAGGAGATGAAGCCGATGGAACATACTGGTTGAATCTAGCAGCAACTGAATTTGGTATTTACTCATTGAATTCAAGCACCAGTTCATTTACCAGCATTGATAGCAATTTGTTATTAATTACTGATCCAGGTCAAGTAGTCAATGACAGCAATTATTCTTATCCAGTGCAAACTCCAATTAGCACCATTGGTAATCCAGGACAGTATGCTCTAGTATTTGCAAACGCAGTTGGGTCTTCAACATCAATTACCAATGCCGTTAGATTGTTCTATAAAATAACTACAACAAGCGTTTCAGGTAACGTTGCCGGCGCCCTAAACAACACATGGTGTCAAGTTGGATCAACAATATGGCAAAACTCAGTTCCAGCAGTACAAGGAACTACAACTAGCCCAACAATTACAAATAGCAGTACTTTGCAAATCAATGGATCTAACGTAACAGTTAGCACAGGAAGTTTAACCAACTTAGTAACTGCAATTAATAACGCAGCAATTACTGGTGTAAGTGCAGCGGCAATTAACAATCAATTGACATTCTTTGTAACAAGTGCTGCTGCCAGCGGTGCAGGAACACTTTCTTTAGTCGATGGAGCAAATACTCCATTGGCAGCTAGTGGTATTAAAACTTTAGCTGGCGCAGCGGTATCAACAGTTTATGGTTCACCATCAGTATTTTACTGCCCATATTTCTTCTATGGAACATTTGCACAAACACCTTCTGGTGGTTGGTTCTCAACAGATACTCAACCACGACCAAGCGGTAGCTTGTGGTGGAAAACAACAGCAACCGGCGGTGGATTTAATCCAGTGTTTAGTCAATATAGTGCGGCTAATGGAACATGGAATCAACTTGCTGCTCCTTTATATTCAAACTATGGCAGTGCAATTTATGGACTTGATCCACTAGGCGGAGGCGTTAATCTTCAACACGGTCAAATCATTGCAACTTACAACGTGTCAGACTACACATCAAATATGTTGAGATTTGCAGTACAGTTGCCAGGCGTACAGTCAGTGGGAACTGGCGGAATACCAACTGCATTTACAATTGGTAATAGCTTTACACTTACCGCAACACAACTAGGTACTAGTGCAACTAATAGTGCTACAATTACACTAAGTGCAACTACTAGTGCAGGTTTTGTGTCAGCAATACAGGCAGCAGCAATTCCTTATGTTACAGCAGCACTAAATGCCAATGGCACAATATCAATTACGCATACAACTGGTGGACAAATTAACCTAGTTAACGTATCTGGAACTCCACTAACCAATGCAGGATTTGCAAACAATTCAGTTGGATCTGGATTCCGTTCTAACAATGTTACTGGCGCAGTTGTAATTGGTAATTTTAGTCAAATCACCTCAAACATCCAGTATAGCAAAACAACACCATATGCAAGTCCTACCAATGGAACATTGTGGTATTATAGCAATCCAGCTGATGTTGATATTATGATTAACAACAATGGTTGGAAGGGATACCGCACAGTTACTAGCGATATTAGAGGTTACAACTTAACAAATACTGATATCACTGGAGTTATTATTAGTCCAAGCGCACCAACTAGCCAAGTTAGTGGTGCAAGCCTAGTGGCTGGTGACTTATGGTTAAACAGTGGTGATTTAGTTAACTATCCAAATCTAAGTCGTTATAACGGAACTGCTTGGGTAGCAATTAACAACCAAGATCATGTAAGCAATAACGGTATTATTTTTGCTGATGCACGTTGGGATAATGGTGGTGGTAACGATCCAGTTAGCGCAGTAATTCCTGTAATCAGCGATGGCGTATCACAAGGATTATTGTTTAGTTCTTGGATTGATCAAGACGCTCCTGACTATAGATTATATCCACGTGGAACATTATTGTTCAACACACGACGCAGCGGATTTAATGTCAAGAAGTTTGTACAAAACTATTTTAGTCCTGCTAACTTCCCAAATCCTGGTACTACTCCAGGAACAAGTGGATCATTACCAAGCGTGGTAAATTCTTGGGTAAGCGCAAGTGGACTTGATCCATACGGAGTTATGTATGCTGGTTCTGATGCACAACGTGCACTAGTAGTAGCAGCAATGAAGAGCGCCCTAGATAGTAACACTGATGTAATTGAATCAAATTACCAGTTTAATTTACTATGTGCACCTGGATACCCAGAATTGATTCCTAACTTGGTTGCGTTAAATGACAATCGTGGAGACACTGGATTTATTATTGGCGACACACCAATTACACTGCAACCAACTGCAACAGAACTAACAAACTGGAGCAACAATACTGGAGATTGGGCAGGATTAGGATTAGCAACAGCAAGTCCATACCTAGCAGTTTATTATCCAGCCGGCCAAACAACTGACTTATCTGGAAATACAGTTGTAGTTCCTGCAAGTCATGCGGCATTACGTACATATTTGTATAACGACAACGTTGCTTATCCTTGGTTTGCTCCAGCAGGAACACACCGTGGACTAGTAAACAACTTGTCTGATATTGGTTATGTAAATCAAGCTACTGGAGCATTTATACATAACGGTATCAATCAAGGTTTGCGTGATGCATTATATGAAATTGATATCAACCCAATTACACAACTTCCAGGAGTTGGTCTTGTAATTTGGGGACAAGAAACACGTAGTGGTGATTCAACATCACGTAACCGTGTTAACGTTGTTCGCTTAGAAAACTATCTAAGAAGAATATTGAATACAATTAGTAATGGATTCTTATTTGAACCAAATGACACTATTACAAGAAAGTCAATTGCAACTCAAATTGAAAGCGCACTAAACAATATTGTAAGTCATCGAGGCATTTATGACTTCTTGGTTATTTGCGATACAAGCAATAACACTCCAAGCGTTATTGCAAACAATCAACTTTATGTTGACGTAGCAATTGAGCCAATGAAAGATGTTGAGTTTATTTACATACCGATTGCCTTGTATAATCCCGGAACAATCGCAGCACTAGGAGCGACTTCTACTTAATAGAATCGCATAAATAAGAGTAATAGGAGAATAATATGGCAGTAGCATCGTTAAGTAAATTTACAGTACCGTTGGCAAACAATCAAAGTAGTGCCTCACAAGGTCTGTTAATGCCCAAGTTAAAGTATCGCTTTCGCGCTACTTTTGTTAATTTTGGCGTTACCAGCCCTACTACAGAGCTAACCAAGCAAGTGGTTGATATTAAGCGTCCAAACGTTAATTTCAACCCAATCACAATTGACGTTTACAATAGTAAAGTATATTTACAAGGTAAACCTGAGTGGCAAGAAACCACAGTTAACTTACGTGATGACGCAACAGGGTCGGTAAGTAGACTAGTTGGCGAGCAAATTCAGAAGCAATTTGACTTCTTGGAGCAAGCAAGTGCTGCATCTGGAATTAACTATAAGTTCCAATTAGTATATGATATACTAGATGGCGGAAACGGAGCTTCAATTCCAACAATTCTTGAACAATGGGAATTGGATGGATGCTTCTTAAGCCAAGTTGATTATGGTGAGATGGATTATAAGAGCAGTGATCCAGTTCAGATTGCTTGTACAATTAAGTTTGACAATGCTATCCAAACTATTGGTGGCGGAGTTGGTACAAGCGTAGTAACACAAACACCTGGCACCAGCATTAACTAAAAATTATCTTCTCCAACTAACCCGGAATAACCACCGGGTTTTTTATTGACTAAATATTAGTATGCCAACAATGATCCGCCAAACACCTAATCCATTTACTGATTTACCAGGACCTGCATTGCAGTCACGGTATGATGGAACATCAACATCAACGCCACCACCCAATGGATTTCAATTGCCGTTGGATAGTCAAGCACAAACACAAGCAACTACTCAAGTTCGACAAGTTCAAAATACACCACAAACAGTATTACGAGATTATCGACATGCTGCAAGAATTTTTGTTGATGGAAATTTCAGACTAAGTCCCAAATACAATTTTTTATTTTATGTAGAGTTTGACTTAAATCCATTAATAACAAACATATCAAATACTACTACTCAAGAATTGGGAATGATTGTTAAGAGTGTTAACTTACCAAAATATACAATTGGATTCAAAGAACACAACGCATACAATCGTAAAAATTACGTACAAAATAATATCAAGTATGATGCTGTAACTATTTCGTTTCATGACGACCAAAGCGATACTGTAAGAAGTTTTTGGTACGACTATTATAGCTACTATTATCGAGATCCTGATTACGCAGATGCTACATATACAGCACCAACAAAATACAATAGCCGACAAACTTTCGATTGGGGGTATACTCCACGACCAGCAGTGGGCTATAACCAAAGTGCAGCAAATCAACCCTACCAGTATATACAAGCAATAAGAATTTATAGTTTGTATCAAAAAAACTTTAGTGAGTATGAATTAATCAATCCTATTATTACCAGCTTTAAACATGGTGACCATGTCAACGGCGAACAAGGATTAATGAGTCATGATATGACTGTACAGTTTGAAACTGTAAAATACATGACAGGATATACTACAACTGGCACAGTTGGTGGCTACATAGATTTACATTATGATAACACACCAAGTCCTTTAACTGGAAGCGGTGGCACTCAATTAATTCCAGATGGAATGGGAGGTTTTAGTAATGCTCCGAGTACAATTACAGATTTAGCAAACAACGCTACAGATATTAACCCCAATTTACTATCACAACAAACATTAGCGGCAGCCGCAGTACTACCAAGTGTTGCTTATGCAGAAGCATTTGGCGGAGCAGTTGTTGCAATGAGTGGTGCCGGCGGAACTAACAATGGCGGATTAAGTATGCCAGCTTTAGGTAGCTTAACGCAAGGATTGACTAGTGGAGCAGTACTAGGAGCACAGTTAGCGGCAGCAGGTGTTGGCATTGCCGGAAGTGCTGCAACTTCGTTGGCCAATGGCGTAACTGGTGGCTTGGCAGCAGGTTTAGGCCCCAATGGTAAAAGTATATTGGCACTAGGTGCCGCTGCTATTGCCAACCCACAAGCAGTAATTAAAACTGCTGAGAACATGGTGGTAAGTGCTGCAACCAAAGCAGTAACTAGTGCTGCAAGTGCAGCCGTAAATACTTTTGTAAGCCAAACAATTACACCATACTTTAAAAGTATTGGACAAAGTATTAGTACCACTGTTAGTGGAGCTTGGGCTGACTTAACACGTCCGGCATTGCCTCCGCCAACTATTGCTGCTGATGGTACGGTCTCGCAAGCCTTGCCTAACGGCAATCAAATTTCTACTATTCCCAACGCCGATGGAACCTTTACGCAGATTACAGAAGATAGCAATGGCAATATCTTATCGTCGGCACAGTTGCCGGCAGATGCAGTCAATCCAGGTATACCTCCAGTAGACAGTGGCTATGTTGAATTAAGTAACCAATATCTTGATACCAATCTTGGCGCTTGGGCTGCTGACGTTCCACCAGTGGATACGACTATAGACATTTCAAACATTTCTGATTCATTATCTTAATATTATATGTCAAACATTCAAGCATCAACAGCAACAAACGTAACCGGTCCAGTAGCAAATCAAAGTGCACAAACTAATCCTGCACCACGGTACTTTAATAATTTTTATAGTGCACCATTTAATGTTAGCGGTAACACCAATGATGCAATAAATGCATTTTTTGAAGAGTATGCAGAAAATCCCGCAACCGCACAAACTCTAGCTGCCTCGGTATTATATACAGCACAAGCACAGGGTATAAATCCATTGACAGTTTTAGCACAGTTTCAAGCTCTGCCCAAAGGAGAGTTAAGTAGTTATTTGGTTGCATTTTTAAATAGCAATCGAGTTCCTACCAGCGTATTAGGTATAAGAAAAACGCTACAAACTAGTCCTTACGTAACCAGAACTATATTACTATGAGCAAATACGCCAATGGGATGTTTCAATTAACAAACCCAAGCAAATATGTAGGTAAAAAAGATCCACATTATCGTAGTAGTTGGGAACATGCAGTGATGCGTATGTTGGACAACAATCCCTCGATCCTGCAATGGGCCAATGAATCAATACATATAAATTATCGCAATCCCTTTACTGGCAAGCAAACAATTTATGTGCCTGACTTCTTTGTGATGTACACTGATGCAAATCAAGCAAAACACGCAGAACTTTGGGAAGTCAAACCCAAAAAAGAAACTACTCTAGAAAATGCTCGCAGTCCCAGAGACAAAGCAGCCGCAGTATTAAACATGGCCAAGTGGCAGGCCGCAAGAACTTGGTGTAGCGCACACAATCTTCAATTTAGAATATTGACTGAAGAACAAATTTTCCACCAAGGTGTCTCCAAATAAATAAGGTATGACTAAAAAATTAGAAACTTTGCTGAACCTCCCTTCAAGTACCGAAGATGAAGTTACGGCTCAGGAAGCATTGGATTTTATCAAAGAAAACGAAAACATTCTTGCCGAAGTAGACAGTGCTATAAGCAAGATAGATATTGCACTTCCCACAGTGCGTGATTTGGACACTGCCGATCAAGAGCTTGATGCACTAGCAGATTTGGCCAGAGACAAAGCAATAGACTTAATGGATTTGGGCATGAATATTGACCCACGTTTTGCTGGGGTTATAATGCAAACTGCCGGGGTTATGTTGGGGCATAGTATTACAGCAAAAACTGCTAAAATGGATAAGAAGTTAAGAATGATTAACTTACAATTGGCCAAAGCTAGACTTGATCATCAAATCAAGAAAGATGCCAAAAGCGGATCAGCTGATGCAGATGAGCCCATTGATGGCAAGGGCATTGTGCTAGATCGCAATGAACTATTAAAGCAAATCCTGAACAAGCAGAACAAATAATATTAAACTCTACTAAATATACAATATAGGATCATGACAATGAAACCATTCCAATCTTACGTCTTTGAATTGCAAAGACCACACGAATTCCGTATTAAGTTAGCCGGTGTCAATCCCAAAGGCGAAACTATGGACAAAATCAAAATGGCATTAGAAACTTACCAATTGGAAAGTATCAGTGCAGTTAAAAGTTTGCCAATTCAAGAGCACAGAGAATTTCCACAATGGGGCGGTGCTTGTGAGTGCTGGACATTTGATATTAAAGTTGCATATCCTGCAACCAATATTGCTATTATGCAGACACTAAAAGAACGTGCACAATTAAATCCAAGTTGGATGCATGTACGCAATTTACATGAAGCAGAATTTACTGAAGAAGCTGAATCAGTTGGACATGACCAAAAAGGTGCATTGCTTGATGATCCAGAATTAAAAGACGTTAAAGGTGCACAAGAGTTAGTTGGCCCGGGACGTGTTGCAAGCCTAATTGCAGAACTAGAAAAACATACACGCAAATTTGAAACTGCTGGCAGTGATTCTAATGGTGACAAAGTGTTTGAAAAAGGCACTACTAAAGGCACAACAACAAACGATAAAAAAGTCCCACAAGGAAATACTAGTACTATGGGCACAACAAAAAATAAACTGCAAGGTAAAAGAGGACAATAATAATGAGCCAAAACCACCCACACGATAACATTTATAATATTTTAGGTAAGTTGAAAGCTCTTGAGCCAACCCCTGCAGAAACTGTAAAAGCCAAAGCACAACAAATACGTGAAAGCGTAGATGCACAAGGCAGTATACTTAAAGGTTTACGTGAAGTAAGCGATGTTGAACAACGTTTATCACAAATGTTTGCTGAAACTAAAAAAGTTTCTGAATCACAGGGTATGTCGGAAGGCGATGACAACTACTGGGAAGAGATTCAAGACATAATGCGAAAATACGGATTGAGCAAACAAGAAGCTCTTGAGTATTATTATTATGAAAGAGATGATGCCAAAGATTGGAAAGACATGGAACGCCAAGATGCCGAAGATAATCGAGATGTAGCGGAATGCGCCATGTGTGAAGAAGGTACTTGTACTGAACACGGTGTAGCGGAAGGTCAAGCAGACCAAGTTAAAAATATTGTTAAGAAGAACGGTAAGCCCGTTGGCGAAATTGGCACGGATCCCGAAGCAAGTCCTGGAAATGGTAATTGGTATGTAAAACACTATGCGTCAGGGTATGATGTAGTAGGGTTTAATAATGCAGAAGAAGCATTAGCAGAATTAAAGCATTGTATGGAGCAAGGTGTGGCGGAAGGCACAATCCACAAAGGCACATACGGCACAAGTTATGATCCCAGCGACGAAGAGAAAAAAGACAAGCCCAAGCATGTACCCCGCAAGGGCGAAGCAGGTGCACGTAGCAAAGCAGAAAGACAAGCCGCAGGAGATGTTGCTCCCGATCTAGACACCAGTCGTTTGGGACCAAACCCTTTCTCACAAAAAGTTGTTAAACAACCAGACGTCTGGAAAGGACCAGTAACAAAGATCTCGGGCGCACGCAGCGATGACACAACCAATGCCGACGACACTGGCGATACTCCCGAACAACGTGCCAATAAATTAAAAGCCAAATTTAAAAAGACCGGAAAAATTGGCGAAACCAATTTGAGTCTAAGTGAAAGTTTAGCACGAGTAGAGCGTAAAGTAATACTTGAAGCCAACTTAAAAGAATTAACAAAACAACATCACATGACTATGGATGAGATGTTAGAGTGTTTACGTAACGATGCACAAGCCTATAAGACTCATGGTCACATGAGCTCCTTGTTACGTGACTGTATGGACATGCATACACACAACAAGAGTTATATGCCAGCATTAGCTGACGAAGGTACAGAAAAACCTGGTATGATGAGTCAAGTAGGTCAAGCAATTAAAACTGGTGCAAAACATGTAGCACATGGTATTAATAAAGTAGTAGGGCATCCATCAGATGACGAATTATTGGATCGATTACATCAAGACAGTGCAGATGGTCCAGACGCAATTGATCAACACTTTCCACGAGCTCCTGGTCAGTTCAATGAAGAACTACAAAAACTAGCTGAACTAGCTGGATTGACATTGGAAACCAATGATGGCGATTTAGCCAATAATTATCCTCCATACGATAAAGTAACACGAGGTGATGTTATTGCAGGACGTTTAGGACATGACCAAGAAGGCGGAAAAAAGGAATTTGATGAAGCCGATATGGAAGAGGGAAACCTGTATGCTTACAATGTTTTAAAAGCCAAACAAGCTGGAAAAACAAAAGCCGACTTAGATGGTGACGGAACATTAGATACAGTTAAAGAAGACCCAATGGCCGATAGCAATGATGTAGTTTCTGTAAACGAACTACGTCGCTTGGCCGGAATGCCAGTTGATGAAACCGGAGGTGAGGACGACTGGAATGATTCTTTAGACGGCGAGCGTGAAGATCCCAATGGTTGGGACGATGATTTGCAAGCCATAACAGATCAATATTGTGATTTGTATTATCAATCACACGAGGGGTACGGCAATGACAATGAAGATCCAGAACAATTTTTTGGCAAAATAGAATCACAACTACAAGCAATTGAGAATGATGTTGCTGAAAAATTTGGACCCGAAGCAGTGGCCAAAATGAAAAAAGCCGCAATGCATGAGTATTGGGGAAATGATCAAGATTTAGATGAAGCCGATGCTCCTGAAGCCGATGCTCCTGTAGTTGAGCCAAAAACACAACCAGTAAACAATGCTGAGCATAACAAGCATTATAGTATTAACACTATCGACAACGATGGCGAGGGCGACAGTGGACGCAAGCGCATGTATCCACCATCAGGCGGTGCTGCTCCGGGCGCAGACAACGGCATGACTGAACCTGCACGTAAAATGCCAATTAAAGATGGCGTTAAAGAAAGTGCACTTGAATCACGTTTGGCTGCTGAATACGCAAGTATTAAAAAGACAACACGATAATATTATTGTGCGGGGCAATCCCGTACAATAAATATTTGTCTGTGGACAAATCTCAACTTTCTCCTGTAGAACAAATTGAATATTATTTGGGCAAAGACCGTTTGCCCAATCTCCATTGGCGTCCAGAACTTCCGCATATTAAAACTATTCCACCAAGAACAGATGTACCTATTCCTTTTAGTAGAACATTTATGCTTGATGGCGTGAGCCATACAGTAAATAATCTTGGATACAGAGCCAATTATGATTATAATTTTAAAGAGTTAAAAACAAAAAAAATTATTTTGTTACTTGGTGACAGTGATACTTTTGGACGTGGTGTTGAATTTAGTGATTTGTATTCTACAAAAATGCAAAACAAAACCACATACCATGTGCTCAATATGGGAGTATCAGGTACTAGTAATGATGGTATGGCTAGAGTGGGAGTTAAAACGCTACTGGCATTACAACAATCAATTGAGCATGTATGTGTGCTTTGGCCAGTTCAATCGTTAAGAGAATTTGTTAGTAAACAGTTTGAGTCCGGAGTGCACAATTTATCAACTACTGTACCTTACCAAGATTGGTGGGAGCATATAGATTGGGTTAGTAATAATTATAACTATCAAAAGAATCGAATCTTACTAGAGCAAACAACGCTGAATGTAGGAGCCAAGTTCCATGATCTTATTATTAATCGCTATGATAAAAACTCTACAGTAACATACAACAGTTTTCAAAACAATGAAATTACAGAACTAACCGCAGACTCACATACTGCAATAGCCGAATATTTTTTACGTAAAATCAATAACCAACCCAGTTTATATCAATCAATGCAGTCGTAGTTTATATTGGTAAAACGCAACTCCACGTTGTCAAGAGGGTTCAACTCCCGCCCGACTGCTCCAATTGGTAAATATTATTATGAAACAATATAGAATAACCAGTGCCAACTTTGTTCCTCAGGGTGAAACAGGCGAGGCAGATGCTTATATAGATCCAAGCGAATTAAACGAGCTTAAACGTCTAGCCGGAATGCCAATTGTGGAAAATGGTGGTATGACCAGTAATGGCGCAGGCCCTGTTGGAGGCAATTTAGATAATGTTCCCCAAGCACAAGAAACTGGCATTACAAGTCCAGTAGGCAGTTTGCAACACCGATTGGTTAAAGAGCGCCGTCAATTAGAGCACGAATTTGCAGTTCAGCCTGGAACTGATATTTGGTTTATTATTAATTTTACAATGCCCAAAGATGGCAAGCAGTTAAGAGATTATGTTGAAAAATATCTCGAAGAAAACCCGGAGTACAAGCCTAAACTTGCTCCGGGCGCTACTGACACAGAATAACTCTATCGACTAGCAACCTTTTTATCAGTACCCAAGTATTGATTCCATGACTCTTGTCTAACAGTAAACGGCATTTCCTTCCACTTCTTGACTAGTGCATAGTAATCGGGCTTGTAGGGCTTGATACGGGGTAGGATGTTGGTTTTACTGCCTTTATTAAAGTTACAGGTCTTACAAGCAGTTACGCAGTTAGTCCAATTGGTCTTACCACCACTAACACGTGGAAGAACGTGATCAATTGTTAAGTCTTCAAAGTCGTAGACTTCATTGCAGTACTGGCATTGAAACAAGTCACGTAGGTACATGTTGTAACGACTAAAGCGCACACCCTTTTTAAAGTGAAAGTAGTCTTTGGTAACGCATACTGATGGAACATTGATGGTTAAATGCTCTGAACGGATCAGCCAATCCGGATAAGTTTCCAGCACATTGACCCTGCCCAAAAACATAAGTTTGATAGCATGTTGCCAATCTATTACACTCAATGGCAGGATTGAAATTGGTTCGTAGTTACTGTTGAGCAACAAAGTATCACTAATTTTGATTACCTCTTTTGGAAACGGTGTTAAATATACTTATATTATATAGTAAAAATCATTTATGAGCAAAGATTTAGAAACCGCAATTATCCGCAATCCCTATCAAAAAATGAGCATGACTGAGGAGCAGATTCTTGAGTTTGCTCGTTGTGCTGATCCTGTGACCGGTCCTGAATATTTTCTGACCAATTACTTTTATATCCAGCATCCTACCAAGGGAAGTATTCAGTATAAGCCCTACGAATACCAAGTACGCTTAATTGATGCGTATCACAATAACAGATTCAGTATCAGTCTAATGCCTCGCCAGACTGGTAAGACCATTAGTGCCGCAGGATACTTGTTGTGGTTTGCGATGTTTGTTCCAGATTCAACTATTCTTGTTGCAGCACACAAGTATTTGGGTGCACAAGAAATTATGCAACGTATCCGATACAGTTACGAGAACTGTCCGGACTTTATACGTGCCGGAGTTACTAGTTATAACAAAGGCAGTTTAGATTTTGAAAATGGATCAAGAATAGTAAGTCAAACAACAACAGAAAATACCGGTCGTGGTATGTCCATATCACTCTTATATTGTGACGAGTTTGCGTTCGTACGGCCCACTATTGCTAGTGAGTTTTGGACTTCTATTACACCTACATTGTCAACTGGTGGTAAGTGTATTATTACAAGTACCCCCAACAGTGATGAAGATCAGTTTGCACAGATATGGCGTGCCGCCAATGACTGCTTCGACGAGTATGGAAATACAACCACACTGGGTAAAAACGGATTTAGAGCTTTCTCTAGTAAATGGCAAGAAACCCCGGGACGTGATGAAGCATGGGCGGCACAAATGCGTAGTCAACTTGGAGAAGAACGTTTTAGACGTGAGATGGAATGTGAATTCATTATCTTTGACGAGACACTGATCAATTCGTTGCACTTAGTGGAAATGGCCGGCATTGAACCCATAGAACGCCAAGGACAAATACGTTGGTATAAAAAGCCTGAAAAAAATTGCACCTATGTTGTAGCACTAGATCCAAGTTTGGGTACTGGTGGAGACCCTGCAGGTATACAAGTATTTGAACTACCCGGATTAAAACAAGTAGCAGAATGGAGTCATAATAAAACTATTGTTCAAAGGCAAGTTGTTATCATGCAAGAGATATGCAAATACTTAACTGAGTTTGTTGGCCCAGAAAGCATATACTGGAGCGTTGAAAATAACACTCTAGGCGAAGCAGCATTGGTTGTTATTAATCAAATGGGCGAAGAAAACATTCCGGGTATATTTTTAAGTGAAAGTAGAAAGGTAAGTGGATCTCGTTGGCGTAAAGGATTTACTACAACAAACAAAAGTAAACTTGCGGCATGTGCTAAATTAAAAAGTCTAGTAGAAACCAAACGCATGAAAATTGCATCTAAGTTGCTGGTGTCTGAGCTTAAAAACTTTGTTGCTAAGGGGCACAGTTATGAAGCAAAACTTGGCGAACACGATGACTTGGTAATGGCAACGTTATTGGTAATTAGAATGATACAGTATATACAAGACTTTGATTCCAATGCCGATGCAGAATTGCGAGATAATATAGATGCTTTTGTTGAGCCAATGCCTTTTATAATGGCTTAGTATGCAACTAATAAACATTACCGATCGGCTATATCAAATTGAGAATATTTTACCAAACTCTCTAGTAACGCAACTGCTTGAATTAGATTGGGCGTCGATACCTTGGCGTCGTGGATTAAAACAAGAAACGTGGCCAAGACGTAATCTAATTACAACAAACATACAAATACTAGAACAAGTACAACAGTCAATTTGGGATCAAATTCCAATAATTGAAACACAATGTAATATAGAATTTGCAATAAAATATCCGCCAACGCAATGGTGGATTGACGAGCCAGGATTTGACGTTGATATACATACCGATGGAGAATTGCCCGGGGCCATACAATTATTTTGGTTCGGTGCAGGGCCCGAATGGGGCACAGTATTTTACAATAGCAAACAACCAACAGATATACTGTATCAATTTCCCTTTAGGGCTAATACAGGATATATGATGCTAAATGGCGCTAATTCTGACGGTAGCCAACCCCTACAGTGGCATGGAATGTTAAATAAAGTGCCCCAAAACACATACCGAGTTACAAGTTATACTAATTTAAGTAGCTATCACGCTAAATAACATTATGAGTACAGAAATTGAACCCGTTGCCGAAGAGTTATACGATAAGCTTCGTTCCCGCTTTGAAGTTAGATTGCTAGACAAATCTCAAAAGCCCATGAATGGAAATGAAGAAATCAAACCCGAAGAGGCAAAGTATTTTAACTTTATCTACAAAGATAGTTCTGGCCATAAATTTGGCACAGTGACTATTAGCCTGGCCAATGAAACAGAACTTGTATTAATGGTGCCAGAAGACATCACAAAAAGAATGAATGACGGTCAGCGAAAAGAATGGACTGAATTTTTAGTCAGCATGAGCAAATTTGCTAGACGTAGACCAAATTTAAAATACACAATTACAAACTTGGCCAAACCGGGACATGTAAAAAGTCAAGGCAATCAAGGTAGTGAAGATGAGGTTATAAACAGTAATGATGTTAGTGTAAATGAAAGTAAACTTTACGGCATTCCTGGTAGACCAAGACACAGTGTGGGCGAACATGCTGGTATTAAAATACGTGTTACGCACACAGAACCTCCTTTAGATGAAGTGCGTGGTGCAAGAACAAGACGTATTGAATCAATTTATTTAGAAACTCGTGAGGGAGAACGTTTTAAAGTTCCTAACAATTTGCATGCCGCCAAGGCCCATGCAACACACCTAGCCAATTATGGCAACCCATATGATAAAATAGGTGAGTGCATTAACAACATGGTTGAGGAAATGAACGCCATGCGCCGTTTCGTACGTTCAGCAAAACGCAATCCATTTGAAGATGCTGAAGCTGGAGAAATGGCACAACATGCCACAGACAGATATTACAAGATACAACATGATCTCAAGCGCATGACCAATCATGAGTTTTACGATGACTTTGTAAAAAATTATACTACTGAAGAGCAATTAGATGATGATGTTGATCTCGAAGAGTTACGCAACAGATTTAGCCGAAGAGTCTATGATAACAGATTAGATGATAGCTTAAAATATGTTTACCGCGAACACCTAAGACAAAAAGCACGTAAGTCAAATATACTAGCAGATGAATTTGGCGAGTGGGCCGAAAGCGTTGTGTTTGAAGATGATGGCGAAAATGATGTACTTGATGACCAATTACAGGCATTAAAGGAGTACTGCAAATCAGCTCAAACTGCCGGAGTCGACGCCATAGATGCCAAAACCGAACTAGGGCCTATGCTACAAGACTTACCCGGAGTAGATTGGTTGTTAGATGACTTAACAGAAAAAGCCAATAACACTCGTGGCCAAGGCAGTGATTACGATGCTAGACGATCAGTTAAAGTTTGGGCTCAAAAATATATGCCAGAATGGGCCAAAGAATTAGAGTATGGCGATCATAACATCGATGACGCCAGCACCAATTGGGATCAAACAGTTAGTCCATTACAATCACATCCAGATGATGAGTATGGAGCAACTAGCCTAGATGATCCAGTCACTGATCCCAATCTTCCAGTACATGAAGACAGTTTAGACTTCCTGCGCTTCTTATCTGGCATAAAGACTAAATAATCTGGCATAAAGACTAAATAATATATAATATATAATATATAATATATAATATATAATATATAATATATAAGATATTAAGGAATTAACATGGATCCAAAGTTTTTTAGAAAATACGCAGACATAATCACCGAAGCTGAAAAAGTTGATGAAGCTGGACCCCCAGGGTCAGAAAACTCAGCAATGCAATCTTGGATGAACTCACCGGTTACACGGAAAATAGAAAAAAAACGTGATCTAAGTCATTCCCAATCACTTCAGCCAGGACAAAATCCAGCGCGACCTAACCCAAATAACAAACCAACGCAAGAAGCCGAGCAAGCCACAAATGAAACCATCCCTGGACAAATTAAGTCGGCTGTAAAGAACCTAAGTTTAGCAACAGGCATTGGTTCTCGTGCACAAGCTCACCAGACTGCTGTTGGGGCACAACAGAAGAAGGCCAACGATGCAAGAAAAGAATATGATTTATATAATCCTCTAAGAATAGGGCACGACCCCAATGACGACGCTCCTCGAGCTGCCGCCAGCGCCGAACGAGTTAAGCAACAACGTAGACTAGAGAAACTACAGGCATTAAAGAAATAATATAAACCCAAAATTTGGCAAACACAAAAAGGAGAATTATTTCTCCTTTTTCCTTGACTAGGTATAAATATTATTATATAATGCGGGAGTGCATTGTATATTTAGGCACAAAAAAACATTAAGGCAGTACATTAAGGAGACTATTATGGCCATGACACTAGCAGAAATTCGAGCAAAACTACAAGCCAACGAGAACCGCGGTTCCGGCGGCAAATCACAAGGCGACAACGCCATTTACGCACACTGGAACATTCCAGAAAACACAACGGCTCGCGTAAGATTCCTCCCCGACGCAAATACAAAAAATTCCTTCTTTTGGGTAGAACGTGCAATGATTCGTTTACCATTTGCTGGCATTAAAGGCCAAGCAGATAGTAAAATGGTGAATGTACAAGTACCTTGCATGGAAATGTGGGGCGAGGCATGTCCAATCTTGGCTGAAGTACGTCCTTGGTTTAAAGACCCCAACCTAGAAGAAATGGGACGTAAGTACTGGAAGAAGCGTAGTTACTTGTTCCAAGGTTTTGTAAGAGAAAACCCAATTGGAGATGACAAGACTCCAGAAAATCCAATCCGTAGATTCATCATTAGCCCACAGATCTTTAACTTGATCAAGAACGCCCTAATGGATCCTGACATGGAGAACTTGCCAACTGACTACAGTGCTGGACTTGACTTCAACATCAAGAAAACTTCAAAAGGTGGGTATGCAGACTACAACACATCAACATGGGCACGTAAAGAAACTGCTCTTAATGCTGATGAAGCAGAAGCAATTGAAAAGTTTGGTTTATATGACCTAAATGACTTTTTGCCCAAGAAACCAACAGACGTTGAATTGAAAGTAATCAAGGAAATGTTTGAGGCCAGTGTAGATGGACAACCATACGATCCAGATCGTTGGAGTAACTACTACAAGCCTAGTGGCTTTAAAGGTGGTAGCGGTGTTGATGCAGATGCATTACCTGAAGCTAAACCAGTTGCACAAACTAAACCAGCGGTAGCAGCAGTGGCTCCTGCTCCAATGGAAGATGAGGACGACACTCCGGTGGCAAGTGCACCAGTGGTAACTCCTGTAGAAGCTAAACCTTCTACACAAAAAGCCGAAGACATTTTGGCTATGATTCGTAACCGTAAATCTACTACGTAATTTGTAGATACTTGTGACTAGACAGGGACTACGGTCCCTGTTGTTTACTATTATGAAATTAATTTGGTCCAACTCCGGCGACTATCTAAACCTAGATCCCTACAATTCTGAATTCTCAGAATACTATATGTCGACATTGTCGAAGGATAACGCAAACACATTTGCACCAATTAACTCTAGCGTAAACCTAAATTGCTATACTGAGTTACGTGACGCAATTAAAATAATCTCGGACCTATTAGTATCTAAATTTAAATTAACATATTTTGAAAAGTTTCTTAATTTAAATTTATTTGATCAAGCAGTCCTCAATGAGTTGCATCAAACTTGGGTATTGATAACGTTACAAAATCCTCGATTACTAACAGTGATTAGTAAAATAGACGATACGTATTTGTCAATTTGGAATCAAATCAATAAACAACTACACTCTATAGAAACAGATTTTCATATAGACTACCATTCTAATTACAAAGGATGGCAAACTCCTAACCCATATGGTGTTGAATTATTAAGTTTTGATTTTTGTCAAATATCAATTGCATTTTCTCAGCTTGGTAGAACTACGTTTGATAAATGGACTAATTTTGATCGAGACGTATCTAATCTTGATTTAAATAATTTTAACACAATTGGTGGAGAACTCTCGATTGATCTTAGACGATCATCATTAAAAAATGCGCCGTTAGAGTACGCAGAGTTTTGTAAAAACAAAAATATACCAATTGCTGGGGGCAGGTTGAATTTAGCAAACTTTACTAATTATGAAAAGAACATTGCTACTATAAAAGAATTGTTTATTAAAAATTTAAAAAATAACAACACAATCGCATTCAATGAATAATATAAAGTCAATTGCATTTGCATTAGATCCTACCAACGTTCCTAGTTTTTTATTAGACTGGGAAGTAACCAAGTTGTGTAATTTAGATTGTAGTTATTGTAGCACTGGTATAGAAGGTGGTCACGATAATACCACTAAACATCCACCACTTGAGGACTGTTTGCGTACAATTGATTTTATGTATGAATATGTTGACCATTACATGAAACACAAAAAATCAAGTCAGCGTAAAGTTGTGTTAAATGTATATGGGGGCGAAAGTTTATTCCATCCCAACATAGTAGAAATATTAACTGCCTGCAGAGAAAAACATAAAGGTTACGATTGGTACTTGACTATAACTTGTACAACCAATGGTATAGTGGGAAAAACCCAATGGAATCGTATAGTTACTCTTGTTGATGAGTTTACGGTTAGCTATCATGCAGAAAATATGCCTAAACAAAAGCAACAGTACAAAGATAATGTTTTATATCTTAAAGAGAATAATAAAAGATTTAAATGTGTTGTAATGATGCATAATAATGCTGAGTTATTTGCTGATTCAGAAGAAATAATAGAATTCTGTAAAACAAATGAATTGAGATATGTGGCCAAGCCACTTGACAACCATCAATTGGAATGGGCATATACTTCAGAGCAGTATAGCAAACTAAAAACGTTTTGGATTAGCAAAGTTCCAGAAAAGCAAAAATTAGAATACGTAAAAAGTATATCCAACGTTGGTACAAATGAAAAGGTGCTAAGTATCAATGAAGGTAGGCCCTGTTGTGGTGGCCGCAAGTTGAGTTTAAATAATGATTTAAAATCCAGCGTTAGCTTTGTGCCACGCCAAGGCTTTCGGGGATGGAGTTGTAGTGTAAATTGGTTTTTTCTGTTTGTAAGACAACTAGATGGTGCAGTATATACCAATAAAGACTGCATGACTAGTACCAGTGGGAAAATAGAACCACTGGGATATTTGAGCGATACCGCCAAAATACTAACAACTTTGCAAAATCAACTTGACAACAAGGCTATGCCTGTTATACAATGTGTTAAGGAGATTTGCATGTGTGGTTTTTGTGCACCCAAAGCAGAGAATAAACAACAATTTTTGGAACTGATTAACCGAAATGTTCCAGAAAATATATTTCAACATTAAGGAAAAACATTATGGGAAAAGCATTTGACGTAAGTAAATTTAGAAAAGGTATTACCAAAAGTATTGATGGTATCAGTATTGGATTTACTGATCCGACAGATTGGATTAGTACAAACAACTACGCATTAAACTATCTTATCTCGGGCGACTTCAATCGAGGCATCCCCATGGGCAAGGTCACAGTTTTTGCAGGTGAATCGGGAGCAGGTAAAAGTTTTATCTGTAGCGGAAATTTAATTAAAAACGCACAAGCCCAAGGCATTTATGTTATTCTAGTTGATACAGAAAACGCACTGGACGAAGCATGGTTACGAGCACTTGATGTGGACACCAGCGAAGACAAACTGTTGAAACTCAACATGGCCATGATCGATGATCTAGCCAAGATGATCAACGACTTTGTGAAAGAATACCGAACCATTCCCGAAGGCGATCGTCCCAAGGTACTATTTGTTATTGACAGTTTGGGTATGTTGTTAACTCCCACCGACGTCAATCAATTTGCTGCCGGCGACTTAAAAGGTGACCTAGGACGTAAACCCAAAGCACTTACAGCTCTGGTACGCAATTGCGTCAACATGTTTGGCGATTTAAACATTGGTTTAGTTGCAACCAATCACACATACGCAAGTCAGGACATGTTTGATCCAGATGACAAAATCTCTGGCGGACAAGGTTTTATCTACGCAAGTTCAATCGTAGTTGCAATGCGTAAACTCAAACTAAAAGAAGACGAAGATGGTAACAAGATTTCAGAAGTTAAAGGTATTAGAGCTGCTTGTAAGATTATGAAAACACGTTACGCAAAGCCTTTTGAAAGTGTGCAAGTCAAGATACCATACGAAACAGGTATGAACCCATATTCCGGACTAACTGACTTAATTGAAAGGAAAGATCTTTTAAAGAAAGAAGGTAACAGTTTGGTATATACTACTGTTGATGGCGAAATCATCAAGAAGTTCCGCAAAGGTTGGGAACGCAATGATGATGGATGTTTGGATCGAGTAATGGCAGATGTTACGGCTCATCCACACGTACTGTCTAAAACTACATTGGTTGAAAAAACAGAAGAGGAAGAAACAGAATGAGTATTGAAGTAGATGTACTAGGCGAGACCTATACTATTTTAAAACAGTATATTCCCGTTAAGGATAGACAAGAGGCTGCGGACAATTTAATGAGCGTACTAGTAGATATGTTAGGCGACATTGACTTACAAGAGTTTGGTGCAACTGATAGTAATCTAAAGAAAGCACTCAAAGAATATGTTATGGAAGAAGACGACAACTATAACAACGAAGACGAGTAATGTGGTACAATAAGGTAGTTGCCAATCTTGGGGAAATACCTGCGTTCATTGACTATTACGACAGTGAACTCATTATGGCCAAAAACGAGATCAAAATCCAAGGCAATGTTGAACGTGCACTAAGCAACTTGCCCGGCGTTACTGAACATAGGTTTAACCAGCTACAAGAAATTGAAGCGGTATTGGAATACTTAAATATACAGTTACGCAAGATTCGGCGCAAACATTTTCAAAAGTATTTAGAAGCATACGCCAGGGCATTAACCAGTAGAGATGCAGAAAAGTATGTAGATGGTGAAGATGAAGTAATTGACTTTGAAACCATTATCAATGAAGTAGCATTACTTCGTAATAAATGGCTAGGAGTTATGAAAGGCATAGAGAGTAAAAACTTTATGCTAGGACACGTGGTTCGTTTAAGAACTGCGGGCATGGAGGATGTGGTAGTATAATGGATTGGCGTGAACGTGCAGATGAACTACTGGCCGAATACGAGGCCTGTTGTCGTGCTCGCCCATATCACAATGCTCTTGATGTCGAGATAGCAAAAGAAAGTTGTGCAACATGGGCTAGTCATTTGGCAACACAACGTGCCTGGGGCGAGGAAAACGACATAGCCGAAGCCTGCTATCAACTAGAACCCCGCTTAAAAAAATTTAAAGAAACAGTAGTATTGGATATATTAACAGATGGCACTATTTAAAAATGCATACGACAGTCACCAGCATAGTTTAGAAGTATTAAACACAATCTATGGCTATGATAGTTTTTTAGATAGTTTAAGTGTTATTGCTGATATGGGATGCGGCGGAGCAATGGATAGCAGTTGGTGGGCAACGCTAATGACACGCGACGACCCACCAGAGCCACGTAACTATTTGGTTTATGCAGTAGATCAAGATGTCGGCAAAATTGAACCCGACATATTGGCACTTGAAAACATAAAAGTACTACAGGGCGATTTTGAAGAAAGAATCATACCCAGAGATGTAGATTTGATTTGGGCGCATGATGTTTTTCAATATGCCCGAGATCCATTTAAGTGTTTGCATGCCTGGCGAGAAAGCATGAGTCTAAACGGCATGCTAATAATGAGCATACCGCAGACAACTTATATGCATAACAACAGATTAATAGTTTCCAATCACAGTTATCAATATTATAGTTACAATATATTAAACATAATGTATATGTTGGCTATCTCGGGATTTGACGCAAGAGATGCTTACTTTTATAGAAAGCCCAACACACCATGGTTATATGCCGGGGTTTATGCAGCCGCAGAGCCACTAGAAAGCCATGTTAGCTGGTATGAACTAGCCGAGCGAAGACTTATTAACGATAGTGTAATAAATAGTGTAAACAAGTATGGATATGCTCGTCTAGAGGATGTTGTTGTCAGCTGGTTTGACAAGAACTTGTATCAAATTAAAGACTAAATATATTACTATGCGATTTTCAGAAATATTAGAACACATACAACTAGACGAAGCACAAGGTGGAATGGCCAAACGCTACCTTGAAACACAAAAAGGTCAGGCAATTAACTTTGTAGACGCACAAAAGAATCGTTACACTATTGCCAATGTAACTGTATTTCCGGACGCAAGTACTCCCAATATTCCAGTCAGTGATCTAGGCCAACTGTTAAAAGACACTGCTAAGAAATTAAAAATCGATACCAAAACTATTCAATTTACAAATCCAATTCCTCAAGATCCTAACAAATTAGGTGCAGGTATTCTAGTAGTAATGCAAGACGAGCATAAACAGTTGCACAGTTTCTTTAGATATGAATCAAAACGCAAACCTGATGCAATTGGCATACACTGGAGTCCTACTGATTTTGCACAATCCACTGGCATTAAATGGGAAGAAACTCGCATGAGTGGCAAAGGAGCAGAGAAAACCGAACAAGTAATTGCTCGCGTAGAGTTAAAGCCTCGTTTCTCAGTACCAACAAATACTCGTATTCCTATTGCACAAATACCAGAACAGTCAGCTGGTATGCTAGGCAAGGAAGTGGCATTTAAAAAGATCAAACGTGATGCATTTGAAGCAAATAAAGTAGATTTATTCAAACAATTATTAACCAATGCACTACTAGGTAGCAATGCAATGGTTCCAGGATTGGCTCCATATGAACGTGATATTCGTGTTGACTTTGGCGAAGTAGCAAGTCCACTAGCGTTGGCATCGGGTAAGAACGTTGGTGGAGACTATGTTAAAGTACAAACCGATTTGTTAAAAGAGATGGGGGTTACTTGGAAAGGCATTACCGCAGTTAACTATCCCGAGGCACAAAACGAAGCATTATTTGATAGCATTTTGGTTTGGGGAAATGGTGAAACGCTACGTGTGAGTAATAAGGCCGAAGGCAAAGGCGGTGCTGCTAGTTTGTCAAGTATTATTGAAGTTATTGACAAGTACCCCGAGCGCTTTAGTAGTGCCAAAGATCAAGCATTACTAAATGGAAAATATGCAAAGTTTGTTAATATTATTAGAGATTTAGTTGCAGTAAGCCCCGCTTGGAAAGGTGTTGTGGCCGCAGCAAAGAATCTAAAATTCATTGATGCCAAAGACGAAGAGATAATCATTGGTTACGCAGAAAACCGTATTACTCGTGGCACAAAGGGATTAACACCTAGATTAATAAAATACCTTAAAGATCCAAAAGTAATGGCTGCAAAAACAGACGCACCTGACTATGGTGTTTGCTTTCACTTACTAGGAGCAATGGCACGTTTGGTAGTGGGCTATTTGAACCAAGACGTTGAACTAAGCACAGAGTTTTTTAAGTTTGTGCTAAGCCGTGCTAACCTGATTCAAGTAAACCAATTTACACACAATGACGGTCAAGGTGGAGTGGGGTGGAGCAAATTTGATGTTAAATGGCCTCCTGTGTTTAATACCAAAATTAAATTTAGCGCCAGTGATTACCAAAGTAACAAAATGCCAACATCTAGATTGGCTTTTAAAACCTAAAAACTTGACCTAGTCATACTCTGAGCGTATACTTAACTGTAACAACTTTTCAAGGACAAAAAAATGGACATGGATCAAGCGAGTGTATTCTTGGCAGGGTCAATATTAACCGGTTTGGGTTTTATTGTAATTGCTATAACAGTGCTAGTAATAAACAATTTATTGGCAAAGTATTGGAGACCAGTTAAATGGATTCGTTACGAAGAACTACCACCAAGATTTATAACCACCGAAGAAGTCAAAGCACAAGATCCTCCAATTGACGCCAAGTGATAACAGTACTCTTTAGAAAATTACTTGGTCCTAGTAGTGCAAGAAATACACTACTAACCGCAGTACTTGATTTATACAATCTCCCCTATCAAATAGTTACAACACCTGCAGAGATCGCAGGTGATTGTGTTATCACGGATTCTTTTGTAGAACAAATATACAGTAATGATGGCGAGTTTTGTAAACAAATAATAGATCAGTGTGCAAGTCTAAACATTCCTATATTGTTTTATTATCCTAGTGAATGTGAAAGTACTTTAAGCAGTAGTTACTATCCTACTAGGGACTATGTAAATGAACGTATACCAATTGGCTTGGTCAAGCAAGGAAATAGAACTGTTGAGGGATTTAGTGAGTATAATCTAGACAAGTATTTTGTATATCGACTAACCACCGAGTTCAATCGTGCAAGATTAAAATACACTAGCGACAAGATCAACTCAGAGCCCAAGTCCTATAAGTTTTTATTTTTAAATGGCACACGTAGACCAAATCGCGAAGAGATGTTTGATCGTTTAAAAGAACTAGATTTATTAAAATACAGTATCTATAGTTTTATTGACTATCGTATACCTGACAGTAAGCCCACTGATATAAAACCTATAATAGACTGGCCTAATCCAAACATACATGAGGACTTTAGATTTGAAAACTTTTATCCTCCTCACTTTTGGAATACAGAACTTACTTTGGTATTAGAAACTGCTCCTACAGAAACTTTTGTAACTGAGAAAACCTTTAAGCCACTGCTAGTAGGGCATCCGTTTATTGCAGTAAGTGGACAAGGACATTTAGCACATCTTCGTAGACTTGGATTTAAAACATTTGCAGGTGTAATTGATGAAAGTTATGACTTAAGCGAATGGCCTGGCGAACGTCTAAGAATGGTAGCAAGTGAACTAGAACGTTTGTGTAAAGACAACGTAGAACTAATAGAATCAACACGTGAGATAAGACAACATAATAGACTTAATATGTACAAGTTAAGTGAGGAAGTCTATTGGGACTTGTATCAAATTATTGTTACTGCCTTTCCACAATACAAAAATGAATTGTACATTGACTTGCCCGATCTTTCGGTAGAAACTTTTACAAAATACGTTTAATCAATATCCCCCAACAGTTGGATTAGACATACGTTCTAAGACCCATGCCAATTGACTATTAAATTTTTCACCGGACCTATCTTTATACCGATCAATAATAGGTGTTGGATCTGGAAAAGTTGGGGCAGTCAGCCAATAATTATTAAAGCCAGTTTCATTGTACAATTCATCTATTAGGTTTGTTAGTAATGTTGGGGTCCATGTATAAATTTCGTCTGCGTTCCTTACAAAATAAGTTTGTTTATCTAAATGTAAAAAATCATTTATCTGAACATCATCATTTTTCTCAGTTTTAGTACGCCATGGTAGTATAATAGAGGGAATCTTTAGAGCATGAGCAACATGGCACATACCTCCTTCATATCCTATAACAAAATCACATATTTCATTTAGAACAAATATTTTATTTTCTATAGATATATCTTTACTATCAATTATAAATGGATCGTACCCGGCTGATTGTACAAGATCAATTATAAACTGATAAGTAGATTTTGAGTGAAATTTTACAAACGGATACTCGTCAATTTTGATATTGTCTATTCTTTTAAAAAAATCTGAATCCTTTACATGTTCGCCATTATTGATTAATATAGCAACACCCTTTTTTCCTCGACGCCCAATTGGAAAATTTTGATTGAATAATTTTATGTGATCTGTTTGAACATATCTACTGAATAATTTAAAACTTTCTAAAAATCTTGGATGCGGGGGATTTACAAATAATTGACAATAATTATCCACTGTAAGAGTGATTCGATTATCAATATCAAAAATGCTTTTCCATTTATGATAAAAAGAATCACTGGAAGTTGTAATATGAACAGGCTCATCGAGACTATTAAATAGCGACATAGCAATAAGCGTATCGCCTATAGTATGTCCGCCTCGTTGAAAAACATCAATCATACAGGTATTTAGTAATTAATTTTTCCTATTAGTCCCATAAGAATATATTTGGTAAAATCCTATTAAATTGCTTGATTTAATTAGTAAATACTATTACAATAAAAACATTAGTGAAAACACTAATAAGTTTTCAAATAACATTTAAAGGAGAAAATTATGAAAACAATCGGAGATAAATTAACACACTTTGCAGTAACAGGCGTCAAGCCCGGACAACCAGAAGATGCTTTCTTCACAATCAACGAAACCAGTTTCGAAGGCAAATGGAAAGTTATTGTGTTTTACCCAAAGGACTTTACATTTGTATGTCCTACAGAAATTGTAGCATACGATAAATTGAATCAAGACTTTGCGGACCGTGATGCAGTATTGCTAACAGGTAGTACAGACAACGAGTTTTGCAAATTGGCATGGCAAAAATCACACGAAGACCTAATCAAGATCACACACAATCAGTTCGCTGATACACAACGTGGTGAATTAAGTCTTGCTGAACAACTTGGTGTATTCTATGCTCCAGCCGGTGCTGCACTACGTGCCACATTCATTGTTGACCCAGACAACACAATCCAACACGTTACTGTAAACAACTTGGACGTGGGTCGTAGCCCAGAAGAAACATTGCGTATTTTAGACGCATTGCAAACTGGCGAATTGTGTGCATGTAATCGTGTAGTAGGCGGGGAGACTCTATAATATGGCATTCATTGATGCAGTAAAGTCAGCATTGCCTGACTATGCCAAAGATACCAAATTAAACATGGATGCGGTGCTACTACGTAGTACCTTAGATGCAGATGTGGCTATGGGATGTGCAGTGGCCGCCCTGGCCGCTACTGGTAATGGCAAACTGTTGGCAGTACTACTAGCAGATAATCCAGTATATGCCGAATCGGCAATGACTGCGGCAAGCCTGATGGCAATGACAAACAGTTGGTACCCATATGTTGAAATGGCTGACGATGCTAACCTAACTGGATTGCCAGCACAGTTACGCATGAACGCTATCGCTAATCACGGTGGAACAACTAAAAGCAACTTTGAAGCATTTAGTTTGGCTGCAAGTATTGTTGGCAAATGCGAGTTTTGCGTAAAAGCCCATTACGATGGTTTGAAAACTATGGGTTATACTGTTGAACAGTTGAGAGACATCGGCAGAATAGCGGCAGTAATGAATAGTGTAGCAAAGGTGTTGAATAGTTAAAAAGCAATAGGATAAATTGTTGCGTAAAAACAACAATTTATCCAAAAGACTTTACAACAAATCATAAATAAACTACAATAGAAACATGATGAAACATATTATTAAACATTCGCAACTACAACTGATAGCCAATTTAGGCGGGGCAGCCTATTGGTCACAGTTTAATGCGATGCCTACATCAATTAATAGTGATCGTGAACCAGGAGAGGGTTTAAGTTAACGTATAATACCAAATCATATTTTAACTTAAACCCTGGCTTAAACCCCCAGGGTTTTTTAATGAAGGAAAGAAAATGGGAACAGAGAAAAAGAAATTAAAAGAGCATACGCCTTCTGTTCTAACACCAGAACAAAGGTTAGCTTTATTAGAAGCCAAATTAAAACGTGCCATGGCTACAGCTAGGGCAATTGCTGAGCAAGCAAAACGTTTATAATTTGGCAAAGAATGTTATAGGAAACGAGGTCCTGAGATCATTAAAATCTCAAACGGGCGGACTGCAGGATGAATCCCACAAGGAGAAAAATTGCAGGCTAGGGTATAGCTCTAGCATATCCTCTTACAAGAGGGTATTCTAAAACACACCAGATGACAATTCCTGGGGGCAATGAGAGCCCACTAAGGCAGGCACGGCGCCCGTGACAACTGGTGTGTTTTAGAATACAACACCCAGACGAAAAACGCCGATAGATTGATAAACTATGACGGGGCAGTTCGCAAGATAAGTGTTCCAACTGTGGTGTTGTGTTACCCATTGGGAAGTGTGGCAGAGCCTGGCTTAATGCGTTAGTCTTGAAAACTAAAGACTCGAAAGGGTCCGTGAGTTCGAATCTCACCGCTTCCACCAAACAATAAATACTGCTTCAACAAGGATAAAATATGCGAATAGCAGTATGCATGAGTGGGCATTTTAGAGATTACGAAAAAAAGATTGACAAATTTTATGAAAACGTAGTTGGCAATCATGATTGTGATTTTTTTGTTCATTCGTGGCAAGACAGTTTGGGTTTTTCAATCAATGGCACTAGGCCCGATTTATCAGCTGAAGATTTTATTAGAATTGGAGGTTTTGACAAAACATCACCTCCGTGCGATACGTCAACTGTAGTGGCTAGATTAAAACCCAAGAAATATCAATTTGAAACCTATAGCGAAGTTGAACCCAATATCATTTCTGAAGCTGCTTATTACACAAGAATTCATCATTATGATAAGCCTATTAATTTAACTTCTATGCAGAGAAAAATCTATTTGTGTGATTTGCTGAGACGCGAATATGAAACAGAAAACAATTTTAAATATGACCTAGTAATACGTACCAGACCTGATCTCACATTCGATCAAGCTATAGATTTTGATAAATTTGATCTTTCTAATTTGCATACACCTACTGAAGTGTCTTACAACATTATATCAGATGTTTTTGGGTTTTCCAATAGCGAGATAATGACTACGTATAGTAATTTGTATATCAATTTAAAAAATTTACATGATACAACCAATATTATGTTTAATCCACATGAGCTATTGTTAGGATGGATAAAGCAAAACAATATTGATTTTCAACAACACACTTTTGGTATTGTTCTAAGATAATGAGTATGACTAATATATTTTTAGATTATCCAGGTTTTATACAAGATGACGTAAGAACTGCTTGGGCAAATAATACACAAGGGCACTATAACGTCAATGCAGAATTTCAATACAGAAGATTTAGCATAGCATTACCACCAGAAACAGTTAAAGGTAAACGAGTAGTAGACCTTGGGTGTTTAATTGGTGGAGCAGGAGCTTGGTGTTTGGCCAATGGTGCTGCTAGTTACACTGGAGTAGAGTTGCAACGGGAATTTACAACTCCTGCCCAAGTTAACTTTGCCAAGTACTTTCCCAATGCCAATTGGCAAATACTAGAGCAGTCTTTTACAGATTTCTTTAACACCAATACCGAATCATATGATATAGTAATTGGTTATGGTATAACACATACAGACCTAGATGTGCATAGTCTATTGAGAAACATTGCAAACTTGGATGCTGATGTAATTGCTATGGATTCTAAAAAGCCACCGCTGATAACCAAAGTATTACCATCGTTGGGGGTAGATCCTGAGCTAATAGAAAAAATTGATCAATTGAGTATAATTGAATTGTTTGACTTTGGTATGTTGTCATCTGGACCTAAAAGATACGATCACAAGTCTCCACTAACAACTAGTGGCGCACTGGTTGACATATTTAATAGTTTAGGGTATGGTGTGTATACAAGTTACACAGAAGAACTTAAAAAATACTTTCCGGACGTTTATAGTGGCCGTTATGCAATTAACTTTCAAAAGGGCTCATCAAGTTATAAAAACTTTGAAACTGTATACGCAGAAGCCAACAAATAGTGTTGTATTAAAACAACATTGCGTTTGTGCATTAATGACATCAGTACTATAATAGAACTAAGTTAAGAAATTAACAAGTTTAATTGATTAGCAAGTTGTAGTATAAAAACAACACCAAATTTGCAAAGAAATGGTAAACAGTTTATAATACATACATGTTAAGCGATTAACAGTAACAAATGATAGAGTTAGTTACTATGTTCATTAAAAAATTATTTAAGTAGTGCTAGTTTTGCTTTGCAAGAAGCACTACTTTAAAACACATTTGAGGTTACCTACCCCGTTAGGTTCTCTAGGAGAGGAGCAAGGGTGCCGACTCACGCAATCCTAGGGCAACATGAAACAGAGCAGTAATGCTTGGCGATAGCGACGGACCGGTAGGCAGTAATGACGAACTGAAGTCTGTGTAGACGGTACACCGGGATGTCATCGAGCGTAAACCCCTATTAGGTAACGAACGGGTTGTGAGACGACAGAGGGGAGTTCCTCAAGTGTTTTTTAAAGTAGTTGAGACACTAGTTCAAATCCACTGGGAATAAAGAGAGAAGTGAGTGGTACTCTCCAACTACTACAATTCGGGTCTCATAGTATAATGGTCAGTATAGCGGCTTGTCACGCCGTTGATAGGAGTTCGATTCTCCTTGGGACCGCCAAAGTTTTTGTTCCGATGTTTCCACGCTCGGGGTAGCACCCCGAGGTTCACGCTGAGATCGCAACTCAGGGCAGTGAGAGTGCAACGCACTTCAGTGAGAGAGGTTAGATTCCTTCTGGAGCACCAAAGTTTCGTGGCATTTACACAGTCACCAAGATAGTGTATTGTAAGTCCAATCTAATCGGCATCGTTCGTCTAGAGGCCTAGGACACGACCCTTTCACGGTCGGTACACGAGTTCGAATCTCGTACGATGTACCATACAAGGAAGTACGGCAGAGTTGGTGAGCTGCGGCGGACTGTAAATCCGTTCTGTAATGGTGAGTTGGTTCGAATCCAGCTACTTCCACCAATCGTTAGTAGTTATTGATAAGTGTTTGAGATGAACATGGGGTATCGTGGATTGATCATCCACTATGCGGGCCTAACTGGCGTGGAACAGGTCCTGACACAACCCGCCATACGCTGTTGCCGGAAACGATCCGACGCATAAATTGGCACTCAAGCACTTTTCAATAGTCGCTATAGTATAATGGATAATATGCCGTGCTACGAACGCGGTGATCGTGGTTCGATTCCATGTAGCGGCACCAGGCAATGGAGTTGTTAGTTTAGTGGTAAAACCGCGGGTTGTGATTCCGCTATCACGAGTTCGATTCTCGTACGACTCCCCAAGCAGTTAAATATAGTATACTAAGGAGTATACTATGACAGAAGAACAATTAATTGAATTTTTAACAAATAACTTAACACTTCAGGTAGTTAATAACCCCGATCCTTACGATTGGAATGATGTGTTTACTATTAGTTTAAATTTAAATGGCAATACAATAAGTCAAATCGTTTTAGACATAAACGATGGACAATAATTTGGGGGTGTAGCTCAATTGGGAGAGCGACTGGTTTGCAACCAGTAGGTCGCGGGTTCGATCCCTGTCACCTCCACCAGAATACGGAGACTTGGATGAGTGGTTTAAATCGGCACCCTGCTAAGGTGTTGTATATAGTAATATGTACCGAGAGTTCGAATCTCTCAGTCTCCGCCAAATTTGACAGTAAATGATGTTACTGTTACAATAAGAAATCAGTTGGGGGTTAGTTAAATGGTATAACAGCGGATTTTGATTCCGCTATTAATGGTTCGATTCCATTACCCTCTGCCAAAGTTTGTTAGTCGTTAAAAGGAAAACATTATGAAAGACACTGCTAAACAGTAGTGTCAATCTTGATCCCGTATTGGTCAGGGTTGGCACATTAAAGAACTCTTTAATATAGTATTAAGACATTAAAGAAACTTTTAATACAATCAACCCTCTGTAGCGCAATTGGTAGCGCAACGGACTCTTAATCCGCTGGTTGGCAGTTCAAATCTGCCCGGAGGGACCAAATTACGGGCTCGTAACTTAAAAGTAAAGTATCGGACTTTTAATCCGACTAAGAAGGAGCATTACCTTCCGGGCTCACCATATAAAAACACATTCATTAAGGCATCCGGTACGAAAGTAAATTTAGCCGAATGTGTTTCTATATGGTAATATAGCATAGTGGCTAATGCAGTTGCTTCATACGCAACCTATCGTTGGTTCGAGTCCAACTATTACCACCAAGTTAAACGAGCGCATTACTTAATGTCGACAATACACCCAGTTGTTGTGTTGTTTGTGGCGCAGATACATTGCGATGTTTGAGTGTTTGACTCATTAAATTAATAAATTTTGCTCTTAATTCGCTTGAATGTTGGGTATTTTTAATTGTGCTGACAAGATTTAATATAAAAGTTTTTTGTTTATTTGTGAGAGTATATTGCTCAAATTGAGCTTGTATAACTTGTTCTAACAACACTTGCTCGTCAGGTAACAAAATACCCCAACCTAACCAATTGGGTTCAACTAAGTTAGTTACCCTGGTAGGCTTTCGGTGCCGATTGCACCAATCTAGAGTTGGTATTAAATTTTGTATGTTAAGAGGTTGTGCAACAAAATGAAAATTAATATTGGCTTGTTTTAAACTTGCGATTAATTGTGCAACATTGTTGCTAAACTTTTGCCAATTAGCAGGATAGCGTAAAAATTCATAAGAAGTTTCAAATCCATCAATGCTGATTTGTAATTCTAATTGTTTTAATTGAGTGAGTTTGTTGAGTAATTTTGGTTCTAGTACAGTTGCATTGGTAACTATTCTACAAGGTAAATTGCGTTCTAGTATAAAGTCTAAAAGTTCTAAATTGCCTTTAGCAAGAAAAAATTCACCACCAAGAAAACTAATAGACTCAATGTTTGCTTGTTCTTGTAATATAGATAAACATTCTTCACTTAGATCAAATTCTCCTGTTTGATGGTTGTTGAATATGGGTATTTGTCGTCTCTCTTGTGCTAGTGCAGAACTAGATTCTGAATTGCACATAACACATTTAAGATTGCAAATATTGCTAGGAAAAATTTCATATCTTACTAGCTCAGTACTCGCAAGTGAGTGATTAAATTGATTTCTATAACTAGTTTGATTTGATTGTTCCTGAACTCGACACCGCTGACATCCAGTGGGCCAATCAGTTGCAGTTAGTAAACTTTGATATTCACTGCTCGAATAGTATTCGTCAAGTGTTTGATAGTTTTGCGTAGTCTTGTATACGCAACAAGGAAGAATCCTTGTTCCAGTATCATGATTGCCAACTATGCGAATATTATTGCGAATTGCAGAACAGTGAAATGTCATATGAAAATATTTATAGATTAATGCTAGTCATTAATTTATTACCAGTTTCGGGATAGACGGCGCGATGAGTCCCTGAAAGTCTTAGCTGAAGGCGGCTTCAGTGACACGTCAGTAGACAGAAGGTAGCGTAAACTCTTGCGTTCGAGACAAAGACTAATCTTCTACACTGGGAAGTGGCGGTGTAGTCCTCTTTAGATTGGTTTCCCGAAAATCTCGATCTTGTGGAGGTGGTGCATCTGGCACAAACTCTGCAGGAAGACAGTTAAACATCCGTTGTCGATAAGGTTGTTTACTGAATTTGTAGAGTACTCGAAACTCGTCGTAGATGTCTTCCATACAGTATTTATAGCCTCATAGCTCAGTTGGTTAGAGCAATGTGTTGATAACGCATAGGTCCTCTGTTCGAGTCAGAGTGAGGCTACCAATTTAAAGTTGACAACAAATGAGTTGTCATATATAATATAGAATATTCCCTAGTAGCTCAGCTGGTAGTAGCGTCTGACTGTTAATCAGAAGGTCCGAGGATCGTGCCCTCGCTAGGGAGCCAAACAAGTCAGTTCCCGGATGACTTTAAGAATGCGGGCTGCTCAATCGCCAACGGAGCGAGCGTAAGGTAACAGTTGGAAGTATTTCGCCCCTATAGCTCATTCGGTAGAGCAACTGATTTGTAATCAGTAGGTGCCGTGTTCGAATCATGGTGGGGGCACCAAACAATTATGTGGATATACATTGAAACTTTTTTATTAGTATTTGCAACAGACATTCTCTATACGTATTATCTACGTGCAGTTAATGCTGATCGTGCAGTACTGGCAAGTTTTTGGAGTGTGATGTGTACGTTCACGGCTAGTATAGCAGTAATCAACTATACCGAGAACCATTATACGTTAATTGCAAGTTTAGCCGGCGCAGGTGCTGGCACATATTTTGGAATGAAGTTTAAAAAGAAATAACCGAGTGTAGGATAGCCTGGTTCATTCCGCCTGCTTTGGGAGCAGGATGTCGCAAGTTCGAATCTTGCCACTCGGACCAACAACAAAATGCGAGTGTGGCGGAATTGGTAGACGCACCGGTTTTAAGCACCGACGCCGACGGCGTGAGAGTTCGAATCTCTCCTCTCGCACCATACACCACTGTAGTCTAACTGAATAAGGCACCGCTCTTCTAAAGCGTACGATGTGAGTTTGAATCTCGCCGGTGGTACCATTTATCATAATTTGCGACTATAGCATAGCGGTAGTGCCGCGAACTCATAATTCGTACGGGGGTGGTTCGAATCCACCTGGTCGCACCAATTGCAACTTTAGCTGATGTGGTCATAGCACCCCGTTGAAGCCGGGAGGAACCAGGTTCGATTCCTGGAGGTTGCACCAAATAAATACTTGATGTGGCGACCAATGCAATATCAAGATTTAACCGAGGTTTTCCAAATAGCCGATGCAATTTGGGGTCCAGATTATCACGAATCTCAAGCAGTATACGAGGATAAATTTCTATATCATCCGCCAGGGTGTCAAGTATACCAAGTAAAGCATTTGATATTGGGATATGTTGTAGCCCATCCTTGGCGATATGGAATGCCACCCTTGCTTGATACTGTGCTAGATAGAACTGTGATAACAGACAGCTACCACATACATGACATTGTGTTGGATACCTCGTTGCGCGGACAAGGAGTATCCAAATTGGTGGTAAATCAAATACTAGCAAACAATCAAATAGTAACTTTGGCAGCAGCAAACCGTAGTACTCAAACAAAAAACATTTGGCAACATTTTGGGTTTGTTGAGACTGGCATCAAATGTGATTACGGCGTTTATATGTCAACGCTCTTGTAGTTAAATGGTATAACAACGCCATGGTAAGGCGTAGTTGAAAGTTCGATTCTTTCCTAGAGCACCACTTGACAACAAATGATAAGTACTGTATAATAGATAGTAATGCGGGATTAGTTTAATGGTAAAACGAAACGTTGCCAACGTCTAGACACCAGTTCGATTCTGGTATTCCGCTCCAA